GCCTACGATAAGAAGAGATTTATTCTTTATAGTGAGGATAGCCATACCGAATATCGTATAGATGGCGACGAAGTAATAAGGCTTATGAACGACCCAGATGTAGAGCTTAGTAGTAGGGCTAAGGCAGAGATAGATAAACTTTTAGTAGCCTCATTTGCAATGTAGGCCTAATTAAGATAGTGTGTTGTTGTTGTAAGAGGTCGTTCTTATTCGAGAGCGGCCTCTTTTTGTCTGCGGCAGCTTTTGCTGCGCAGCAACCCACCCCGCTGAGAGAAGTTACCGTGGGAGAATTCCAATATAGAGAGCGGGTCTCGGGCCTTGGGAGGCCCCATGCCACTTATTTTTTTTGCTGCGCGGGAAAAACGTATATATAACCCCGGGGCTTTTTTATATTAGGAAACCACCCTTGCAGAGGGTATTAGTTATAATACACTTTATAAGGTAACTTCTTTACGCTCTATAAGAATGTTCCTATTAGCCAATTGCTCATCGGCTATCTCATCTTTAGATTTACCAAAGTAAGCTACACCATAATTGTTCTCTATAAGGAACGTATTAACATTAGTACCTTCTAGTGTAACTAGTTCACCTAAAATTCTACCATACTTACCTCTACTATCATCGGTTTTGGTTTGGAGTATAATACTTGAGCCTACCGGGCAATGTTCCAATACTTTAGACTTGGCTAGGTTACCAAATACCTTTTCTACTTTATCTCTAGTTCTACTCTCTGGAGTGTCTATACCGTAGAGGCGAATGCGCTGTTTCTTTAACCATACATTAAATCCTAAATCTATATCCACATCAACGGTATCTCCATCAACAACTCGAGTTATAACTGCTTTATATTCGTACATATTTTTATTTAAGACCATCTGCGACAAATCCGCGCTTTGTTAGGAGCTGGGGAAATTTGCGCGATAGTATAAATATTAGTATGAGTGAATATCCATTTTTACATAAAGAGAAGATCGTCGAACTTGGCCGCAGATATAATAAAGAGATAGATGATAGTCTTTCTAAATCTGATATGATTAAACAGCTTGAAGAGCATGTTGGTTCGTTAACTAAAGAAGAACAAGACAACTTATCCATAATAGGAAGCTAAACTTTTAAATTTAAACTTAAATTGATTAAATAATTACATGGCTACATTTTTAAATACAACAGTTTTGTCGGCAGACGTTATGGCACACCCTCCAATTGGTGAAGGTAGTGGTTTCAGAAAGTTAACTAATTTAAATCCAGCTACCTTTGCAGCAGCTGATAGATTTAATATCGAACCTGGTAATACAGCAGTGTTTGAATTGTCCGCTAAGGGTAAGAATAACAGTAATGAAGACGTTTTATTATTTGTTGATAAAATAGGATCAATTAATAGACAACCAGTCGCTCAAATATTATTTAACTCAGATGAAATTGTAACTTCTAAAAAGCATCATGGTACAGGCCAGCTATTTACTTATACATTAGTAACACCAGATGGTACTGAAATTAAGCATAAGCACAAACATAAGCACAGACCTGCTACAACATCATATACATTTGCAGGTAATACAACTATTATGACTAATTTCTCTGGAGTTGATATCTATCTCAAGACTGCATCAGAAGAGCATGAAGTAGTAGGAGCTAATACATCAGTTAAATATACTTTAACAAGCCCACATAATGCAGCTGGTCGCACTATAGCAGCAGGCTTAAGTAGTAATCAAAATCAAATTCTAGGTCCTGAATTTATAAGAAAAAGATTCTTAGGTTATTAAAAAATGTCTGATATTAAATCATTAGGTAAAGATGAACTTGAAGCTTTAGGTCGTGAATACGGCATAGAGCTAGATAGACGTTTATTAAAGTCTAGAATGGTAACTCAGTTACAGGAACATATAGATAGTATTCCTGCTGATGAAACTCCGGAACCTATAGTGGAGAGTTCCTTATCGGACGATCTTACTGAATTAGGAAGTTTAGATAATGCTAAATTATTATCATTAGCTAAAGACTATGGCATTGACACCTCAGTAATAGGAACAAAAGGTAAGTTAATTAGTTCCTTAATTGAAAAACTTTAATATATAATTTAGCCCGATCTTCCAGAAGATCGGGTTCTTTATGGGAACTGTGATATAATATTGTTGTGATTATAGTAAATTGTAAGTTTAATACGAAAGCAAGAAAGTTATATAAGTCTGTAAATGTTAAGGTTAAGGAACTGGAACGATTTACTAATTTTATATTGAACGAGTATAAAGCAACTAGAAAGATATGGAACTATGATCTGGAAATTAAAACTATAGATTGTGATACCTCTGGTTATTACTTTGGGTGTGATGAGATAGAAATAGGAAATAAAACCCCTAAACGTTCCTTGGCTAAAAAAAGAGAATGGTATCTTAGTTCCTATTTTCATGAGTTATGTCATTTTGCTCAAGATAATTTAGATAAAGTTAAAGAGTCTAAATTAAACTATACAGATAAAGATGCAGCAAATTGTACTAATAAATATTATAAAAATCCTATGGAGATACAAGCCAGAGAGTTTGAAGACAAATATACAAAAATCTACTTAGAATTATATTCTTAATCTGTTGGCCATAATCGAGCTTTCATATACTCGATATCTTTCTTTATTTCAGCAATATCTACTTCCATTTCTTTCATACTCTCAGTAATAATAACATCGCCATTGGGAGTTATAAAATTACTAACTAATGTTTCTATTTTTTCTACTAATGGAAGTAACTCTCTAATTTCTGTTTGATTGGCTAAAGCCATAAATCGTAATGTTTGTGTCTCATTTTCTAAACTTTCAATTTTTAATCTTATTATTTCTTGATCTTTAACATAAACTTCTTGCGAAACATAATTGCTATTTAACCATAGAGCGGCTAAAGCCCCTACTGCTGCTAAGAAAAAAGAAGCAAAATTAATATTTTCTAATAAGGAGCGAAAGAAAGTAATAGGCTTTTTCATTATAATATATTTATTAAATTTTCTTATATTAAATAATAATAATGAGTGATCAAACAAAAATTTTTAATCTTTATGAAAGTAATTTAAATCAATCGGCTATAGGTTATGCTCAGCAAAGAGATCCAGCAAAAAATTTAAAATATAGACCAGGAGATGCAAAACCAGGACAGACTTATAGTAAGTATAATTTACCAACCACTAGTCCAGAAAAAGTTAAAGGAGCTGCATTTACACCAAATGGTATAAGTGATGAGGAAATTACTATTAAAGGTTATGGTGTTATTGATAGCGAACAAGCTCTTGGTATGTTAAATAGATTAAAAAATGATATTCATGATCTAATTAATAAAAATGTAACTGGTTCGGTGCTTAAAAGTAAAATAGATTTATATACATCTATTATAGAACAAATATCTTGATTATCATAAAATATATATTATAATTAATATGTGGCTGATGTATTAGAACTAAACTGGGATAATGTAGACTTTTTACTTGACTGTTTAAGTGATGAATTGAAAAGAAAATCTACTAAATATGATACTATTATTGCTTTAGGTAGAGGAGGTTTAATACCAGCGGCTATTTTAAGTTATAAATTAGGTATACTTAATCTTCATAATTTAGGTATAAGCACAAGAGAAGATCAAGGTAAATATAAAGAGACTATAGTTTATCAAAAACCTAATAACATAAGTAAAGATTCAAAAGTATTAGTTATAGATGATATCAATGATAGTGGTCGAACGTTTACTGCAGTAAAGTCTATTCTTAATTATGGATATGAACTAGATGATACTAATGTATTATATGTTAGTTTAGTTCAGAGAGAAGGAACTGAATTTTTTAAAAATACTATTTCTGGTAATATTTTGCATACTTCTCGCTGGTTAGTGTTTCCTTGGGATAAATAATTAAGTGAAAGCACGACCTTTTTATTTCGAAATTAAAGATATGCTAACGCAGTTTGTTGCTGCGTTTGATGAAATAGTTATTGGTCGTTTCAATAGAGATAGGGAAGAACAAGATAGAATTAAAGCGCGATATATATACGCTCCTAAACAAAGAGTTTTACATGATTTAATAAATGAAAATAAAACTTTAACATTACCAGTTGTATCAGTTAATGTTACAGGTATATCTAGAGATCAAAATAGAGTTTTTAATAAACTTGATGGTTTTTATTATCAAGGTGTTATTGGAGAAGAAAAAGTATCTAGACGAATTAAAGCACCGGTACCTATTAATATTGCTTTATCAGTTTCAGTATTAACTAGATATCAAACTGATATGGATCAAATTTTAAGTAATTTTGTACCATTTTGTAATCCGTATATAATTATCTCGTGGAAAGTTCCTGAAGCATTTAACTTAAGTGTCGATCAAGAAATCAGAAGTGAGGTATTATGGACCGGCGATGTAAGTATGAATTACCCTACTGAGTTAAATGGTAATCAAAAAGCAAGAGTAACTGCAGATACAAGCTTTACTATTAAAGGTTGGCTTTTTAAAGATACAGATAACCCTGATGGTAATATATTCTTTATTGATAATAATTTTCATAATGAAACTCAGTTAGAAAATTATGATAACTATGAATCGTTGTCTGGTACTGATTATTCTTACCCATTATCTTCAGGTTTAATAGATAATATAGAGACAGTATCAATATCAGGTAGTCCTACCGTAACAGATATATTCTATAATAATGTGAGACTATTTGATAATTTAACCTTAACTGCTGGTACAACTGGTAATGTTATTGTTAACGGTTATGGTTTTGAAAAGTTAGATAGTATATATTTAAGTAGTAATAAATTTGATAAATTATCAGCCGATGGTATTTTTGTTAACGATAATTTATCTTATTTTGATAATTTTACAAATAATGTAAGTTTTTCAGGATTTGAATTATCATCTTATAATGTTTTTGGGGATAATGTATTATCATTTAATTTACCTTTATTTTCTGCTTCAAGTTCTTTAAGTGCTGACTTTACTTTTGTACTTTATAATTCTGCAGGTTATGATTTAACTACCGATACATTGAACTCACAAACCTTAAGTAGTAATAACACTTTATTAACCTTTACTTTCCCGTAAAATAAATTAAATAATAATAATGGCTGACCAACAAAACAGTAAACCATCTGGTTTTTTAAAAAATCTAGTTAATAAACTACCATATCAGTCTGTAGACTTTAATAAAGTTTTAGGAGATTTAAATCCTAAGTATAATACTTTTGAAGAAACAGGTATGAGAAGAGTAGAAGCTTTAGCAAAAAATTCTATCTTTTATAATAATGATTTTAATAACAATGGTGCTGGTCAAATAAGTGTTGATGGTAATTATAGTTCATTAGTATATGCCAATGTAGAAGAAAATAAAGGTGGTCGTATGAGAGACTACCGCATAATGGCTGCCTTTTCTGAGATTAGCGATGCTTTAGATGAAATATGCGATGAATGTATAAACAAAGATGATAATGGTAATATTGTTAATTTAATCTTTAGAAATACTGATATAGATGAAGAGAAGCAACAAAATATAAAAGATGAATTTGAAAAATATATTGATTATTTCAACTTTGAAAAGAAAGGGTTTGAATATTTTAGACAATTATTAATTGAAGGTGAGCTATATTTTGAGCATATTATTCATCAAGGTTATACAAATGATGGTATTTTAGGTGCAGTTGCTTTACCTACAGATTTAATTGATCCTATATATGATAATATACAAAATATGATCATTAAAGGTTATATTTTACGTAAACCTATATTTGATCCTAATAAACCTGAAAAAATAGAAAAGTTTGATTTTATTCCAATGGATGATAATCAAGTTTCATATATTAATTCAGGTATATGGAATCAAGATAAGACATTTAGATTACCTTTTATTGAAAATGCTAGAAGAGCATATAGACAATTATCATTAGTAGAAGATGCTATTGTAATATATAGGTTAGTAAGAGCTCCAGAGCGTTTAGTGTTTAATGTAGATGTAGGTAATATGGCTCCACCAAAAGCTGAAGCATATCTTAGAAAGCTTATTCAAGAGTATTGGAGTAAAAAGACTTTTGATTCTAATCAGTCTGGTCAAGTTCAAAAATTTAACCCTCAATCAATGTTAGATTCATTCTGGTTTGCTAAAAGAGCTGGTTCAGAAGGTACATCAGTTACGCAGTTAGCTGGTGGTGCTAATTTAGGTGAGTTAGCAGACTTAATATATTTTGTAAATAAACTTTACAAAGCATTAAAAGTACCTCTTAATAGATTAAATCCTGAATCTACATTTGACGATAGTCAAAATATTTTAAGAGAAGAATTAAAGTTTGCTAAATTTATTATTAGAATGCAACAGCAATTTGCAGGTGGTCTTAAAAATGGATTTATAACTCACCTAAAATTAAAAGGATTCTTTGATGAATATGATCTTAAAGCTCCTAACATACATTTAGAGTTTAATGTACCAACTAATTTCTATGAATTAAGAGAGAGTCAGAAGTTAGAACTTAAAGCTACTAACTTTAATAGCTTAGCTTCTAATGAATTTGTAGCTGCTACATATGCTCAGAAAAGATATCTTGGTTGGAACGATGTTGATATAAAAGCTAATAGAGAGTTTTTACGTAAGGATGCTGAGTTACAATGGGAATTACAACAAATAGGTTCAGGTGGTCCTAATTGGAGAGATGAAATGCAACCTGCTGGGGGAGAAGATGCTGGTGGCGGTTTACCTGATGCTGGTGCTGGTGGTGTTAGCCCTGAAACACCACCTGACTTTGGAGGGGGACCCGCTGATGTAGGGGCTCCTGAACCAGTTGCAGCTGAAGCTCCAGCTCCAGAGCCTGAAGTTTAATTAAACTTTTAAGTTGATACCCACGGCCAGAATAGAAGTCCACCAACTTTGTTATCGCATTTTTTTTAATTAATGCTTCTGTATGTTGCCATACAGTTCAGACTATATCTTCATCCTTTCGGATGCCGGACGCTCTTGGGTAGATTATTGTTGGGACTCACCACCTAGTCGTTGCACCTTCCGCAGAACTTAAACCCTCTGCGGCTTGGCTCAGTATTGTCTCATAGAGAGTTCTACTGAATTCATCCAGTACGGGCATTAAAATTTAAAAGAACAAAAAAATATTTAAGCTACTTTAGCAAAAAAGCATTGATATGCAGAATCATCAACAATACCTCCACCACTACCAGTATTACTTCTTATATAGCTATAATTAAAAACAAAAACATAGTAACCATCTTCTTTAGGAACAGGGTGGTTATTTTTAAAAACCTCAAATATATTATAATTTAAATCTCCTGGAGATTGAACTGAGAATATTTTCATCCCTACTCGACTACCTTTGAAAACTTCAAAAATTTGACCATCTTTAATTCGCATAGGTAGGCATCTAAATCTATGACCATCTTTTAATTTTTGATTTTCACTTAACGCTCTATTTCGCTTTGCACCGTTAATTTGCGATAGAACATAAAGCTGTATTCTTTTAGTAGAATCATCAGCAAAGTCACCAAAGTCAGAAGCACTTCTAAAACTCTTAAATCCTATATCAAAAAGAGTAGGTAATATATATGCTTTTTTATGACCATCATTTGTTAAATAGTGATCAAATTCTACTAAATGACCATCCTTATGCAATGCATATGCTTTACCATCTTCTATACCATCAATAGCTAATTGGGTATCTCCTCTAAAACATGTTTTACCATTATTAAAATAAATACAATCATCTAAAATCTCTTGCATTGAAAAGACTTTTGAACCCGCCGAATCCTCTGCACCGGGACTTTCAAATGATTGTTTATTTATATGAGGTATAGAAGGTATCATCAGAACTGATTTAGATTGCTGAAATAAGCAGATCTAAAGTAAACTGATCCAGAAATATATTGTGAATTAGTCTTAGCACTTACTTCATTTGTATTAGTAATACCTCTCAAAACCATACTTTCACTGGTTTTAATTAAAAAACGACGATCGTCAGTGGTATAATCATTATCATAAATAAATAAATCTTGTCCTGATTTATTTGAAATTAAAACTTCACTAGCTGTAAAACCTGATAATGCAACCAAATTAGTATCAATTAGCATATTAAAAGTATACGATTTATTTTTATTAACGAATGGCATATAATTATTTAATATAATTGATAACTAATTAAATAATTATATGTCAAAATGTGAAATATCTCCTATATCCGGATTCCAAAGTACTAATCTAAATTCAAAAGTAGATAACTTTAATAGACTTAGTGATAGAATATTGAGAACGTTAGGTTATCCTTTTGCTAATGTAGAAATACATAGAGATCAATTATTTGAAAATATAAGTATTGCTATAGAATATTTTAGTAAGTTTGCTGGCTACACAAAAGAATACCTTATATTCGATAGTAATTTATATACAAAAGATTATGGCATTAAAATAGACGATTTATTTACTTTACAAAATACTGATACATTTAGAGAACAAAAAGATTTAAAAACTCTTAATAAAGATTTCAACAAAGATATAGAAAATAATTCTCTTTTTGTATCAACTTCTGCAATACCAGGGTCTTTATTCCTGTCATCTTCAGCATTATCATCTACCTTTTACGATAATATAACCGGTAGCTTTACTAGTATATCTGCTAATGATATATTTACAACTGATTTTTATAATGCATTAACCCAATTTTCAGATAATGAAACTCTATCTGGTATTGGTAGCTTATTTTTAGAAAAGAAACAGCAAGGGTTTACTGTAAAAGGTTCGTTAACATCTGTTGATGGTAATCCTAATACCGATAGTTCATACAATAATAGCTTTGATTATGATATAATGGATTATAGAAAAGTAATGGCAGTTACTGATTTTGAAGAAGGTTCAACAACAGGTATCAATACTCTTTTTACTATCGAGCAAACATTGGCTCAGCAAACATATTTTAGTTATGCTATGGGTAATTATGGTTTTGATTTAATTAGTTGGTATACTTTAAAGAACTGGTTAGAAACTAGAGAAAAAATGTTAGCTACTAAACGTTCATATAGTTTTGATGAAAGAACGCAACTTCTAAGAATGTACCCTCAACCAAATGCAAGTAGTGATGTTAGATTTTTTGGTGTAGTATCGTGCTACGTTGAACGACCTATAAGAGATATATTAAAAGAGCTTTGGGTATATCAATATTCATTAGCATTAACTAAAATGGCAGTTGCAAATATAAGAGGTAAGTATGGTAATGTAACTCTATTTGGAGGAGGTAGTTTAAATTCTTCAGACTTAATGACACAAGGATTAGCAGAGAAAGAAAAATTAGAAGAACAGTTAATGACTGGTTCAGCTCCTGGTCAAGGAGATGCAGATCCACCTCTATTCTTTGTTGGTTAATTATTTAGCGTTAAATACTTCTATTAGCTTTTGAATAACTATACTTGCATCTTCAACATCAATTGTTTGTGTTGTAGTTGTAGAGGATTTAACAGAAATTTCTTCTTCCGTTTCATAATCGCCGTAAACGTCTTCACCCTCACTAAATGATAGATCAAGTTCTTCTTCTTTATCATCATCTATAATTTGAGTTATAGGTTGTGTACACCCAATATCGGTTAATATTACACTTAATAATTGATTTGTATAGCTTTCTTCTTTAGCTCTACCAACAAAATCTATAATTTCTGATTGAGTAAATTTACCTTTTAAATCACTTATAGGATTTTTAAAACTACCATACGATAGTAAAGGTAAATATTTTATAGTTATATCAGCCGAGTCTTTTATTAAGAAGTAAGCACCTTTTTTATTAATGGTTACTCCAGTATCAGGTTTATCAAATGCAATTTTAGCAGGTCGCATTAAATTTCTTTGTCTTATTTCACTATTTTTAATGATTTTCTCTTCAAATGTCATAACTATATTTATTAAAAAGAATAAAAAATTTAGACAAGGCATTTTTAAACCTATTAATTCAAAAAAATATATCGGTAAAGGTAACCCTACATATCGCTCTGGGTGGGAATTAAAATTTTTTAGATGGGCTGATTTAAACGAAAATATATTAGCGTGGGGAAGTGAGAATATTATTATACCTTATTTGAACCCTTTAGATGGTAAAGTTCATAGATATTTTGTTGATAATTATATTGTATTCAAAGATATAAATGGTAATAAAAATAAATTCTTAATAGAAATAAAACCAAGTAAGCAAACTCAACGACCGGTTAAGACAAAATATAAAAAACAAAAAACTATATTATACGAGCAAAAAATGTATGTACAAAATACTGCAAAGTGGAAAGCTGCTAATGAATGGTCCAAAAAGAAAAATTGTAAGTTTCTTATACTAACTGAAAAAGAATTAAACATATAATTGAATAACACATATTTTGACCTAAATATCCTATATGCATGCAGGTTGTCAAGTAAATAATATTGATATAGATTTAATCTATTCAGATACTATTGAAGAAAATATTATTTCTATCAATACAAAAAAAGAATTATTCTTTGACGTTTATGAATGCACGGTAAATGATGAAAAATTAGTTTTAGAAAAGGTAGGTGACTCTGAATTAGGTCCAAAAGTCTTACTAGAAATTAATATTGAAGGTAAAAAATATTCTGCAGAAGCTATTTTAGTAGATAATGGTACAACTTATATCGAGCTAAATAAAGAAAATATATATTTTATTAGAACTATACCTGAAGAAAATGTAACTGTTGAAAATAATGAAATTGAAGAGGTTAATACTGAAGAAGAAACATCAGATAACTTAGAAGTTAATTATGAAAATATAATTGAACATCATGTTAATAATAAGTTAGTTTTTTTACATGAACTTGAAGAACAATTTGAAGAAAAAATTGTATCTTTAAAAGATGATATTTCTAATAAATTAGATTTATTTTTTGAAAAGTTAGAAGATAAAAAAAAAGTAATAGTTGAAAAAAAATTAGAAAAAATAACTGCTAATTTAGATGAAAAATTTACTACCCTTCGATCAGAACTTCAAGGGGTAGAAGACTTTAGTAAAGAAAATATCGATAAAATTTTAGAAAATAAGATTATTGAGATCGATAATAGTGTAAGTTTATTTTTAGAAGGTATAACTAAAGAGTATAAAAATAAAATTATTTCTAGTGATAAAAAAATTACTCATAATTTTTTAGAATTAAATTCTATAAAAGATAAATTAAAAGAAAGTAATAGTGTAACAAACAAAAAATTTGAAGATTTAAATCTTTTAAAAGAAAAACTATTACAACAAGATGAATTAGTTTTAAAGAATCAGGAACTTAAAAAATTTATTACTGAAGAGTTTGAAAATATTGATAGTAAGTTTAAAAATTTATCAGAAGAAGAAAGTAAAAAATATGATGAATTATTAGCTGCAGTTAATAATAAAGATGTTGTAGAGTATAAAACTATCTTAAAAGAAAAAATACAAGATGTAGAACTAACTCAAATAAAAGAGTCTTTACAAGAAGAAATCAGTAGTGCATTAAAAGGTGATATAGTTTCTTTAAAAAGGTATGTAGAAATGTCTTCCGGCGGCGGTAGTACTGCAAAACAATTCGCTGCTGGTGGTACAATGGACGGTACTTTAAATGTTAATGGTGATATATTATCTGGAGGAACTAACTTAATTGATGTTTTTAATACTGATACTTCTATTAATTTACAAGATGTTACTAATAACGGGAATACTACTACAAATTTAATTAGTAGTAATAATACTATTGTTGCTGATACTATACTTGCTACTAATATTTTATCTAGTACTAATTTAGATATAGGGTTTGAATTATCAGGTTTTAATGTTACTGGTGATTTATCAGCTAGTGGTAATATATCTAGCAGTAGTTTAATTACATCAGCTTTATCTACAGATGGTATAGATGCAAAATTTACCGATAATGTAATTATTGCTGGTGATTTAGATATCGGGTTTCCTAATGAAAATGAAAATCAATGTATAGTAATACATGGTAGTACCTCTTCTGGTAAAAGAACAATGTTAAAGCAAGACGGCGATAAATTTTGTCTTTCACCTCAAGTAGGTAATCAAACTTTAATATTAGGTAGTGGTTCTAATAACGTAACTTGTATGTGTGGTAATGCATCTCATGAAGTAAGAATGCCAACTAAGGTTAGTATAGGTATAACAGGTGGTACTGAAAAATTAACCGTTGCAGGTAACATAAGTGCAAGTGGTAATTTATCTGCAGCAGAAATAAAAGGTACTAAATTAATCTCAACTGGTAATGTAGAACTTGGTGGTAATATTTTAGATACTGATGCAAATGAACTAATAAATATTGCGTCTAATGATATTACCTTTGTTGGTAAACATATTAAATCTGGTTTTGGTTTAGGAGTAAGAAATCAACGAGGTAATGCAAAAGGTATGGACTGTAGTACGGGTTCTAATACATATAATTTAGGAATTTTTAACTGTAGTGTGGAAGCTATAACTATAGATAATACTGGTAATGTTGGTATAGGTACTACAGCCCCTAATAATCAACTTACTGTTTCGGGTAGTATATCATCTACTAGTCTTGCATCTGTATCAGCATTAAATGTTGCAGGTGGCCAAATTAACTTTGGTGATAGAACAAGCAATGATATACTTATAAAGGCTGAATCTGATTCAAACGATTTAACTTTATTTAGAGCTGCATCGTTTGCAGATAGTGTAGGGGTAAGTTTAAAATATCTGGGTTCGGGTAGTGATGATGAAAATATATTTGAAATTAAAACTGATGCTGGTGGTTCATTAAAAATAGATAATAGTGGTGACGTTGGCATTAATACCGCTCCAATTGATGGTAAAGATTTAACTGCAGATGAAGTAGTGGTTAATACTAATTTAGGTATAGGAACTACAGCACCCTCACAATTATTACATGTATCTGGTGGCAAAGCCCTTGTTGAACAAACTAGTTCTGCAGGCTCTGTTATAGTCAATAGAACTGATGGTAGATCTACTGCATTGGTTGCAGCTGGATTAGAGTCAGCGCTTTTATACGATAGTGGTGGATTTTTTAGTATTCAAGCTAGAAGTGGTAGTGATGTTTTGGTTGGCAATGGAGACACTAATGATGAGGTTATAAGAATTGACTCTTCTGGCAACGTTGGTATAGGAAGAACAGATCCAAGTAAGTTATTAGATATAAAAGATGGCGATTTTAGAATTTCTTCTACTGAACCAAAAATATTTTTAAATGACACAAATAATAATTCCGATTTTAGTATTAAGAATAATAATGGTAGTTTTCAAATTTCCGATACAACCAATGGGCCGACTAGACTGGCTATTGATTCTTCTGGTAATGTTGGTATAGGAACTAATTCACCTAATGAAGCTTTAACAGTTGTAGGTAGTATATCAGCAACTGGCCTTGCATCAGTATCATCATTAGAAATTATTTCTGACGGAAGTTCTTCAAGCGATAACTCGCCATTCAAATTTGAAGTTGCTGCTGATAGAAAAAATACTGCGACTACTGCTCTGTACATTTACCCTAAAGATACAACCAACCATAGAGTATATTTTCAAAATCCTGCGCAAGATAGAAATTCATACGCAGTTAATTTTTCAGGGTTAACTCAAATTGAAGACACACCAGCATTTAACAATTTAACTGCAAAAAGTACTACCACAAATGGTGATAACTTTGGTTTAGGTACTGTTACAGCAGGTACAGGTGTAAGAAGAAGTGGTACAACTGACAATTTTGATTTATTTGTAAGTCATTCATCTAATACGCCAGACTTTGTATTCCATACTAAAACTGGTGGGTTCTTTTCATCTGATAGTCAGCTTGATGGTACAAATGAGGTTATGAGACTAACCAATGATGGTAAAGTTGGGATAGGAACTGCAACACCTAATGTAGCTTTAACAGTTGCAGGTAACATATCAGCAACTAATACAATTGCTTCTTCAGCAGGTCATTTTGCAGATGCTGTTGGAGATGGCAAGGTTCTTATTGGTCATACAACATCATTGCATAACACCGCTGACTTAGAAATTTCGAGTGCTGGCACTGCTAGAATAATGTTAAAAGATTCAGATGATTCGGATCTACACGCATTTATAGATAAAAATCACGCACAATTAAGCTTAATCTCTCAATATAATACCAGCCATGGTACAATAGCTCTTAGGTCTTTTAACGGAACAACTACCAGAACAAATTTATTCATTGCTGTAGATGGAGATGTTGGTATAGGAACTACAGCACCTGGTGCAAAATTAACAGTAGCTGGTAATATATCAGCAAGTGGAGGGTTATCAGCTACTAAAATAATTGGAGGTATAAATAATAATAATTCAGGACCTGATTCTTTTATTGGTGGTGGTGCATCTTTAAGTGCATTAGGTAACTGTTCAGTAGTTACAGGTGGTAAACAAAATATAGCAACTGTAGCTTATGCTACTGTAGGTGGTGGTATTGGTAACCGTTCTACAGGTATTTATGGTTCAACCGTAGGAGGAGGTTACTTTAACTTTGCTACCGGTTATTCTTCTACCGTAGCAGGTGGTCAAAACAATCGTGCTCAATGTACAGGTTCATTTATAGGGGGTGGTTCTAGTAATTATGCAACTGGGTTTCGTTCATCTGCTGTAGGAGGTACATATAATAGAGCTATTGGGCAAAATAGTATTGTAGGTGGAGGTTATACTAATAGAGCATGTGCAAATAATTCTTCGGTATTAGGGGGTCATAGTAATTTAAACTCAGGATTATGTAGTTCTATTTTAGGAGGTGCTAATAATTGTATTAATACTGGCCATAATTGTTCTTTTATTATTGGTACAGGTATAACATCTAGTGCAGCATGTACAACTTTTGTTAATAATTTAACTTCATTGGGAACATTAGATGGTTGTTCTATAGAATCAAAAAATGGATTTAAAATTGGAGAAGATGCAATAGTAACTTATAATACTTCATTTACTTTACCTTTATCAGATAATGGTAGAACCACTCTTTTAGATACAACTAGCGGTTCAATAGTCGTAACCGTTCCTAATTTAGAAACAGGCTTTAGTAATAGATTTATAAAGGAAGCTGGAGCAGCTCCTGTTGTATTTAGCGTAGGTAATGGGTTAAGTGCACTTGGTAGTTATCAAGATAGAAATCAATTGAATATAATATATGCGCAAGCGGATATATTTTATAAGAATGAAAATTATGCATTTATAGGGGGTAATTTAGAATGATAGGAAGAACATTAGGACCAGCACCGTTATCAACATCTAACCTTGCTAATTTTTATTATAAAAGACCTCCAGAGTTTTTAGACTTAGCAGTAATACCTAATAAAGGAGAGTCATCAGGAGTTACTGATATGTTTACATTTTTAGTAGCAGTATTTCCTGAACCTGATCCTAATGATTATCAATACCAGATTTCAGGAGCTCCTTCTTTATCTGCTATTAATAATGTTGCTTTACATTGTGACGTTACCAATAGTGGTTCGTGGACAGTAGATTGGGGTGATGGTAACCCAGCATTAACTGCATACCATTCTAACTTTTCTTCTGATACGGATGGGTTTGGGTCAAGCTATGGCATTACTGAATTATCTGCATCATATGAAGGTAAATCAGATGTTATAGTTCATACACCATTTGCCAGTGGTGATCCTAATAACGGAGGTGGTAGAGTAGAGATACAAAATACTTCTGTAAGTTTAGTTCAAGGAAATAATTATACAATTACCTTTGAATATTTTGCAGCTTCTGATTATAGTGGTAAATTTTGGGGGACTGAAGATGGTTTTTCAAATCGTGTAAGTATTTCTAATACACCAGCAATTGCCACAGGTTCGTGGTCAACTGCTACGCTTAATGTTTCTGCAACTCGGCCATCAAGTTCATCTATTCAGGATTTAAGAATACGTCCGCAAGATACAACTGACGCATCATATGGTACTTTATCTGACCAAGTAGTTGGGGATAAACTAGCATTTAAAAATATAGAAGTAGTATTAGATAACAACGGTTTAGGATATAGTTATCTTAACGGGGCAGAAATATACCATGTTTATAAATATGATGACTTACCAGCTTCAACAGAGTTTAGAGGTTATAGGCAAGTAGTTTTATCAGGGTTTCCTACTGATAGCAATAATTTATTTGGAGAAGTAAAAACTGATATAGATGGACCATTTGTACCTGGTTTTACAAGTAGTCATAGTAGAAACGGGTCAAATATTTTAGATATGGAAATAAGTAGTAGAAACGCTACTTCATTTGATATAGGTGGTAATTCTAGACCACATAAAATGTGCGAAAGGGTAGGGTTATATAATACAACAAGTAATAGATTAACTAATGCGCAAAATCAAATGTGGAGTGGTATGTCAAATTTGCAAGAAATAGCATTTGTACCTTATATGCATGTAGATAATACTGAAAGTCATTCTGGAGCATTTAGATATTGCAATAAACTAAGATATTTACCTGATGAATTTGCTGACCATACTAGATATTGGTTTTGGAATTCAGAGAGTTTTTATATTTGTTTTGATGCATGTTATAAATTAGAATATTTACCTGAAGGTATATTTACTGGCCGCGGCCATATAACTGAATTAACCAATGTTAGAGAGTTTAGATATATGTTTAGATACTGTTATATGATAAAATATATACCAGAATTACCTACAAGAACAAGTGGTAGTTATATATCTGTAAGAGATGTATTCCGTGATTGTCAACATTTAAAACGACCACCTAAAAATTTTAGAGCTAATAATGTAACTTCATCATCAACAGATGGATTAAGAAATATGTTTTATAATTGTATTGATTTTGAAGATTTTAACGATTGGAATTTATTAGATATGGATTCTACTGCTAAACAAAAAAATTCAATAAGAGTTGGAGGTTATATGTATAATTGCGGTAGAGATTCTTTTTATACTGTTCCATGGGTAGGTTTATATTTAGATGAAATAAGTAAAGAAACTGATTATACTACTAATATTAATGGGGTTTGGAGATGCCATCGCGGTCCACAATTTTTTGCTAAAGAATATTATGAAAGAGGGTATATTGATTTTACTAGAGCAATAGATATGCAAGATCAGTTTAGCGGAAATTATTGTATTAAAGAATATCCAATAATACAAGTTTCACCTAATACATTAACTAATAATAATTCTATATATAGAACTTTTTTTGCTAACTATAATTTACAAACTCTTACATTTTCAGGTTTTGCTGTAGATGAAACATTTGGTAATGGTGAATATTATCAAGCGTTCTATCAATGTCTTCAACTAAAAAGTATTATAGGTTTACCATGGAATGCTGCCAACGATAGTGGTGATTATAGTAATACTTTTAATAGTGTAAGAAATATAGGTCATTTTGGATTTCCTGGATTATCCTCTGATCAAACTGGATTCAGTCAAAGTATAAATTTAAGTTATCAACCTCATGATTTACAAAGCATTGAAAATATATTTAGATATCTTAAAACTGGCTCTCATACTATAACTTTAAATAATAATAATTATGCTGATGCAATACCGGCTACAATAGAGGCTATTGCAACGGATAAAGGCTGGACAGTAACACACTAATTTATATATATTATTATGAGCACTGAAACAGTAAGCCCTAGTACGTTTGATGGATTTTATATGAAGGATGGTCCAAGTGCAAGAACGGGAAGAATAATGTTATTTTGGGGTAAAAACTTAGTTAAATTTCCTGATGGTAATAAATTATTAAGAGAAAATCATGAATCATATTCTTATCCTATTAGTGGTTGGACTTGGTTTGATAGTTTATCTGATTGCTGTAATAGTTTTGGTATTAATATTGAAGATTATGAACAAGAAATTTATGGTCCTTATTATGAAGCAATTACCGGTAAAGATCCTTTAGAGATAATATAGTGTAAAAATGTATACTTTTATATAAATATTAATATGAGTTTAAACCTTATAGTAGAAACACCTGCTCCTAAAGAGGAATTCGAGTATATTGTCGAAGAAGGTAATTCTAAAGACAAGCAAAATTTCTTTATTAAAGGTCCTTATATGATGGCCGAAGGTGTTAATCGCAATAAAAGAATTTATCCATTAGATGAAATGGTTCGTGAAACTAAGCGTTATGAAAATTTAATGGTTAAGACTGGAAGAGCAATGGGTGAGTTAAATCACCCTACAACAGCTGATGTTGACCTTGAAAGAGCATGTCATTTAGTTACTGAAATGAATCAAGATGGTAATGTTTTTTATGGTAAGAGTAAAGTTTTATCAACACCGACGGGTCTAATTGTAAGAAGTCTTATTAATGATGGTGTTAGAGTTGGTATGAGTTCAAGAGCTCTTGGTCAATTAATACCTGAATCAGGTAGCGATGGTGTTAATAGAGTTAAAGACTTTAAGTTAGTAGCTATTGATTGTGTAGCTGATCCATCTTTTCCAAAAGCATTTGTAAATGGCATCTTGGAAAGTAAACAATATGTAGTAAATAAATATGGACAGTTCGAAGAAACATATGATCGTTTTGAAAATAATATTTCCGCTATGCCTCTAAAGAATAAAGATCAATTTTTAAGAGATAATATAATTAAATTTCTAAAAACCCTTTAAATTATGAAAGAAATAAAACAAGATATAAAAAAATTTATAAATAATGTTATGAATCGACATTATAAAAGTGCAAGTACTGATTTATCTACTGTTATTGATAAAAAAATTCAACAGAAGATATTAAATAATAATATAAATATATTCTAATTATGGACATAAAACAAATTTTATCTGAAGCTACTGGTGGAGCACTAAATGAAGAAGTGCTATCTGAAATTGAAAACGTTTTCGAGCAAAAAGTAAACGACAAGGTTGAGATCCATGTCGAATCAGCTCTTAACGATCAAGATGAATTATATACAGAAAAGCTCAATGAGCTAGTAGTGAAAATTGATGAAGATCATTCTTCTAAATTAAAGAAAGTAGTTGGTGCAATTGATGCTGATAGAGCTAATAAATTAAAATTAGTTGTTGATAAGTATGAAACAGCTCTAGATAATGAAGCAGAAGGGTTTCAATCGCAATTAATTGAAAGCATTTCTGATTATTTAGATGTATATCTAGAAGAAAAAATACCAGTTGAAAGTGTTCAAGAAGCAGTAAAGAATACAAAAGCTAAGAAAATTTTAGAAGGTTTAAGAAGCCATCTAGCAGTTGATAGTGCTTTAGAGAAAGAAAGCATTAAAGAGGCCGTTATGGACGGTCATAATCAAATTAATGAAGCTTCTAAGAAGCTTGAGTCTGTTGCAGAAGAAAATGCAGTTTTAAAAGAAGAATTAGATACAGTTAAAGCTGGTCTAGTACTCGAACAAAAAACTGTTGGTCTTGATAAGAGAACAAAGCAATATATAAACAAGGTATTAAAAGGTAAGAACGCTGAGTTCATTGCTGAAAACTTTGATTATACTTTGAAGCTTTTCAAGAAAAAAGAAAGTAGCAGACTCGAGACTTTGAAAGAAGAGGCTTTAAGTACTAGAGAAGACGTCGATAGAGTAGTTTACGAAGACACAACACAAGAAATTGTTAGTGAAAGCGCAAGCTCACCATATATGGACGAGCTTTCTAAGTACTAATTTCCTAAACTTTAGGTCTTCCTGAGTTTCCTGGTTTTTAAACCTTGGGGTCGAATATAAGGAAAAATACAATTATGAATTCAATTAGACCTACACAGGCTTATATTGATGAATCAAGAGCCGCACAACTTATGGAAAAGTGGGCTCCTGTACTTGACTACACTTCAAAGAGCGTTGCTCCTATTGAAGATAGCCATACTCGTTTAAATACTGCTATGCTTTTGGAAAACCAAGAGTCATGGTGTTTGAATGAAGCAGGTCCTAACTACGCAGGATCCAGCAACGTTGCTGGTAATGGTGGTGCACTTGGTGACGCATCCTCGATCGGTGCTGCAACAAATGTAACTGGTACTCCAGGTACAGACAGTTATGCTACTAGCGACTTCCGTCTTCCAAAGATCTTGATTCCTATGATTCGTCGTACTTTTCCCGAGTTAATTACAAATGAAATCGTTGGTGTTCAACCAATGGCGGGTCCTGTTGGACTTGCATTTGCTCTTCGTTACCGTTACTCAGGTGAAACACTTGGTGATGGAATCGATGGCAAGGGTGGTTCAAGCGCAGCAGCTCTAAATCCAGGCACAGTTAATGATGCTAAGGATAAAGAAGCTGGCTACCAAGAACTAAGAACATCTTACACCGGTACATCTGCAGGTTATCTCTCTGGTAATACAGAGTTTGGTGCCTATAATGCAGCTGATAATGGTGTTGCTAAGTTACTTCAAAACTTTGAAATAACTGGTAACATTCCTACAATGGAAGTCTCTTTCGAGAAGACTGCTGTTGAAGCTGGTACAAGACGCCTTGGTGCACGCTGGTCGGTTGAACTTGAACAAGATCTTAAGAACATGAATGGTATCGATATCGATACTGAATTAACAAACGCTATGTCGTATGAAATTCAGGCCGAAATCGACCGTGAAATGCTTATGAGAATGATTCAAGTTGCTCTTAATGCAGGATCCGGAAACGGATTTTCTGTATGGAGCCCTGCTTCTGCAGACGGCCGCTGGTTAGTAGAACGTAATCGCGACTTCTATCAAAGACTGATCGTTGAAGCAAACAGAATCGCAGTGAGAAATCGCCGTGGTGCTGCTAACTTCATCGTAGCTACACCTCGTGTATGCGCTATTCTTGAAATGCTCCCTGAATTCCAGTGGGTACCTGTTCAAGGTAATGTTAATACACAACCAGTTGGTGTTGCTAAGATTGGTAATCTTGGTGGTCGTTTCAACGTTTACAGAGACACACGTACTGAAGGGCAGACAATGGGTAATGACCTTGCAGCTGCTTCTAGCACGTCTGTTGAGTATGCGTTACTTGGTTACAAGGGTCCAGAGTTTTATGACACTGGTATCATCTACTGTCCATACATTCCAGTCATGGTTCAGAGAACAATTGGTCCTAATGACTTCGCGCCACGTGTTGGCTTGCTAACACGTTATGGTGTCGTAGACAATATCTTCGGAGCAAATCTCTACTACCACGTTATCATTGTAACAGGACTCGGAGAAGCATTTACACCGGGTACAAATTCGGTATACTTTGCGTAACGATTAATCTTGATATAAGATACAAAACTTTGAGACCTGGTTCTATGAGCCAGGTCTCATTTTATCTATACCATTGATATATACCATGAATATAATATGATGCATATAATTGCACCCCATATCATTATTACTTCCATTATTGCTTAGAAGTTTTAATATGAACTGCTTCAGGATCAATTAGATTAGCAGCATACTTATCAATAAGGTCTTGACTTGAAGCCCTTACAGGGTTAATATCAATACCACCTCTACGAGCATATAAACACATTACTAATAGTTCAGAAGGATCGAAAGCATCTTTTAATCTTTTATAGAAACACTCACATATTTCTTCATGAAAATGACACTCATCTCTATATGATACTACATAGTTTTTAATACTATGGGCATCAATAGCAGTCTTAGATTTAATATAGATAAATACATCCCCCCAATCCGGTTGAGAAGTAACACGGCAATTACTCTTTAATAGACCAGAATAAAATTTCTGTTCTAAATCTCTTTTACGAGTAATACCTTCTAATAAGCTAGGATCTTCAGTATATTGTGTATATATAAAATCTTTATGATCATCGAGTAAATCTACATTCAAATAATCATCAATTTCCCACTCCATATTAGGACTATCATATTTCTTATTAACTCGATCACCATCTTGAAATTTAACTTGAACGTCTGTCTGTAATAATCTACTTAAGTCTCTACTCGAGGTTTCTTCAAATGAACGAATAGCTACATCTCTTTTAGCAGCCATTTTAGTCATATTAAAGGAATTAAAGTATAACTTAATACTTTTACTCTCAACAATATACTTACTACTACAAGAGTATACGCACTTTACAACACCAGTTACCGGGCGACCATTATCTAAAAGGAATGAACATTCATATGCATTCCATGTATCAGAACCTACAAAGGGTAAATCATCATCAAATATATTTAAATATACTCGATTATTACTACGAGGTTCTCTTACAAGCAATCCTGAATCATACGTACTCTTATATTGAGACGTTTGACCTAAATGCTTACTAATTCTACTATTATCTAACTCTTTATTTGCCATAATTATCAAATGTATTATATATTGTTTCCATACGAGTATCCACATCTCCTTTTAATCTAACAACATTTATCTTATAATGATCTATTGCTTCTTCAAATAGATCTATCATTTTATTTCTAAATTCCTTATTTGTACTTCTTTCTCCATCTTCTACTAACGGTATATCAGGTTCAGTATAAAATATAATATCATACTTCTTAATTAATTTCTCAAATAGATAACTAGCCTGCAATGTAATAGCCTCAGGTATTTTATTTGTATAGTATTGATAAGTTGAATACATAAACCCATCTAATATACATCTATCTAATATTACATTTTTATCCCTATAAACCAAATAATTATGTAAATGACTATTCAATATAGCTAACTGCGTAAATTCATCACCATCTTCATTATGATTTAAATTATACTGCTTCATTAATCGTCTAGTAATTTGCGGAACAAAATCAAACTTACGAAATCTATCATCTGTTCTCATTTTATCAAGCAAAGTAGACTTACCTGTACTTTGAGCTCCTGTAAAACTAATAATCATGTCCAATTATCTCCTTAAAACTATTAACATTATATTGTATATTTTCCCATTCTGTATCACTAACTTCATGATCAATTAAATCAGCTAACATTATAGAAGGTTTTTCATTTAATCCTAGATCACTAGTATATCTGAGTTCCTTAATACCAGCAACAACCGGGTTAGATGTATCAACCGATCTAATTGATCTATCACCTCCATATTCTTTAAATTCTTTAGCAAGAGAGCATCCAAGTAGATGGTGAGGTTTACTTTTATTCCAAACTCCATCTTGTTTAAGGTCATTTATTAACTTTTGTCTACCAGTACACCATCTTTCTAATTTAGTTTTACCTCTACCGGTAACTATATAATAACTGAAGTCGAAACTTATTGCAATATAATCAGCATTTTCTGACATATAAGTATAACAATCTACTATTTCATCATACGTTTTACCTTGAACAGCCCCAATTTTTAAACCTGGTAAATCAGGATACTTACTAATAAAGTCGTGAAAACTTTTAATAGTAGCGTAACCGTCTTCTAATATATCAGGTACAATATAATATGAAGGTTTTAGTTCTTTTGCATATTTAGCAAACTTTTCAGGGTTAAATGATTCCCCGAGTTCAAAAATACTATTATCGAGCAAAACTTCTCTACCCAACTTTACGCTATTTTTAAAAAAATTATAATATTCAGGATGCGTTTCAAATAAATGAACTAATGCATAATCATAATTATTATATGTTCGTGATTTATCTAAAATAGATATAGGACTTTCATGAGATACAATCATACTATAATTATACATACAAAATTGATAATATCAAGTAAATAATTATATATGCCTTTAAAAATACCGAAAGCAGATAGTTTTACTGAAAAAATTAAAAACATTACCCCAGCTGGTTTAGATGGTAAGTCCGCAAAAGTAAAAACTGACTTTATTTCTGATACCGTTAATAGTATAACTTCAGAAATAAAAAATAAGGTATGCGGTTTAATTGATCTAGCTATAGATATACAAAGCGGCATTTCAAAAATTGCTAATAGTATTGGTGATGTTAATTTAGAAAGTTTTATTAATACCGGGGTATCCGCAGTTAAAGATACATTAGAAGATGCTAAAAATTTAATAACAGATACAGCTGACACTTTAGCCGAAAACGCAAAAAATATATTATCTGAAATAGACGACCAAATACAAAATATAGATGATAATATTATAAAGGGAGTTGAGACTGCTAAATTAGCAGCTCAAGGTCTAGTAGATACTGCAGTAGATATTGCTAAATTTCCTAACAAATTAATAAGAGATATATCTCTTGACGGTGGTTTAAAAAGTGCTCTTTGTGATGAAGAAGTAAATAAAGCAAAAACTGATATGGTTAATTCAGCTAAAAAACAAGTTTCGCAGTTTAAAGTATCTACTGATCAAAATGAAAAAATTAAATCAGCAGCTACAAATTTAGTAGACAATACTAAAATTTTAGAGACTGAACAATTGAGTGAGTTTGAAATAGAAAACAGCGATTTAGGTACATTAAAAAATGCAGATGGAAAAATTATAGCTAGAACTGTTGAAATTAAAGGTGTAGATGAAGACGGATTTTCATTTACCGAAACAAAACAAATAAAAGTTGACCCTAACACAGGTAAAGATATAACGTAACGTTGTAATGCATAGTAATTAATTTAAATATATAAAAATATGAAAGAATATAATAGCATTTATTTTGGAATTGTAGTACAAAATAATGACCCAGAAAAAAGAGGAAGAGTTAAAGTTTTCGTACCTCATATAACATCTACTGTTTATAAAAAATGGGTTGAAGATAAAACAAATAAAAAATTTAATTTTCCGGGTGATAATATTGAATCAGACCTTACACCTATTTTAAACGATTTAAAACCTATATTACCTTGGGCTGATATATCTGCCCCATTAACTAGTGAAAATGCTTCTGGTAGGTTTAATAATTTTAATTTAAAAGGAAATATATCAGATGCAAATTTTTATACTAATTTTGAAAATGGCTCTGCAACAGCCCCGGGTGAGGTTTACGAAAAAAATATATTTCGATTAAATGATGCTTTTACCGGTAAAAATAAAGCTACTAATAATCCTAATCCATATTCATATATGTATAAACCAAGTACATATTCAAATAAAGCAAAAGGCTCATTTGGTATACCTAATGTTGGTTCGCATGTATATGTTTTCTTTAGAGATGGAGATCCTCATTTTCCTACACTGATAGGGGTAAGTTATGGTAAATCAGATTGGAGCGGTATATATGACGATGCATTAGATTACCCTGGTAAGTTTGAAAACTTTTCTCAATCTATAACTGAAGATGATGTTAATGTAAATAACTATAGAAACAAATACGTTTTAAATCAAAAAGGTGGTGTTTTTGAAATAGTAAATTCAGATTTAAATGAAAAAATAAAACTTACACATTATTCAGGTTCATTTAAAGAATTTAATAATCAAACTAATATTGAATTAGCTACGAAAAATGATCAAAAATTAGTACTTAACGATCAATATAATACAGTTCAAGGAAATAAAAATGAATATACAGGTAAGACTTTAGATACTATAATAACTAGAGATAATTATAGGAAAGTGGGTAACCTAAATGAGGAATATTTTAATCAGTGGAAAGAAATAGCTGGCATAGTTCAAGATAATAAACAATTATTTGAAATAAAAAGAACTGGTATTAACAATGTAAAAGACGCTAAAGGAAATACTATTATAAAAAGGAACAGTATTAAACAAACTAGGTCTGGTAAATTTGATACTTTTCCAGTAACAGATGGAAGAACTAGTTATAAGGCTTTAGCTAATACTGATAATGCCCCAGGTACAGGATATAGTCAAATAACTCAATATGTAGCTGCAACAACTAACGCAGCAGTTGATGGCCCATCAGGTATGAATGATGCTAAAACCGCAGCAGGTGATACAACTACTGCTCCTAATGTTAGTAGATGGCCTGCTGAAAGTGGTAAAACATTTGTTAATGGTTCTGGTAAAAGTTTATCAACCCAAGATGGTACTTGGGATGTAGAAGATAAAAAGGAAAAATTAAAAGATATTATAGATGTTAACTTAAAAAAATTAACTGATATAGAATTAGAATTAGGATTAGGTGGTAGTGAAATTATAGAAATATCAAAACATAAATTAGAAACAATTGGTGTTTTAATGAATGATTTTGGAAGTATTAGATTAGATAAAATTGGTAAATTATTATCTAATGAAATTTTAGTAGATGATGACGGTGTATATGTTAATAAATCAGAAAGCCCAATGCTTGAATACGTTCATGTACAGGACTTACCAGGTGGTAATTATACATTAAACGTTTGTAATAGATATAACGTTATGGTTGGGGCTGGCGGTTTAAGTATGAAATCATATGGACCGGTGAATATATCAGGAACTATTACCAACATTGCTGGTGAACAAATTAATCTTGGTTCCGATAATGAAATTAATATTGATGCAAATACTATTAATATTAGTGCTGAAATTTTAAGATTAAGAAATAAAAGACAAAGACAAATCTTAATAGATAATAGTTTAGGTGTAAATAAAAATGTAATTATTGGTGGTGGGTTACATGTTGAAGGTGAAACATTCTTGCAACACGTTACAGCCCCTAAGGAGTGGCAGAGAACAGAATTAACTCGACTATTCGGCAAATCAGTTGGTTCTCCTAAAATTGGTGAAGTTACTATTCCTGGCGGCTCTTCAGCTGGTACTTATGATGTAGTTGGAGATAATGCTGCTGAAAATAGTCTAATAATGTATGATCACTCTCATGCTTTTGTAAACTTACCTTTAACTCTAAAAGATACTAATGAAGAAGTAAGACAAGCTGCAAAAGAATTAAACTCTGGTAGTGATAGGAGTATTGCAGAAGCGCAACATAACGAGTATAAAGGTTAAGAGCACAACCTTTCCATCTTAGTATACCAAGCTTTTCTATGGTACCTACTCCATAAAAAAACCGCTTTATGTTTTCCAATATCGCGGCCTAATTTCTCTGATTCTATCCATTTGAGTTTATCTATTTCTTGCTTTTCAAGCTTCAGAAATAAGTACATTTTGGAGTTCATAAACTCAAAAGACATATATATATTTATTTTTTCCGATAGTAAAAAAATGTAATAATCATAATTAAACTGCATAGGGAACCAAATATATAATTAGTTATTAAAATAATATTAAAACCTATTTCTCCTAAGGTATACACTATAGCAGCTATATATCCAGTTAGTGAAAGCATAAAAAGAGTCACGCTAACATCATCTACTTTTTTAGTTTTTAAACTTTTAACTATTTGAGGGATATAACAAATAGCAAAACATAGAGTATAAAACCAACCTATTACATCCATAATACTACTTATTAATACCAAGCAGGTTTTTTAGTTCTAGTCCAAGTAGCAAATGGTTTATCTTTTCTAATATATTCTCTATATTTGTCAATAGTTGATAAATTATCAAACTCTTTATTTTTTCTACATTCGCAATTTTCTCCTATAGCTATAGCAAAAGGAGTTATACCTTCTTTAATTATAGTAGTATTATGTACGTTACTATAACACCATTCTATAAATGATAAAGTATGGTGAGTAGCACTACCAGGCCATCTAAAATTTCTTTCTTCAAACATTGCTAAAGTATGATCTACTAACCATAAAAAATTATCTTTAGTTTCTCTTGCCCATATACTACATTGATGATTAAAATAACCTTTACCACTTTTACGAGGTTTACCAAGTTTAGTTCTAGGACAGTCCTTATGATTTAATACTTCTTGATCGAAAGCATGGGCTAACATTATAGCCCCTTCAATTTGCATTTTTGATCTTACATGCTGATCGCAAAGTTCAAAGGCAGCTATATCAGGATCATTATTTGTACAAAAAATATTCATTACTCTATTATATTATAGTTCCTAAATTAAATAATAATATGGCTTTAATTACAATTAATTGTTTATCAGATGCAGCAACTTTAACAGGTGATGAAAGTTTCTTACTTTATCAAAAAAATCAAACTCTCAAAACTAGTATTTCAGGTTTAAAAAATGTTACCAATTGTTTTGAAGGTTTTAATAATAGCGCAGTTTGTGACCCTTCTCCTACCGGTAGTGGTAGATCTGGTATTATAGGAGGTACGGGTGGAAGTTTATCAGGTTGTAATAGTGGTATATTATTTGGTAATTGTAATACTATTTTCAATAGCGGTGCATGTTTTCCTTTAAACAGTGCTATTTTAGGAGGTTATGGAAATAAAATATGTGATGATGTAGGTGGGGGCGCTATTATAGCAAGTCAATGTGCTGTATTAGCTGATACCGGTGGGTCAGGTAATCCATCATTTAATGCTATTATATCTTCAGCAAATTCGGCAATTTCAGGAGGTTTGAATGCATTTAATTTTATAGCTGGAGGTAAAGTTAATATTATTTCATGCGAATCTAGTGGTTATTATACTACAAATAGTTCAATAATTGGGGGGAACAATAATAGAATATATGGTCAATCTAATGTTATTATTGGAGGTTCTTATAGTAAAGCTGGTTCATTAGCCAAAACTCAAAATAATAGATTATGTGGTCAATATGCAGTCGTTATTGGTGGGGGAAAATTTGCTGATTTATTTTCAGGTGGAGGTAACGAAGCTGTAGCTGGTTTTACTAGTGTAATTAATGGTACAAATAATTTAGCTTGTGCTGCGGGTGGAACTATTATAGGAGGCTGTAGTAATACTGTACAACAACATAGTGCTAGTTGTTTTCTAAATTTAGAATCTGGAGGGACTATATTAGGCGGGGCTAATAATACTATATTAACAGGTCATGAAAATAGTAGTATTATAGGTGGCACTAGTATGTCAACGGTATCATCAAATATGTTACACACTAATACATTATTTTTAAGTGCAGATATATTACCTACTTCTAATCCTAATATTAAAGGTGTTGTATGGAATGATTCAGGTACTTTAAAAATTAGTCTTTCAACCCTATAATATAAGTCTAAAATGGCAATACCCCCTACACTAAAAGACCTTAATAGGGTAAAATCAAATCTAGTTAATCCAATTAGAAGATTTCCTATAGCAACTACAGGTGAAAATTTTATAGACATAAAATTAAATAAATTTGCTACACCTGATATATTAGCTGTTGACTCGACTAATACTTTAGGGGTCTCAGCAGATTTAAATCTTTCACCAAAAAATCTTAATACTGGAGATTTTATTTTAAATACAATTAGTGAAAATAATACTATATTTTCTCCAGGTAGTATAGAAGTTTCTAGAAACATAGGAGGTGATAAAGTAACTGATTCACCTAATCATGTGTTATATTATCAAGGTCCAAAGCCTATTGAAGTGAGTAATAATTTAGTACAACCTTTACCCGATGAAAATTTTGAAATAAGAGTATCTTTTTATAATGAAGAAAATTCTAATCAATCAACTGCATCTTTTCCTATATCAGTAATAAATTTTAGTAATACAGATAAATCTGAATTAAAAAAATTACAAGGTAGTTTATTTAATACTAACGTACTTACTATATCTACTAATAAATTTAATAATACGGGTAGAAAAGTTGGTGTAGGTTTTAATATTACATTATTAGATAAAGCAAATAAAAGATTTTTAAAAAACAGTCTATTATTAACTGATCCTATTTCAGTTTTTAAAGATAATATATTTTTAACTTCAATTAATGAAAAAAGCTATCCTAATTTATCTCAATCGCGACCTATAAGCGCACAGAGTAACTATAGTCCAGGAAAATTTGTTAATAATGCTAGACTTTTTGCTTTTTGTAAAGACTATAGTGAATTTACTGTACCTTTGAGTTCTACAGGTATAGTTGAGGATTTAAAAACTAACCCTGGAAAAGTTCAATCATTAGGTGATAGCACATCAGGTATTGAAGACTACAAGTATTCATTAGGTGCATATAAAAATATAGGATTAGAAGACGGTATAATAATATATGAAGAATATCTTTCTGCAGGTAATTATGAATTTAAGTTTAATATAAAAGATAAAAATAATAAATTTAATAATAATAATATATCATCATCTTTTTCTTTAAGTGTAATTGAAGTTGAAAAAGAAATGGTTACCCCTTCGTTGAGTGCTATTGTCAGAGCTGTATCGGGTAACCCAAATTATACTAATTTTAACCACTTAAGACTTTTTAGTGATACCCCAGCTACTACAGGAGCAACTTGGAATACAGATTTTTGGGGATTTTCCGCTAGAGATCTTTTAAATTTTTCAGGGGTTGCGTGGAGGGGTAATGGATCTAGTAATAATAATATTACCCTAATAACCCCCAGACACGGGGTAGCTGCTGAACATTATAAAAGATTCAATCAACAATGTGAGGTAGGTCAAGTGGATACTTTTATTGATCATACTACCGGTAATCCGGTTTCAGCTACAGTTTTAAAAGTTTTTCATTTAGCCAATTTTGGTATAGGCAGTAATAGTCCATATGATGCTGAAAACAAGGGTAATAATTTTAGATCTATTTCTGCTTTTTTCGATATTGATGAATTGACCAATACAATAGATGATTTAAGCGGTTCTAGAACCGATGACCGTGGCGCAGTAATAAATGATTGTTCATTAGTTTTATTTGATAGAGATTTAACTTCCGGTGGTGATATAAAAGCTTATCCAATAGCTAAAAATATGTATAATGATTATATACCTCATACATACCCAGCAATACCGACCGGGGGAAGATTAAGACATACCGATGGAGATAATGTAGGTTTAGGAACTATAAAAAATTTAAGTAGAAATAGAGATGATACATCATCGAAGCCCCCTGCTACAATTCCTTACTCTAAAGTAGGCCTTCCTAATGGACAAACTTCATTAGTTGTAGAGGTAAATAATTTATCTGCTACTAACTTAAAAGATATTTTTACTGATAGTGGTCGGCTAACTGCTTATCAATTTGAAAAAGGTAAAGTAGGTGATAGTGGTAACCCTAATTTTTTAATTTTAGATAATAAATTATGTTTCATAATGGATAATAAATCAGAAGGTTATAACACAAATGATGAAGGCATAAAGGTGAATGGTTTGTCCGGGCCTGATTTTACTAGTCCTGATACTCAAGTAGTTTTACAATCTGCAATAGATTTAATTGGTAATCCTGAAGGGTATGAATTATCAGCTGTAGAAATGGTATAAAAAAAGACACCGGAGTGTCTTTAGTTTGCCCACCATCCATCCCCTGTTTGATTATTAGTTATGCTCCGGCCTACTTTTATTTAAGTTAGACGGTGTACTTTTTAATGTATTCCTCTTTCTTTCTGCGAGGTACTTGTACTCTAAGCATACCATCAGCATATTTGAACTTAATCTTATTAAGGTCATACTCTTTACCAATAGAAAAACTTCTATTATAAGTTTGAGTTTCTTCACTGTCATGTGTTAAGACAGATCTTTTACCTTCAATATAGACATCTCTTCGTTCTGAATCAACCTTAAGGTCAAGATCATCTTTCTTGACACCAGGTATATCAATGTCTACGTTAAGCCCATCCTCTCGTTGAGCGAAACGAACTTGATCACCAGTTCTATATACTTCTTCCAAATTATGGAAGACAGGGGTTATGTTAAAAAAGCCATTTAAGGCTTGCTCTATTTCATTTATGGGGTTGGTATACCCTCTCATTGTAGTTAGTTTAGTCATAGAAAAATATTTATATTATAAAATAAAAAATCATATAATTCAACCTGAATTTGATTAAATATATATGAGTCGTTCATCTCTTTTAGAGATCTCTTTAAAGGAGACGGAAGTAAGAGACATAGTGTCCCTGAAGGAACGCGTGAATTAAAAAACACGTACCAAAGGAAAATTATGAAAAAAATAAGTTGGAGAGGCGCTGAATACGATCCTAAAGAAAGATCGAAAAAGGTAGCTAAGCATACTGTTGAAGGTATATATAGAGGGGTAAAGCACCTTATAGAACTACCTAGTAAAAAAGTAAAAGTATAATAGCCTCGTAGTTAAAGTTCAAGAGCTGATTCCGGAGTCAGCTCTTTTTTTGCGCAAAAAAAAGCGTGACCTAAGCCACGCTTTTAAAATTATAATAATTAAATTAAAAACTAAATGCTAAACCAGCAGTAATAGTTACATCAAAATCACCATCAGTGCCTTCAGATGAAATATTATTAACTACGCCTTGATTATTTTTAAGAGCATTAACTTGTACAAAGACCGGTAAGTCATTTGCTAAAGTATCAAATCTAACATAACCATAAGTATATTCAAGCTCATCGTCATCAAGACCAATCGATTGACCATACTCTGCCCCTACAGTAACATCTACCGCATCCTTAACTGTAAAGGTCTTAGATACTTCAATAGCAGGAGTTACAATAGTACTATCATATTCTGATCCAACTTCACTTCCATCTTCCAATGCAACTGTAAAAGTAGTATCAAAAGCTTTAAACCAATTAAGGTCATAAGCCCCTTCTAACTCATAACTTGTATCAGCATTTTCAATAGAATGCATAACTAATCGTGTGTCAATTCCACCTACTGGGGTATCAATATATGTTCCTAATGATGTATGAAACTGAGAATTATCTGAGTTTACATATTCAACACCGCTAACAAATGAAAGACCGGCAATGACACCAAGTTTGGTCGATCCCTTAATATAGGCCACATCTTGCGCCCCGTAAAGACCGCCTGATATGCGCTTTTCATAATAACCCGTGGTAACATCAACCTTCCAGGTCTTTTCTTGTCTTGCTTCTTGAGCTTCTGCCTTACCACAAAATGCAAGTAATGCAATTATAGCTGCAGCAGCTCCAATAATAATATATTTTTTTTTCATAGCTATCTATTATAGCTTATGATTCTTCAGTTTCAACTGTTTCGGGTACTTCTTTTGGTGTAAAATACTTATCAATAGTATCAATCCTAGAATCAAGACTATCAATATTTTCTATTTTTTTCTCAATTTCTTCTCCTATATTTGGATGTTCTCCAATTGCTACTGGGTTACTTAGATATATTTCTAAATCAGCGATTTCAATATTTCGTTGACCTGTTAGTTTTGTTTTAATTGCTTGAATGTAATTTGCCATAGATAATATTTATATTAAAGATCAAAATCATCAAATGCTTCTTCATCTATTTCTGTATCTCTTGCACCTATTTTATAAGAACTAATTTCAGTTTCTTGAGGAGCTACCTGTACTTTAGAACTATCGGTATAACTATTTAACCAGCCTCCTATCGGATTAGTAGTTTGATCGAAAATCTTATTATATCCTAATGAACGTAATCTTGTATTAGCTAACCATTCGATATAACCATTAAGCATTTCAGTATTCAAACCTAATAATGAACCTTCAGAAAATAAATATTCAGCCCATTTCTTTTCATTTTCAACTGCTAACCCATACATGTCATAAATTTTTTGCTCATTATCTTTAACTATTTGCTGAAAACCTTCATCTTTATTTTCTTTCCAATATTTCATAATATTTTGAGTAATAGCAGCATGTAAGTTTTCATCTCTTGCAATTAAACCTATAATTTTAGCATTACCTTCCATCTTACCTTTATAACCAAAAAAGTATGAGCAAGCAAATGAAACATAAAATGCTAAACCTTCTGTAATCTGAGTAGATAATACTGCATTAAAGATCTTTTGTTTAATGTCGCCTTTATCATCTCCAAGTAAGGTATTATATGCTCCGCTTATTTCAGTGGCTCTTCTAGTTATCTCTTTATCTTCTAATATAGAATCAAAAAATGCAGTTGCATCTTTAGCAATATTTTGTAAAGTATATGTGTATGAATAACTATGTATAGTTTCAAATCTAGCCCAGCTAGTCATACATATTTCTAATTCAGGGTTAGATACATAATTTTTAATATTATGAATACTTCTAGAAAGCATACTATCTGTCATAGTTTGCCATCTAAGATTACTATTAAAAATAAATCTTTCAGTGTCAGATAAATTTTCATAGTCATTACGATCTTTAGTTAAAGATACTTCTTCTGGCAACCAATGAAACTCTTCTTGCTTTCTCCATAGATCGAAAAATTTAGGATATTTAAATCTATCATATCTTTGTAAAGCTAAATCTTCACCTAAGAACATAGGCTGCTTTGTAGTATCGACATTTTTAACATTTAGTACAGTTTCCATAAATTTATTATCCATCATCTCCTATTGCTTCAACTGGGCAACCTTCCATTGCCTCTACACATAACTCTAATTCTTCTTCGTTTTCAGGCTGTTTAAAAACGTATGAGTATCCTCCATCTTCTTCTGCAGTAAAATTATCGGGAGCAGTTTCTCTGCATAAGTCACAATCAATGCATTGTTCATCTACATAGAACTTACCTTCGACATTTTCTGCCCACTTTTCTTCTTTATCCGCCATAGTTTATATATTTAAAGCGCACAAGCTCCTGATTCACACCCATCTTCATTATTATTTTCAGATTCTCCATCATTTAAGCTCTGCTTATCCCCATCATCAGTATTGTTATAGTAACCAGTTCTCCAACCTAATTTATAAGCAAGTAATATTTCTTTTATTACTTTAGAATCAGGTAAAGCTCCCTTTTCATAATGAGCATAATTATAATACATATTTGCACTAATACTCATATCTACCCATTTTTGTAAAGCTCCTACTATTTTAATTAAACCAGTATTATCTTCCATGTCATAAGCTAAAGTATATTTATTTTTATATGATACATAGTTTGGAACGATAACCGGTAAGGTACGAGCTTTAGATTTTTTATAGGTAATATAGGATCTAATAGGTTCTATACCATTGGTAGAGCACTGAATTACTGAAGAGCTCTCGCAAGGCATTATAGCCGATACAGTACTATGCCTTAAACCATGCTCTTTAATCCTATCTCTTAAACTTTCCCAGTCCATAGAATTTTTTCTGGTAACAAATTCATCTATTTCTTTCTTATAATTATCAATAGGTAACCATCCTTGACTATATTTTGTTTTATTAAACTTAGGACATCTACCTTTTTCACTAGATAAATTACAAGAAGAACTTAATAAGTAGTATTGAATCTTTTCCATTAACTCATCAGCAACATTAGGAGCTTCATCATCAGTATATTTTACTCCTTGCTTTGCAAGATATGCAGCAAAGTTAGTAATACCTATACCTAATGATCTACGATTCTTAGTAAAGTTTTCTGCAGCTGGTAAGAAATAATCTTGGTAATCAATTAACTGATCTAAAATTCTTACTATAATATCACATACTTTTTCCATTTCTGCATCTGATTGAATTTCTAATACGTTAATTGCAGATAAAATACAAATACCTATTTCAGCATTCTTATCATCTGGATGCTGTAATGGTTGGGTAGGGTGTAATACCTCAACACAAAGATTAGTCATTTTAATATCATCATCCCATGCTGATCGTTGATTACAATGATCAATATTCATAAAATATATACGACCGGTTTCAACCCTTTCTTTAATAAACAAAGACATTAGCTTTCTTGCTTTAATAGTCTTTTTAAATTTTAAACTTGTCTTACGTTCATACGTCTCATACAATTCATCAAAATTTTCATGACCGAAAGCATCATATAATTCTTTAGCTTCGTAAGGAGAAAAAAGAGTTATATCTTCGTTCTTTAAAAATCTTTTATAAAATAATTCACTAAATTGAATACAATAATCTAACTTACGAACTCTATTATCGTCGGTACCAGAATTATTTTTTAATACTACCATATCTTCAACTTCGTAATGCCAGAAAGGAAAGTTAACTGTAGCTGATCCTCCTCTTATACCATTTTGATGACAAGACTTAACAGTAGATTCCATTAGTTTTAAAAACGGAATTACTCCAGTATGAATAACCTCACCATTACGTATAGGAGAATTTATTGGACGTATACGACCTATATTTAAACCTATCCCATATCTTGAACCTGTAGCATAACCTGCAGCTGTAGATGAAGAGAAAATTGAAGGTAATGTATCATCTACATCTATTAAACAGCATGATGCATATTGTCTAACTTTGCTTCTTACACCGGCCATTAAAGGGGTAGGTAAATTAATTTTAAACTTAGAAAAATAATCATAAGCTTTTTTAACATATGAAATACGAGTAGCACCTTCATATTGACCAAAACATACCATAGCTATAATCATATATGCAAACTGAGGAGTCTCATAAATTTTAGTTTCAGATCTATCTTGAATTAGATACTTATCACATAACTGACGCATACCAGCATAGGTAAATAAATTATCACGTTCATGGTCTATATATTCATCAAGTTTATTAATCTCTTTATCGGAATAATGCATTAAAATATCTTCGTCATATACGTCATGCTCATGAACGTTTTTATTAATAAAATCTACTAACTTAGGAGGATTCTTACCTCCCCATACATCCTTACGTAATTGATATGATAATAATCTAGAAGCTACATATTGATAATTAGGGTGCGTTAAACTAATTAAATTGACTGTCGAGTCAATAAGAACGTTATGTATTTCAGCAGTTGTCATTCCTTCTTTCTTTTGAAGATTAGCATTAATCTCTATATCCGAAGCTGTAACTCCTTTTATATTATCTACTGCCCAGTTTACAACTCTATGTATTTTATCTACATCATATGGTACAGACTCCCCGCTTCTTTTCTTAATATTCATATTATTTTATTTACAATTTAAGTTATTATTAATGATAGAATAGAACCAAATTTTTGAAAGTCAAATTTATTTTCATTTAAGTTTAGCATATGCTGTAATATTTTTTTATCCTTAGATATTGAATCGTCGGTTAAATATCTAAATTTATTGAAATCGATGGGGTAAATACCTCTTTTGAAATACCCATAACTATCATTACATGTAATGTTATATTGACTCAATAAATTTTGATAAACCACAAGATTAATATTATTTGCTTGTTCTTGTCTTTTAATTAAATTTATAATTTCTTCACCAGTTTCATTTAATTCTAAACATATACCATAAAGAGGTAACATTTTTATGGTACCATCTTCTTTATATATTCTAAAAAACTTTTTTGGTTTAAATTTATCGCTTATATGCAACCGTTTATTATCGTATTCATTTTTCAGAATAAAACCTAAAAATATAGAAGGTAATAAAGGTATTTGACCTGAAAAGTTATCAGAAGATACAGGTTCATCAACTAAAGATACATCTATCATATTACATTGAAATTGATCTAATTAATCTACCAGTTTTAAGATTATAAGTGCGAATAACATCATTTGAGTTATTATGTTGTACGGTTAAAGATACTGTGTCTCCGGTAACGATAGGATTGCTATATGTAGCATTACTTGGTAATTGAGCTGTTCTATGTATTGAACCGTTATCAATATTATAAAATTTTAAAACGTTTCCGTCTATTCTTGGCATTATGTTCATGATTTAATTATATGATTATTTATAAAAGATTCAACTTCGGGATCGGATTTATTATAGGTAAATGAAGATAAATTTTCATTTATAGTAGGCACCTTTAAACTACCAGTTTTAAATCTTTCTTCTAACTCAGATATTACGGTTTCATCTGGTATAGAAATATCGTCAGAAATATTTAAAATATTCCTTATTTCCATAACACCATAACCTCTTTTAAATAAAGTTTTTACATCTCTACTAATATAAAGTCTTTGTAAGTTTTCTACATTATTATATTCATTTACCTTTTTCTTCAAATAGTCACCTGAGAATAAACTCTCTTTACCCGTAACTATACATTTAACCTTTAAAGATTTAACCATATCTTATTATAAATATAAATATATGAATTTCAATACCTTAGTTAAAGATATATTAGAAGATTTTAAAGCTCCAACTGATACTAAAAGACGAACTAAAAGATCAGAAGGTAAATATGGTACAGTAAATCCTCAATTAAATGACCCTCATAATACTAAAGCTATATCAGGATTTAAAGGTCAACCTGGCGGCAAACAAAGAACTTTAAAATTTAAATTACCTACCAAGAAGAACGGATCCAAACAGCAGCAGCCATCGTAGCAGCTAAAGTATCATTCTTTAATAATAGATCAGCCATTTGCTGCTCATTTAAACCTTGAAGACTTTGCAAGGCATCTTCACCAAATATTTTTCTAAATTTAGGACCAAAATATGCGGATGAATTTTTAACTAAGTCCATTGCAGTTTTAGGTTCAACTTGCCAATAACTTCTAGCAGGCCCTCCACCCATTTGGGTTTTAGTTCTATAACCTGATTCAACAGCTCCAGTTTTTTCTAAATAATCTTTTATTTCTGCAGCACTATGACCATCATCACCATCGAATATAAATGATGCTGTATTAATAGGTTTGACTGCTTCAGATGGTACTTTAAAGCCTTGTTTTAAAACTGCAGTAGCTCTTGCTTCCTTTGCAGGGTCTTGACTAGTCTGATAATGTTTTGACCAATCTTGTACAAAATTACCAAATGCTGAACTAGCAGCTAAAGCACCCATTGCAGCTATTTTACCTAACTTACCTTCTTCAATAACATATTCATTAAATGTCTGCATTATACAAATCTTTCTATAAAGTATTTAGGCAATTTGTTCTTATTTCGGATGATAGCTTCGTATACACCTGCATCTAAAATATACGTTTTACAATGGTCTTGTTTACTTCGGATACCTCTACCACATTGCTGCACAACATTACTTAACATCTTATTTGAATACCATGCTTTATCTAATTCAAATAACTTCTTAATTCTATTATCACCTAAAGGTAAGTAAGGAGCTTTAATTACTATTTGAAATCTTGCTAGATCATCTTTCAAGTCTATACCTAAACCTAAAGACGGGCTTACTAACACAGTCGGGTTCTTACTCTTTGAATGCTGTCTTAATATTTCTTCATTTCTTGTTTCTTTATCTCTATATAGAAAACGTTTACTCTTTAAATTATTTTGCAAGTAAGACGCAATAAATCCTGTATGGGTATGGATAATACCTTTTTCAAACTCATGCTGATTACATATTTCTTCTATCTGTTTAACTATCTTAGGTAAAGTCTTTTTAAGATTATAATGGTTAATCTTTTGCTTAGTATTAATATAGATAGGAGCTTTTTGAGGATCAAAAGTACTATCAGACTCTACATACTCATACTGCTTTATACCTAAACTTTTAGCAAAATGCTTATGATCAATAATAGTAGCTGACATTAACAATACATTATCAGCATACTTAAAAATATATTTTGATAATACATCTACCTTCAAAGGCATAACTCTTGCAGTCTTGCCTTCCCTTTGAACTACATACTCACATTCTTCCCAAGTTTCATTAATTAAGTTTAAACTTCTATGTAAATTTTTAAGATAACTTAATTTTATATTATCACTATTACTAAGTTTTAAGTCTTTATTATTACTTCTATTAGTTAAAGTATTAATATATTCACTAACTTCTAATACGCAAGAGCATATCCATTTATATATAGCATCTTGTTTTTCAGAATATAAACTTGGTACTTTTACTCCTAATAATTTTAAACGGTCAGGATCAATAAAGACTGAATATTGTTTTACTATTTCATCTTCAAGTTCAGATGCTTCGTCACATATAATAAAATTCTTACGTTTAACATGGCCAGGTAAAGATAAAAACATTTTATAATTTAACACGCCAAACTTTTCAATTAAACCTTCATTACGGGCATTATGATAATTACATTTATGAGCTTTTCTATGATCTTCTAATATCTTACGAGGCATAACAGATGTCTCCATTTCTACATCTATATCAGGATTTAAAGTACTCATATAGTTACTCTTACCTTTCATAACCTTACTATCATCAAATAATTCTAAATATTGATCTTGTAAAGATTTAGTTATAGTTAATGCAAAAGCACCGCTAGCCGGCTCATCCAAACATTCAGGTTCATTGATATAGTTACTAACATTATCCATTTTAAATGCGTCATAACTATCAATTAACTCTTTAAAACTATCAGTAGATTCATTGGATACATTAGCTAATGTTTTTGATATAAAACTCTTACCACTACCAGTGGGAGCACTACAAATAACAAACTTATGACCTTTATTAAACGCATGCTCAACCTTCTTTATTATATTAATCTGCTGAGTACTCGGATTATACCCATCGGGAAATTTATTAAGGTATCGGCTCAGCATATAGTTAATTATAATATCAAACAGCTGATAAAACAACCATGTTATTATATAACTTACTTTTCTTTTTAAAATTTAATACTTTACCTTTAAACAAAACAAATTCATTATTTTTAGCAAATGATTCTAATGTATAATCAAAAAGCAAGTGATCATGTTTTAATTCCCATTTAAATGGCATAGGTAATTCATACTCTTTCAATTCATTTTTATCGTTTAGCAATGTTAAAACAAAGTAAAATTCCTTGACACTAAAAAGTTTTAGTTTACCTTTTTTAAGATTTTTTTCCGGGTTGATATATACAACTATATCTCTCAATAGTAAATTTGTTAAATCATCTTCTAATTTTTCAAATTTCATGTACCCATATAATTCCTCTTTTCATCCGCAGACATTGGATATATATTTTCATTAAAATATTCAAAAAAATCATCTTGAGGTATTGTATTTACTATTGCACAATTATCCATACTAACCATTCTCCAACCCTGCATCATAATGTCCCACACTGGTAATAAATTTTTACTTGTTGGATCATATTTAGGAGGACCGGAAGGAGGTTTATAATTTAATGTAGTCCTACCATTTACACTATTAAGTAAACTTTCATCTAGAGTACATAGCATTCTTCTTTGAGAACTATCACCGGGTTTTGGTCTTCGTTTTTCAAAAATTATTTCACAGACATTACCCTGTAAAGTATTTTTAAGATTCGGTAGACTTACTTTCATCTTTCTTTTTTGCTATACCAAATAGTCTACTTTCATTTAAGAAAACACCTTTATTGAGTTTACCGTATCCTGATATATCTGCATTTGCAATACCTACGCCAAGATTATTAGGAAAAATTACAATTTCACCACCTTTAATATATTTACATTCAGGACCAGCTAATATTACTTTAGCTTTTCTCCATGCCCTTTGAACTGAATTAGTAGGTATATAAACACCGCCTCTTAAAACAGCTTCCCCTTGACCATCTGATACTTCATCAATAAATTCAACTAAAATAATATCATCAAAGATAAAACCTAATTCATAATCTTGATCAATTATACCATCTAATGAGTCATTATGTGCCCCACCTAAATCAATTATACTTTTTTTAGGTGCTAATACATCAATATTTGCTTGTGCCATATAACTATTTACTTATAAAATTTTCTAATTCAACAAGTTGTTTATACTCACGTTGACTATAAAATTCAGGTATCAATTGCTTTTCTTCTTTACTCTTTTTTTCTTTCTTAATTTTTTTAAGATAGTTTAATCTTTTAAATTTTAATCTAGGTAATATAGAATAGATATAGTTATATTGAGATAATTTATCATCAAATAAATTCCAATACTTATTAGTAGTTTCATTTATGTATTCATTTAACTCTTTTGAATACATACTGGTCCATCTATTAACCATAAATAGATTAAACTGCGATTCATCATCACAGTTCATATCTATTTTTTTCTTACTAAAGAGTAAGCTATTAATATATTGAAATATTGTCACAGATTAATTTTAGTAGTCGCGATAAACATATCATCGTTTATTGCGTAAAATAAATCAATAATATCTTGCATAAACTCTTCACACTTCTCATCTGATAGCTTTGTACTATAAGCAAAGTTTGGAGCTTTCGGCCCCGCATTTACGTTAATACCTGTATGCCCTATAGCTACATTATCCTTTGAATATGTAATACTAACACTGCATTTACCTACCTTTTGTAAGCTGCCATCACTGCCTTCAAATTCATCATGTACCATAAGATCATCTCCATCCACTTCAATAGGCTTCTTAATATACTTTGAAGATAGAATATTAGCAATCTGCGTATTTAAAAGTCGCTGATACGCTACAGCACCAAACTTATCCAGGTTGGGAATTTCCCAACAAAAACTAATTGCATCATCGCTTGCAATATAATCGTTTTGAAGTACGTCTTCTTGATCGATCATACCATCAATACCTACGTTCATATAACCTCTAAAGGCTATAATATTCCCGATAGGTAAAGTTTTCTTTCGAAAGAAATTATACGCAAAACGTTTATGAATTAAATCACCGTCATAATTAAGATTCTTAATAATCATACATTAATTATATGAACGTTCCTTAACTTAATCAAGTTGTGTTTTAATCCAATTATATGTTTTTTCTATACCTTTCGCGAGGGGGTAATTTGGAGACCATCCAATTTGTTCTTTAATAAATTTATTATCTGAATTTCTACCTCTGACACCTAAAGGTCCATCTATATGGTTTTTAACTAAAGATTTATTTTCAATAGAACACGCTATATCAACTAATTGATTGATAGTTACCATTTCATCTGAACCTATATTAACTGGCTCTAAACAATCTGATTCCATTAAACGTCTTACCCCTTCTAAGCATTCATCAATATACAAAAATGATCTTGTTTGTTTACCGTCGCCCCATATTTCAATATCTGATTCAGCTTCAAGTACTTTACGACACATAGCTGCTGGAGCTTTTTCTTTACCACCCGTCCATGTACCTTTAGGTCCAAAAATATTATGAAAACGTGCAATTCGAACATTTAATCCATAATTTCTATTATAAGCTAAATATAATCTTTCACTAAATAATTTTTCCCAACCATATTCAGAATCAGGATTAGCAGGGTATGCTGATGATTCTTCGCAGTTAGGGTTATCGGGATCTAATTGATTATGTTCGGGGTACATACAAGCAGATGATGAATAAAATATTTTACCCACTTTAGTTTCTACTGATCTTTTTGCTACATTCAAATTTACTAAAGCTGAATTATGCATAACATTAGCATCATTTTCTCCAGAGAATATGTAACCTGCACCGCCCATATCAGCTGCAAGTTGATATACTTCATCAAAACCTTGATAGGTAAAATCATCATTTACCCAAAATACATTTGTAACGACACTACTATCTTTTAAATCACCGATAACAAAATCATCTGCATCTGATTTTTCTTGATATTCAGGGTATTTTATATCTACCCCTCTTACCCAATAACCCTCATTTTTAAGACGGGTAACCAAATGGTTTCCTATAAATCCGCCTGCTCCTAATACTAATGCTGTTTTATTCATTTTAAATTTATTATATAATCGAGAGCTAAACTATCAAAAAATTGTTTGCATAGTTCAGCATTTGGTACAACGCAATGACCTCCTATCTTTCCATCTTTAGGTGGGTATAATACTGGTCTTATAACATTTTCCATACCTAATTTATTATAACCTTCATTATAAGTTTTATTCCATTTAGTAGCTACTTCTTCATATTTAACATTATGTTCTTTACATAATTTGTTCATATCATCGTGAAAAGCTATACACAGCCCGTAATAAGTCGTCGATAATACTTTTGCTAATTCAGTAGCTTTACTCCCTTTAAACATTTCATAATTTATCTCTAGTTCATTATAATGTTCTTTTGTTGCAGCAGTTGCAACTTTATTATCACTTCCAATAAATTTAGTAAACGTTTTTAAACCTTCGTATAAATTAGGATGTATACCTCTTACTGGTGAATGTACTACTAAATGTTCACCTTCAAGTTTATCTAAAACTTTTAATGTTGTACCTGGAGTTATCGTACTGTGAATAATTGTTAATTTCGGTTCTAAGTCTAGAATATAATGACTAACTATACTAACAAATTTTTCTTGATCAGTAAACGGAATAGCTATATTTAGTACATCAACATCAGATGTTATCTGATTTAAATCTAACCCGGTATCATTAATTTGTATTTCAAAATCTTTACCTAAATAAAGTTTTTCTAAAGATTGGCCAATTTCACCATAACCTATAATTCCTATTTTTTTCATTTGTTTTTAAAATATTCAATAACATCATTTACAATATAATCAATATCGTATTTTGGTTTCCAGTTTAACATCTTTTTAATTTTTGAAGGTTCAGGTACTTTATCCCAGGCTTCTTCATATAAAGGGCCGTGAATAGTTTTAGGGTCAACTAATTTAATTTCCGATGCAGTATCAATTTTTTGTTTTACCATATCAGCTAATTCCTTTATAGTACATTCATTATCAGGGTTACCTATATTCCATATCTCATTACCGTCTTCATATTGAGATATTAAGTATATACCCTCAACGATATCCTTAACATGGGTAAAAGCTCTTATTTGTTCACCGTCACCGAAAACTGTTATATCTTCACCTTTCAAAGATTGGGTAACAAATGTCGGTAGTACAAAACCGCCTGTTACTTGTTGACGTGCGCCGCTAATATTAAATGGTCTAATTATTTGATATTTTAGATTAGATACTTTTGATGTATTGGATAATACTATTTCAGATAATAGTTTTGATACACTATATTCATTTCTTACTTTATAATCACCGACAAGAATTTTTTCTTCATCTTCATTTAATCTTACAGCACTGTCACGAAAGCCGTAAATTTCTGAAGTACTCATAAACAATAATGGGCAATTATTTTTTAATGCACCTTCTATTGCCCAATAAACATCATCCATAATATACCTTGCCATATTACCAGAATGCTTTAAAACCCCTGCAGGTCCAACTGGACTAGCCATGTGTAATATTAAATCATAATCTTCAAGATCATCCCATTTATAATCTAATATATCACCTTTAATTAAATTTACATCTTCAAATATTTTGTCATTATCATTTTGTCCAGTAGTAGAAAAGTTATCTAAAACTGTAACACTATACCCTTCATTTTTAAATTTTTCAACACAATAAGAGCCGATAAAACCAGCACCTCCAGTTATTAGTATTTTTTCCATAATATATTTTATATTATAAATTTATTATTTCAAGTGTTATCCTGCATTACTCTGAGTATATGAGTTGCCCTTGCTTCAGTGGTACCTACATTTAATAACCATTTCATTTGTTCATCTAAATAAAACATATATTCATCAGTAGGTTTATTATTTACTACCAATCTATTTGTAATTTCATCTAACTCTTCCTTGGACGAATACCATAAGCAAGGTATACATTGTGGTGAACATGTAGCTGCTTTTAAATTATAATCTTTAAATAATAAAACAGATCTAGCTGCAATAATTTCATAATGTCTTAAGCAGTCCCATCCTCCTTTTTTGCATGTAAGTCCGAACCACGATTTATTTAAATCATTATAATAATCTTCTTCAACTGTAAATTTATGATGAGAAAAACCTCCCCCTAGATCTTTTACCTCATTAAAAATAGCATTATCTGGTGCAGTCTTTTGATATAACTGTTCTTTTTTAGATACATCAAACTCCATAATTCTATGTTTAGGTATACCAAAACCCGTAGGGTATACATCTTCTACCTTTTCAATTAATTCTCTCTTGAATGACTTTCTAAATTGCACACCAATAACATTTAATTCTTCTTCACCTTCTTTTATATCAATTTTTCTTGGAGCATCACCATGTAAATCATGACCATCTAAAACCCATACATTACCATTAGCAAGTTTGTTTAATTCTTTATCAGTGCTTTCACCATACATATGACCATCTCCATATAATATAGCATCAAATTTATCAAGGTTACGCTGTTCTTGAGTTAGATCTTTAATTGGTTTTGTTAATAAGCTAAAACCTCTACCATGAAGACCATCTTTAGGTGACTCAGAAAAATCATGGTACATTATTTTCTTTTTTGGGTAATCGACACAATTTTCTCCCATGATAGTTCTTAAACCGTTTAATATACCAACTTCAAGTAAATCATTTTGAGGTCCAGGATTTTTAGTTGGTACGAATAAAATTTTATAATTATTATTTTTCATATTTTGCATTTGTTAAAAATAGTTTTGAACCATTTTTGCATTTTATATATGCATTTGGGTATGGATCTTGTAGCCCTATTATTTTATTAAAAATTTGTTCTGCGGTAAAATATTTAAAATCTGATAAATTTATTTCACTTTGTTTAGGGGTTCTTCTTTTATAATAACTACCTTTCTCTTTTTGAACGATAAATTTAAGTTCATCATCTTTAATTAGATCTAATATAATTTTTTTCAATCCTCTCACCCCTAAATTAGTAATTTTTTTATATATGCCGTTTAAACCTGATAATTTAACTTCTTTTAAATTGAATTCTTCTTGATATATAATTGGACCTTTATCTAACGATTCATCCATTTTAAATAGAGTTATACCAGATTTTTTCTCATTATTAATTAATTGATTTTGTAATGGACTACCACCTCTATATAATGGTAATAAAGAAGGATGCAAACATATGCATAAATTATTATCTACTATATCTTTTTGTATAATATCGCTCCACCCTATAAAAAATATTATATCAAATTTATCTTTTTTTAATAAATTGAGAAATTTTTCTTGTGTATTACATCTTATAAATTTAACATTATCATATGAAAATGTAAATTCAATTTTCTTACAGATTTCATCAGACCAATCCCTATAAGAACATAATAAGACTTTTTTTAATCCACCCATCTTAATATTTGAAATGATTCTGCATTTTTGTAATTAGATTGCACTCCTCTCATTCGAGCTATTAATTTTAACATTTCTGGACTTCTATGACCTCTTACTTGAGATTTTAAAAACTTATATGATTTTATTTTATCATCAATATCAATTGGTACAAAATAATTACCTTTGAATGTACTATTAATATCATGGGTATAGTCCCATAAAAAGCTATGTACTTCTTCATACGCTAAAACCTTTTTTACAAAATGATTTTCATCATGATGTCTTAAAGCAACTAAGCTTGCATCATATACAGTAACGTGATCTTGATTATATGAAGGATATGGTATAAAAATTTTATCAGGTTTAATTAAATTAATTTGCTCTTCAATTTGATGTATTAAATCTCTAATCGCATAATTATTAACTCTGTTATCAAAAACTTCAAAAGTAAATTTTTTATATTTTTGTAAATCTTTTAATTCTTCTATTCTTTCTTCCCTATTTACTACATGAAATTTATCTACACCACATTCCATTACATGAGCATTATCATGTAATGCGCAGTAACAACCTAATACTTCATCGTCAATATGCGGAGATATTATTAATGTTCTTTCTTTATTACTCATATTCTACAAAAATTTCTCGACCACCAATTAAGCTCGAACTTGATGGACCAGCTCCTTCAGCATCTGGTTTTACATCCAATATTGATTCACTCCACGTTTGCCAGCTATCACTTATATCTTTTCTTTCTTTTCCTAAAAATTGATCCCAATGAAAATATTCCTCATCTGGTATATGTTTTACTATCCTATGACCTTGATCGGTATATTTTTTTAACCAAAAAGGAGTCGATTGATGGCCGCCTGGTACATTAAGATGTGATTTCCAACTTTGATCATATTCTGCTTCATGACCTTCATATATACGTAAGTTAGCAATTTTTAGTCTATAAACCCAATCCCTATCTTCCCATCCACCGTTAATAAATCTTTCATCCCACCAACCAATTTTTCTAACTAGTTCTTTTGAAAAGGCCATAAAAGCAACACCCCAAAAAGTTGTCCATGCATAACCATTTTCTAAATGTTCAATCATTTTTTCTACTTCTTCTGGTTTAGGAAAAGTTCTATCATTTATAAAAAATACCCACTCAGTTGGTGATGTAACTATAGAATGATTAATTAGTTGAGAATACGATGGGTATATACCTGGGTGTCTATCTATTCTATTATTCCAATGTACTTTATACTTATCGGTTATAGGTTTAAGCATTTCAATCTGCTTATCAGTGACCTTTCTATCACTTCCACAGTGCAAGCAAATAGTAAATTCTTCTATTTTCATAATGGATATTTTATACTATATTCTTCAAATCTCCAGGGTTGCCCTCCAGCAAAATGTCTATAAATTGTTTTTTCAGGTGTTGTTCTATTAATGTCATATGTATTAGGTTTACCTATTTTATGGTCTCCTGTTTCTTCATAAAGTTGAGTTACATTCCATTCTGTTGGTAAAACTTGAACATTTTCTTTTAATTCCTCTAATGAAAATAATGTATGTTCAGTTGGGTAAGAATGAAAACCTAAGTTTTCTATTTCATAAAATGATTTCCAACTATGAGGCTTAATACCTGCACATGTATAATACATTTGCTGATCTGCAATATGCCATTTGCCTTTTTCATTATTATGCTCATTAAAAAATTCATAGTTACTTACTTTAAGCCATCTCTCTCTATTAATAATTGCATTAATTAATTTTCTACTAAATTCATTAATTTTTAATGCAAAAAATCCAAAACAATGTGTATTTCCAGAATCTATAGCGTAAGTAAATCCTTTATCTACATCTATAAATTCATCCATTTTATTTATAAAAATATCTGCATCATAGTTATAAATTACATCGCCATCTTTTAACGAACCTTTATCTAAAAGATCTTTAAAAAGCATCCACCTGTTAAAATGCATATTTTCTCTTTGATCAAATTCAGGATGCAATGTTCTAATATTAAAATTAGAATGATTCATTTCAATAAATTTTAGACCATGCATCTCAGCATATTTTTCAAAACGAGGTCTAATATATTTTTCATACATGGCCTGTCTATGCGGGTCATATAATACAAATGTAGTTAAAAATTTTTTCATAATAAGTTCATATATTTTTTAGTATGACCTTGGAAGTGTAAACCATAAAATTCGACTTCTTTATTATTATAATTAATACCAAAAACTTTATTATCAATTTTTTTTAATTGTTTAATTTCATTTTTCATTTTAAATTCATCTTCAATGTTATTTTTAGACATACCTATACCTCTATCAAATACACCACCTTCTAATTTATAAAGATTCTTATTACTTTTATACCAATGGTACATTAAAGTCATATCGCATATACCCCCTCCCGTCTGGGTAGATACATGCCATTGCCATTTAGGCATTAATATTTCAATATTTTTTTTATACGTTTCAATTAAAAAATTACAAAAGTCTTCTATACCATTTTTTGTCCATATCGAATTGTGTATACATACTATATCATCAAACCTAGATTGATCTTTAGGTTTACAAGCAACGCATAATTCATCATCTAAAATTTTTTCAAAGTCTAAAAATTTAAGAAATATTGCATCAGTATCACACATTAAAAATTTATCTATTTTGTTTTCAGTTGCATATTTTAATGCTGAAAAATATCTATAAAAACAAAACCTTTCAAAGTATTCAGCATTATAAGACATATGTTTATAAACTGAATCAAATAATGGAAAATTATTATCTTTTAATCTAACAATATTTTTAAAAATTTTACCATTTAATGATAAACTTTTTTCAAGATAATCAACATCATTCGGCTGATAATAAAATAATGGTAAATCACTTTTCATCTTGCAAATATCTTAAAATTGTTTTACTCATACCTTCCATAGTAAAATATTCATTATATACTTCTTTACCCCGTTTAAGCATATTTTCTATATCTTTTTCAGAATAACTTTCTAGTTTACTCTTCAAATTAGGTATTTCATCCTCATGTATACAAACAGCAAACTCAGACCAATCAATATATTTTTTGAAAGGAAACCATTCAGGGTTGTAAATAAATACCGGTATACTACCTAATTGCATTACTTCATAAAATCTAAAACTTTGTTTACCATAACCACGTGGACATAAAGAAAAAATTGATCTTTGAGTAGTATAAATAAATTCTTTCAAATGATCATTTTGTACTTTATCAGTCCACATTCTCGGCTCATTAAAATAAAAACTATTATCATCATAATAAGTTTTATATAATTTAACTCTAGCAGATGCATTATGAGATATAGTACCAACAAAAGAACAGAAAATATCTTTATTCACTTCTTTAATAAGATTTTTTTCTATAGGGCTACATATTAAAGGTAAAGGTATACCATTTTTATTACCACCTGCTTCGAAGCTCAAAGTACCAGGGGGGAGTATTTCTTGTACTGCATCATCATGTTGCGATACTGTAAAATATTTTTTATCTTTCGGTAACCAATTTAAATATGGTTGTAATAATTCTTTGTTTTTACTCGTAATATATACACTTGTCCAATAAACAGGAATATAGGTATAACCTGTTTTATCGAACGTATCCTTATGGTTTTTATAAAACTTATAAAAGTATTCTTCTAAGTAATCACCTTTGTGATAAGGTGGATACGTAGGATAGTCTGCTGGTACTCTTAAATTTTTAAAATTAACTTCCATTTATTCTTTTTCTAACTATATCTAAAATTTTATACTTATCATCTTTTGTACGAGTCCAGTTACCATGGTGTATAAAAATATTATCTGGTATTGGAAAAGTTTCATCTGTATTAAACCAATGACCTTTTAAACCACCTTTACCGTCTGGTTGACCTGCTATGTGTCCGTAGGTCCAATATTCATCAGGTAAAACTGCCCATTTAATTTGTATCGATGGAAAGTTATGTAGGTTGCGTAATAAATAATTTGCAGTTCTTTGTTCTTCTTCAAATTTAGTTAAATTACCTAATACAGTTTTAAAAAATGATCTTGTAGTTTTATTATTTCTAACGCAGAAAAAACCAGTATTGACTCCACCTGGTCCGTCATTTTGCCATACAACGTCTTTACCTTCCATCCTTTTTATAATATCATCATAAAAATCTCTGTATATTACTATATCAGGATCTATAAACATAAAATATTCTTTTTCTTCATCACATCTTTTTAAATTTTCATAAAAGCATGAAGCTTTATATTCCATAGTAGCATTCCAGCCATCAGTACCAAACTCTGCAGTATCGCAAAGCTGTGGTTTATTAATAATAGTTAAATCTATATTTGGGTTATATTTAAAAGAATCTAAAAGATATTCTTTTAAAAACTTTTCATGCGAGGGGGTAAATAAAGTATATGCTTTAATTTTCATTATTTAAAATCTTTCTTTCTAATTGTAGCTCATTTTCAAAAGGTTTCCACCATAATATATCATTTACAGTTTGTCTTTTAAGTAAAACGTTTTGAACAAAATTCCACCATCTACTCATTTCAGGTACTGTCTGTGCAATATTAGTATTATGCTGCTCATACTCATCTGTATCTTTACATGAAACAGAATCATGTTCTATGTGAAAAATTACTGGTGGTTGTTTATTTAAAATTTTATATTTACTATTTATTACCGATATAATAAAAAATACTGTATCCCAATATGGTTTACCCAAATAAAGAAAAGGAAATTTATATGAATTTTTTACCCACCAATCTCGTTTAAAAGCAAAAAGATCAAAACCATGTACACTATATGATTGTATTTTAAGTTCTTCATCTAAAGAATTAAGTTCATGTAAATGACCTCTACTTGCTGGATATGATTCAATATCATCTTCAAGTTGTTTAAAGAATGTATTATTTAAAACTATATCGTTGTTAATAAAAACAATTAAGTCATTATCTGTTTTTGATAATGCGTTTAGTAGATCGTTTACGAAGGGATACTTACCTTCTTGTTTAATTTTTATAGTTTCAAAATCATTAAAATTTATATCATCTTCATCAGATATAATATTATATAAAGTAACATTATCGTTTTTATCTTTACATTTTCGTAAAGATTCTAAACATAATTCTTCTCTTCTACTGAGATCTTTTTCATTTTTAAAACTATTGATTCCTATTGCTATTTTCATAAATTTTACTTTTTACTTCTTCCTTAGATAATTTAGGGATAGTTTGAATATTATCATGATGTTTATCGAAAAACATTTTATATTCAGCTGAAAGTTTTTTATCTCTTGCCCCACCCTCATTAATTCTTGTTTCAGTTTCAGGGTGATTCATAATTAAATCATCTGAATTTTTTATATCTGGAAAATACCAAAATGCTGGTATATGTTTAGTTTTTGATATTCTATATACATTTTCTACATCAAAAATATATCTAAATTTATTATCATAAAGACCGGTATCATTTAAACATTCTTTAGTTTTAAAAGTAAATTCATTACACATATTAGGATATAAACCGACTGATACATCTTTACTATATTGTAATTCAACTGCAGGTGTCCTATTACCAGGTTCACCCGAACCCCAACTGGTACTTGCAAAACAAAAATAACCTATTTTACTCTTTTCAGCTGCTTCAATATATTTTTCAAATATATCTGGATCTTTAATAACCATATCATCTTCTAAAGTAATATAATAATCACAATCTCTTTCTTGTAAAAATCTTAGATTATCATTTCTACAAACTGAGGGATAATAATTTTTTTTATGCTGTATCCAATGTGCATCTTTATAATTACCTTTGTAAGGTTTACCTCCGTTAACTACTACTAATTCATCAATTTTATCTAAAGGTAAAGAATCGTAAAGATCCTTAAAATAATGCTCTGCATTATATGTTGTTATACCTATACCTATTTTCATAATTCTTTAAAATATTTTATTACACTATTAATATCATCATATTGTTGGTTAGCGTTTGTTACATCTATATTAAATTTATTTTTAAACCTTTCAACCCCCTCTTTAAAATGTTTTAACCAATCACCTTTTCTTATTGTTGATTTTCCATGATTTTCATCTTGATCATCCATGTATTGATTACTATTTTCAATATCAATAAACCATCTAAAGGGAGGGTGATATCCTTTATTAATTGCTTCCATAGTATGGTCTACATGTTCCATAGCATTGTAATAAACTTCATCCATTAAACCTATATCTTTCAATACTGAACTGTGATAATACGAGCATGCTCCATAAACATTAAAATATAAAGCAACTTTTACACCTCTTATATCAAATATTTTTCTCGGATTAGGTTTGGCCCCATTTATTTTATTATCATGCCCGTGTAAACAATAATTAAAATGTTTAACTTTTGTTTTTTTAGATGCTTCTATATATTTTTCAAATACATTTTCTTTAAAAACAACATCATCTTCAACTATAAATATATGTTCACATTCATTATCTAGCAAATGCTGTAATGCTTTATTTTTTGTTTTACCTACACCTAGATTTTTTTCATTATTAATTATATTTTTATTTGAATCTTGTAAAGGTATTTCACCGTCATTAATTATAACTAATTCATCATACCAATCTTTTTTTATACTTTTAATACAATTTTTTAAAAAATTATTACGATTACACGTTATAACTCCAATTCCAATCTTTGATATCATGATAAATATATATAAATAAAGTTATGGCAGATCAAGTAAGCATTAAACAATTACCACAAGTAACCGAAATTAATACAGGAGATTTACTTCTAGTACAAACACCTAACGCGACAAATACATTATTATTTGAAAATTTCATTATAGGTTTAAACAATACTACGTTTTCATCAACTGTATCTGGTCAAAGAAGTGATATCGATTCTCTTTCATCATCTATTTTTAGCAACGATATAAAAGCAGTTCCTTTAACAAAAGATGATGCTTTAAATTTAAGTGGTATTCCAATAGTTATAGGTGGTAAAACGTTCAATATTCTATTATCTGGAGTACATGTATAAAAAAATTATTTTTTAGATTTTTCATGTAGCTCTTTAAAAGTTTCCATTTGATCTTTTAATTCCTTTTCTTCTTTTTTAGCCATACCTTGAGATTCTAAAAGTTGCTCCATTAGATCTAAATTTTCTGGACTAAACACATCTGAACTACTACCATCTCCACCTACTAGATCCCCTTCTACATCCACATATAATTTAATCATTTGCATCCGTTCTTGTGGGTTACCAAATACTTCAATTAACGCTGGGGCTGTATCTCTTGGAAAAAATGGATTTTCTTGTGGATTCTCATGATAATGTCTCTGTAAAACTTTAAAAAAGTTATCTATTTCTTTAATATAGTTTTCATCAGTTTCTCTTACACCATCACTTTCGACTTGTATTTTATTAAATTTAGTAATTGGTATAAAGAAAATTATATCAATATTTTCTAAAGCTTCTCTAACAATTGGTATACATTCATCGACGAAAGCCTCATCGATATCACTGTCTTCTTGACTCATAGCCCACATTGAGTATACTAAGTTATCTAACGGGCATCTGTCAAAAATAACTTTATCATCCCTATCGAATTCCTTTAAGGATTCTGCCATATAGTCCAAGATAGCTTTCTGGGTTTCTTTTGTAGTATGCTTACTATGAGGTAGTTGTTTTTCTTTTAATATATCTCTATAAGAATTAACCTCGTATCCATACATTGGCCATTCTTGTAAAAAATCTTTAATTAAGGTACTTTTACCTAAGTTTGCGGATCCGCTAATTGCAATTCTCATACTATTATTTTATAATAAAAATTTGATATATCAAGTCTATATACTATAATTAATATATGATAACGTTTGACGAAAAGTCTCATACTTACAAGTGTAGTAAGACTGGTAGAGAGTTAATATCAGCAACTACTTTAATAGGTAAGTATAAAAAGCCATTCGATAAAATGGAAAATGCAACTCGTGTAGCCAATAGAGAAGGTTTAGATGTTGAGTTTGTATTAGATATGTGGGAGAAAGAAAAGAATCGAGCTTGTGATTATGGCACTAATATTCATAAGGTTATGGAGGACTATTTAACTGAAGGGGTAGTAGAAGAAGAGCATGAATCTTTATACATTTCTTTTAATAAATGGAATCATATCTTTAAAAAGTTTCCTACTTTATTATGTGAAGAAAAATTACATGATTTAGATAATTTTATTGCTGGTACTGCAGATTTAATTTACGAAAATAAAACTCATTTTATGGTTGGTGATTTTAAGACTAATAAAGCATTTAATTTCTTCTCTCCTTATAATGAGTTTATGCTAAAACCAATGGACCATTTAAGTGTATGTGAATTCAATACATACGGGTTGCAGTTATCTTTATATGCATATTTACATGAAAAGAGTTCAGGTAAAAAATGCACTGGATGTGTTATATTCTATAAGGATAAAGAAAATAGATTTTACCCTATTAGGGTCAACTATATGAAGAAAGAAATTATTTCTCTAATAGAAGATTACAATAATCCCAATTCACTATCTTCAAAAATTGATTAATATATTTTTCTCTATCTGGTCCATATTTCTTGTAATATGCGTGTTCCCAAACGTCAATACCTAATATAGGGGTTCCCATATTATACATTAATGGGTTATCTTGGTTGTCGGTGGGAACTATTTTTAATTTATTTCCTCTTTTTACTAACCAAACCCAACCGGAACCAAAATGCGTTTTTGCTTGTTCCTTAAATTGTTCCTTAAATTTATCAACAGTCCCGTATTGTTTTTCCAGTAACTCTTTGATATTTCCCTTTATTGTGGGTCTATCAGGGGACATCATGTTCCAGAATAGTTGATGATTGTAAGCCCCACCTGCATTGTTCCTTATAGCTGGTTTTTTCTTAGCTGATTTTGTAACTAATTGTTCCAGTTCCATTTTTTTAGTTCCTATAGCTTCATTTAATTTTTTTATGTACCCTTTATAGTGTTTATTGAAGTGTAATTTCATTGTTTCTTGATCAATAAATGGTTCTAAACTATTAAAATCATAAGGTAGTTTTATGGGTTTGTACCCATTTAATTCTTCTAAAAGTAAATCTGTTAAATTATCGTAATTCATTTCTTACCTCCCTTCATATTTGCACACCAATGATACATTTTTCCTTTTTCTCCTCCGTATTTTTTTGCTTTTCTCCTCAATTCAGTAACAGACCCCTTACAACTTGCACCAGACTTCTTAACTCTGCCCGGTCTACTCTTTCCTTTGACCTTTTTATCGGCATAATTTTCAAAATATGTACTGAAATTAATCATTTTCTCTCATTCTCTGTGTCTTTTTCTTGCTAGCTTCTTTCTTTTTACTAATATATTTAAAAGCTGACCGTAAACTTTTTTTCTTTTTAGGGTCTTTTGTTCTACCTACTGCAGCTCTAACGCGCTGATGTATTAAATTTATAATTTGCGACTGTCTTTTATGTGATTTTGATTTAAAAGATGGTTTATTCAATGTATCTCTTACATCAGCTGCTGAGCTAAACTTTACACCTACAGTATCTTTAGGATTTTCATCGGTATATAATCTTCTACCTGAACCTTTAGGCTTTTTACCAGTACCTTTTTTAGGGTCAGCTTCTAATAATATTTTTTCTACTAAAGTAGTAAACTTCACCTAAATATTTATTAGAGAAAGATAGATTAAAATGTTATGTTTGGACTTATTACAATGTTACTTACAACGCTCGGCGCAACGGGTATGGGATCAATGCTTAAAATTGTCGGAGGCCTCTTTGCAGGTATATCAGATGCTAAAGAAGCAAAACATAAAAGAGAGCTTATTAGGGATATGCAAATGCAAAAAGCCGATCTTGAGTTTCAAAAAGCCGTCTTCGGTGATATGGATAAAGACACATCTGTTTTTACCAGGGGTACTCGTAGGCTCATTGCTCTTATCGGGATGTGTAACTTTTTCGTCATCTCAGTCCTCTGCACCCTCTGGCCAGGGGTCGAACTTATTACCTTCACCCCTCCAGAAAACAAAGAGTCGATCAAGCTCATCTGGGGATTGGTTACTTTCCCCTCAGGAGCAGACATTACCACCTCAATTACGACAGGGCACATTGCTTTGGTCTCAATCGCCACTCTGGGAGCGATAATAGGTTTTTACTTTACACCGGGTGGTAAAAGATGATTGCAGAAATAATATCTTGTATAGTAGTGGGAATTATTGTATTTTGGATGTCTACTGATCTATATAAAGCATTAAAAAATAAAAAATAACTTTTATTTAGATTTAGCTCTATATACTTGATCCCAATCTTTACCTGGGTCATTTACCTTAAGATCAGCAACTCTTTCTTTCATCATATTATAATAATATTCCAATATAGGGTTTATTTTAATGCATTTATTAAGTAATTTATTAGCCTCTAACCATTTTCTTTCTTTATATAGTTTTAAGAATAAATCATGTTGTAAATAATCAAATTTTCCATCAATCACTGTATATACTTTTATACCTTCTTTCTTACCCTTAACAGCAATTTTATCTAATTCTATAAATTTAAATTTATTACCTATTAGTTTAGTAGTTTCTTGACCTAATAGAATACCTACTCCATATGATTTTGTCTGACCTTCAAGTCTTGCAGCTAAATTAACACCATCCCCTAAACATGTATAATCAAATCTTTGTTCTGAACCCATATTACCAACTACAACTCTACCAGTATTAATGCCTATACCAATTGCTAATGGTTTCTTACCTTCTTCAATTAACTGTATATTAAGATTAGAAAGTTCTAATTGCATTTTTATTGCAACTTCTATAGCTTTAATGCGATGAGATAATTGATCTTCAGGTAAAGGTGCATTCCAAAATGCCATTAACGCATCGCCGATATATTTGTCTATTGTACCACCGGATTCCATAACTATTTGAGTCATGGGTGTGAGATATCGATTAATAAGATAAGTTAACCCTTGAGGGTTATCTTTAAACTGCTCACTAATAGTGGTAAAACCTCTGATATCGGAAAATAATATAGTTAAGTCTTGTGTATCACCTCCAAGTTTTAACATATTAGGATTTTTTTGTAATTTCTTAACTATTTCAGGGGCTAGGTAATGCTCAAACTGTTTTTTAATTAACATCTTACCCTTATATTCATGTATAAATCTAAAGAATATAGCTAATGTAAATACTAAAAAAGTACTATAAATTGGGTATGTAAAATCGTATAATAAATTATGAAAACTAAATAACCAAAAGCCATATATAGGTAAAGCAACTATAACTACACCTATTAGTAAACTGTTAATAACCCATAGAAACCTAAGCGCACATAGCGTCAACAGTAAGCTCAGTGCTATAGTAAATAGTATTTCATATAAGGTTGCTTCAACTGGTCTTACTAATATATTTTCATTAGCTAATGTTTCGACGACTTGTAAATTTAATTCATGACCACTACTAACCTTTATAGGGGTTGCTACTGAATTAGATAACCCTTCCGCTGTTAAAGCTATTACTGCTATAGTATCCTTTACAGAAGACCAATCTTCACTAGTTAGTGAAATTTTATTAAACTCAGTATCATAATTAATCCATACTCTTGCGTTTTCATCTGTTTCAAAAGTCCCAACATTTCTTAATCTAATAGCACTTACACCAGCATGGTCTACTTTAACCTGATACGATCTATCATCTACTAAAGTTCTTAAAATTTCTAAAGGTAAAGTTGGGTATACTTCATCTTTAACTTGTATCATTAAAGGCACCCGTCTAACCACCCCATCAAGCTCGGGTGCAGTAACAGTCATACCCACTCCTTTAGAAAACATACCTACACTTTCAATAGGACCTATACCATTAGGGTAATCAAATAACCAATCATTTAACTTTACCGAACCTATTGTTGTAATATTCTGTTTTACTAATACACCTTTACCTTGTAATGCAGCAGACTGAGTAGTAACGACTGGGTAATGATATAAAATATCAGTAAAAGTTTTATCTCCTCCTAATCTATCTTCTTCAGCAAATAAGATAGGTAAAACTACTAATCCTGCCCCATGGTAATAAGCTTTTTCTATATAATGAGCTAAGACATCTCTCTTCCATGGCCATTGACCATATTTTTCTAAACTTGATTCATCTATTTCTATAATAGTAAATAAATCAGATTTTTTTACTTTTTGTGTTTTTTGATAATAGTCTAAACCTTTTAATCTTAAGATTTCTACAGGATAGGGGTCATATATTCTAAGTACTGAAAATAAAACTGCAGCTATAGTACAATATATGAATGGTTTGAATTTATTAAGTTTCATTGTTGAATAATATTTATAGACACGCTACCACCTGCATTTAGAACGCCTTCAGTTATGGTACCTTTATTATCATATTTTAATGATACGTCAGAAACTGAAGGTACAATTAATTTAATTTTATTTTCATTATCAGATGTAAATGTAGCTTTATCATCTTCTATCTCAAAAATTGAGTTTTGATCATCATCTTCAAATTCTATAAATGATGCTTCTTCTAAAAAATCATCATTATTATCTTTTTCTACTGTTTCATCTTCAACGTTTTCGTTTATTTCATTTTTGATTTCAATAGTTTGATTTTTTCTATTATTATCAATTATAGGTTTGGATGGGGAAGAAAAAGTAGAGGCAACTGAAGTTACTTCAAATGCTTTAGTTAGAACTACTGAACCTATATTATTAAAAACTTCTATAGAACCAACGTAAGTATTACCATTACTATCTTCTGACGGTAATAAAGTAAACGTACTTTCACCGGATTCTTTAACTATAACTTCAAAATCAGTACCTCTAACTGATACAGAAGCTGTAGGAGTAGTTATCTTTATATTTTCTTTACTATTTTTAGCAATTAAACCTGATGTATATCTTAGTTTACCGAAAGATGCTTTTAAACTTACTTTACCCTTTTTTGTATTATTGTCATACACGAATTCATCTATTATTAACGTTGAATATTTTGCAATAGTAACTTTGGTATCATCTACAAATATTATTTTTATATTACCGTCTAAGGTTTCTATTTCATCATACATTTCAACTGGCGTACCTAAACCAGTTAAGTATTTTTCTGTACCTCTAGTAATTTGCCCGGGTTGAGACTGAAAAGAAACCTCCCCAACTTTAGAAAAAGCAGAGGAGGTTATAAAAACAAATACTAAAAAAAGATTAAGGACCGACTTCAATAAATGTACCTTGTGCGAAATCAGGTGTTGGTACCGGTTGTGTATAACTTCCATCAAAATTACTTATAGTACCAAGACCTTCCAATCCAGCAGTATAATTACCATCAGACTGTATAATTGTAAAAGTTGTATCATTACCATAATGGGTAAGCTCTAATGTTTGGTATTCAGATCCTGATTGTACCAAGTTAAGAATATTACTATCACCTTGAAGTTGTACGATTTGGCTATGACCTAAACCAAGATTACCTCCTTCTTGAATAGATGTAATTGTATTACCATTACCAATTAGGGAAATATCTGATACTGCTGCAATATTATCATTAAGATAAAAATCTAATATATTACTGTTACCAATAATATAATTTTTAAGATATTGCTGAGAAATATTTGAAGCTTCAGCTGTTGTATCATCTTTCTTAATTGAAATATCGTTACCATCACCTAATAAGGTATTAGTAAATGTATTTTGATCACCTGATACTAAAATATCTTGCTTATTACCATTACCTTCAATATATAAATCGAAATCTGTTTGATCTCCAGACCATTCAATATCTAATTCATTAGCGTTACCGATTTGAGAAATATCAAAATCACTACTATCTCCTGCAATAGTAGAAATGTCAGTTGAAGCTCCTATTCTATTTCCTGAACCTACTTGAGTAATATCGAAGGTACCTGTTGAACCTTCTTGTTCTAAGTAAATTTCGTTATTTGCAAATGCAATAGAAGTTGTTAATAATAATGCTAGTAATGTTGTTTTCATAATTATATTTATAAAAATATAACTATAATTTTTACTATTCAACAAAATTCCACAAGCCTTTTTCGTCTCCTTGTAACATTAAATCAATTATGCATGCATCTATAGCTTTTCTTGTTGCAATTGAAACTCTTTCATTTCTAGCATAACCTATTTCAGCTTCACCATAATCATTAAATTCACCCAAACCTAATTCATCAGTATCAAAATACTTAAAAAATGTTGCGCCGGCACTAACACTTAAAATAGTTTTACTTACTGTGGATGATAATAATATTTGACCTGAATTAACACTAACAAATCTCATTGAAACTGTCACATTATCTTTTCTATATTGTTTTTGACCACCTATACCTAAGTAACTGGCACCAATACCACCTGATACAATATTACTTTCATATGAAATAATTCCCCCCTCGACCAACATACCAGCAAATAATAAAGCTCCTAAATCTTCTTCTTTATCATTAAAAGATTTTCTATTAGTTTTAATAATATTTCTTTCGTTAAGTAAATTAGCAAGATTAGCTCTTTCAACCACTTTAAACCATTTACTATTACCAGCTTCTATTAATGATTCTATAACCCAAGCTTCCCCACCTTGGGTAACTGCTGATGAAAAAGATGCATAATTATCAGCTGTCTTTCTTTGACCAGTTTTATCGTCAAAAGAATAAACTGCAACAAATATAGGAGCTTCTTTTACTTCTTTCATATCCCCTTGTTCAATCATATAAGGTGGTTTTTGAACCCATGGAGGATTTTGTACAGGTGTCGATACACAACCTACCATTAATAATAAACTTAAACTAATTAAAAATTTTATCATGGGGTCTCAGTTGCTGCTGGTGGTATGTATAAAGAACCTATTGGTATAATAATACTTGTAGTCGAACCATCAGTTAAATCGTTTATAGTCAAATAAATTTGATCGTCAGCAGATTTATACCATGTTATAGTACTATTCTCAATCGAAAAAGTACCTGTCTCTAATCCATCATCAGCAAATAATTGCTCTGTAACTTGTTTAGCTAATTCAGAATAAATTCTAGCCTGCAAACTTGATAAAAATGTATTTACCGCTGATCGATCTTCAGCTAATTGAGCTTGCAATTCAGCTGATTCAATTTCATCTTCTATAGCTTTTTTTCTATTAAATGAAATTTGCTCTAAAGTTAATTTATGAGCAGAATAACCAATACCTGTAAATGTCGGTGATTTAAATTGAAATACTAATTCACTTCCTAATAAAGTTAATGGAAGTAACAAACATAGAATAATCTTATTCATAGAATTATTTATATGTTACTTTGTCTTTTTCAATAATTCTTCTTCTTTTGCTTTAAACTCTTTTTCTAAAATTTCTCTTCTTTCTTTTTCTTGAAGTATCATTTTAAGTTTAATGTTTAAACGAATCATATCGTTATCTAACATTCTAACTTTATCTATTAAACCTATAAGAGTTTTTTTAGATGATCCAATGGTAGGAGATATTTCTTTTGTAACCCATTGCCATACATAATATACAAAATAACCTAAACCTATTGCAGCTATAATTGGAAATCCAAAGTCATTAACTAACTTTGAAAAGTGGTCTATCATTTGATCATTCATATTTTTTATTATTTAGAAGCGAGACCACCACCCATTCTATTTTCTAAGAATTTTTTTATTTGCTCTAGTCGTGAACGGTGTACCATAAGCGTGTCCATTTGACTACTAATTCTTACATCATGGTAACCAAGTTGTTTTTTTAAATCGTCAATTTGTATTTGTTGTTCTTGTACTATTTGAGAATATTTATTTATATCTCTATCTAATAGATAAAAAGATGTTACTACAAGTAAACCTAATACGGTAAATATTATATTTTTTTTCATTAATCTTTTCTTGCGTCCTCCTTTCCTTCAGATGCTGCTATCCTATCTAAGTTTGGTTCAACATTAAATGCATGAGATATTAAAGTATCAATTTTAACTATTTCATTAGTCATAACATCGACTCTATTTTGTAAACTTGCTATCATTCCTCCTAGACCAGCTACACCGCCTTTTACCCCGTTTAATATAAATTTTAAAATAATAAAAATAAATACACCACCAGATAATGCCCCTGCAATAGGAAAGCCAACCTCGGTAAGAAATCTAATAAAACCACTCATTAAAAATATTTATTAAAAATAACATGTTGAAATATATATTATTATAAGTAAATATAAAAGATAAATAATATACCGGGGATATGGAACAATTAATTTTACACTTGACAGGAGATTACCTGTTACAGAGTGACTGGATGGCTCTTAATAAGATTAAAAATAGTAGGGCCGCAGCTACCCATGCTTTTGTATATTCATTACCATTTTTATTGTTACAACCATCATGGGAAGCATGGTTTGTAATATTTTTTACACACTTTTTAATTGATCGTTTTGCTATTGCTAAATATATAGCATTTGCTAAAACTAAAATAGCTCCTAATAAATGGTGGCCATCATGGAAAGATTGTTCTGTAAATGGTTATAATAAAGATATACCTGTTTGGTTATCAACTTGGTTATTAATTATAACTGACAATACTATCCATCTTATTATAAATTACTTAGCTTTAAAGTATCTATAAAAAAAGCCCTACCAAAGTAGAGCTTGTTATAATAATTAATTAATAATTAAATTATTTTTTTACAGTAGGTTTTCTACCTCTTTTTTTTGCAGTTGGCTTTGCCTTGCTTTTTAGTTCAGCTAATTCTTCTTCTGCTTTAGCAGCTAGCTCCTTAGCTTCAGTAACTAATAGATTGACTTTATCTAAATGTTTTCTTGCGACTAAAAGGCCAACAACAAAACCTACCACAAACGTTGCGATTAATGTTAACATAAGAAAATTATTTAAACTAATTTTTATACATATCAATAAAAAAAGCCACCTCTTTCGAGGTGACTTGAAAAATATTATAACTACCGCGGAGACTGTATAATATTTTTTATTTCTTTAGTAATGCAACTAAAACAAAAAGAGCAACTAGCCCGATAAGACCGTTTTCTCCTCCTATAGAACCAACTAATGTGGTTATATTTCCAATAACGTCTGCTCCAAAAAGAGCTCCTTTACCGAATAATATTTCAGCGAGTACACTAATAGAAACCAGTGCCACGCCTATGTCAGTGATAGCGGATGTACCGCTTTTTATATATGTAATTATGTTATCCATAGATAAGTATTTAATCTTCTCGCGGAGATTTTACTTATCTTTTGTTTTCCAGAAATATTCATCAGTGTCTCCTAAACGGTATTCAAAACCATTTTCAACTTGATAAAATTCAGTACTAACCATAAAATCAGGTGTTTTAGGAGTTTGAGGCGTTAATGAATTATCATAAACTCTCATTCTATTATTAGGGTATAAAGCATACTGTCCATTTTCTAATTCAATAACATTAAACGATTTATGTTCTGCAGGTACTTCAGCTGTGGAATAATCAGGCTGATCTGTATTAACATGATAATTATCTAACGTAAACATATAAGTACCTTTTACTATATCATGCGTCCTAGTAAAGACTTCAAAATCCATACTACCTATAAATTGTTTATATAAACAAGTAACACCATAATCCATACAATTCCAAAATTGCAAATTAGGTAAATCATAATCAGGTGTTGGTGTTTCTGGAGAAGAAACAAAAGCAGTAATAGGAAGTTTATCAAAAACTGCCCCGTATTCAGGTAAAAAAGTTTCAAAGTAAAAAGCTCTACCTGGAATACTTTTCGCAGTTACCCAATGACCTTCTACAAATTCTCCATGACCGTCTTTTCCATCTCGTAAAAATTCTTTTCTTACATAAACTTTTGTATTTGGTAAATTACATATTAATTGTGACATTTAATTACTTACTCCGTTTGGTAATAAAAAACTACTGCTATGAATAAATTCATTATAATATTTTAAATTTTTTATTTCATTTTTATTATTATCAATTGGTAAATAATTACCATCTGAACAAAAATGAAAACCAATAGTACCAGAAGGGTAGGTTGGTACTAAAGTATAATAGTATCTTACCGCATTAAAATATTTCTTTTTAAAATTATACATATCATTAATAAGATCATTATTATAAAACATACTTTCAGATTGTGAAACTACTATACCGTTTTTCTTTAATGCTTTCTTTAAATTAGAATAAAAATTTTCTTTAAATAAAGATGCACCTACGCTAAAAGGATCAGTTGAGTCAATTATTATTATATCATAAAGATTTGTACAATTTTTAATATATTCAGCACCGTCGTAATTCATAATAGTTACTCTACTATCTTTTAAACCGCATGATATATTTGGAAAATATTTTTTAGATATTTCTATAACATCATTATCTATTTCTACAAGATTTATAGATTTAACCTTTTTATGTTTGACTACTTCTCTTACTATACCCCCATCTCCACCGCCTATAATTAATACATTATCTGGTTTATTATGTACATTTAAAGGTACATGGGTTAACATTTCATGATAATTAGCTTCATCAAATTCGGTTAATTGAATGACACCGTCTAATTTTAAAAGTTTACCAAAACGTTTAGTATCGTAAACTTCTATACGTTGATATTTAGAATTAATTAATTCAATTAATTCTCCTTCTATATAAATAGTACTACCGTTTTTTCTATCCCAACTATCGTCTATATTCATTTACGTTTACACATTTTATATAAAACTGTTTCAGCTTTAAAAAAACTTTTACTAAATTCTGCCATTTTTTCTACGTCATACCATTTGCATGAAAAAATATCTAAATATGCAGCATTAGTATTATTAGCAAAATGACCTGATACTAAAGAAGTTTCAATTAATTGTGTCATAGAAAACCCTGATACTTTAGGATCATCCCCAAAATGGACTACTTGACATTCTCCAAACATTTTCATATCAATAACATCGTTACATAAAGTATTAACATACTCTTTTATTTTATCTGCATCTCTAATAATATCAGGATTACATTTATATAAATCTACAGAAGTAGACATACCCCATAATTTAGTATCTATAAATTTTTTTTCGTTCATTTAACCTCTATTTATAATTTTTGTATAAACCTCTTTACTATTTAATTCTTTTTCTAAAATATCTTTAATTTTATTACCATCTAATTTATTATCACAGCTAAAAACATCAACAGCTGCATAATTAAACTCTGGCCAAGTATGAATACTTAAATGACTTTCAGTTATTACTAAAACCCCAGTTAAACCATGAGGGTTAAATTCATGAAATAAATCATTAACTATAGTTGCTTTACCTTTTTTTGCAGCTTTTATAAAAATATCTTTTACTTGATTAGAATCATTTAAAATTTTTGAATCACAATCAAACAGTTCAATTAATAAATGAGTTGCTAAAGGTTTCATTATACTTTCAATGCCATATCCCAAATGACTAATTGCAATCTTGGACTAAATTTAAAGTTATGTTTCTTACATAACTCAGCCACCATAGCTGATTTCTGAGTATGTTCCTCTCTACTACCACAACAAGGCATTAACCACACATTTTCAGGATTAACCAGTCCGTTATCGATATACTTTTCAAAAAGTTCCTTTTCATCTTCTTTAGAATCGATAACAAATTTAAAACATTCATTATTACTATTATGATGAGCTATAACATCAGGTTTATATCGACGTTTTTCTGGATCACCATTATTACTCATTTTCGGTGATAAGGTAAAATCTGCATTAAAATCATCATACCACCTATCCATAGGTTTAAGAGTACTATTAGATTCAAAATCTATTTTAGGTATAAACCCAAATCTTTCAACAAATGTATCCATCCATAATAATAATCTTTTCTGCTGTAAAAGAGGTTCACCACCAGTAATTTTTAATAATGCACCTCTTTTTAACTCTTTATCAAAACCATTTTTTTCATAAAAATCATTAAGCTGGTCAAATGTATATCGATTTTTAATAGACCAGGATACAAATGAATCACAACCATGGGGTGAATCTGGAGATGCAAAACCTTGACAAGTTAAATTACACATTGCAAGCCTCATAAAGACTGACGGCCAACCAATATATTTACCTTCTCCTTCCACGGTATAAAATACATGATCATCACTTAAAGATAAAATATCGCTACTCATAGTATAATTATAGTATAGTTCCTCATTATTATCAAGATGGAGTATATTATTTATTGATTTTAACCTAATTTTTTTATGTAGTATTTTTTAAATATAGTGTTATAAATATTTTATATGTCAAAAACAACCACTACCCGTAAAAGGGTAAAATCAGTGAAGAAACGAGTAAATCTTGTTGATTCGGTCTTAGATAGAACAGTCGAAGCTCCAGTTAATAATTGGGATCTTGACTTTAAAATAAATGAAGAGTATAAATTAACTCCTAATCAGGTTGATTTTTTAGTAAAAGCTTTGCAAAAAACGACACGAATGTGTATGATTGACGGTCCAGCTGGGACAGCTAAGACTTATTTGGCTGTATTAACTGCTTTAAAAATGTTAAATAGAAAACAAATAGATAATATAATTTATATAAGATCTATAGTTGAAAGTGCTTCTCGGAGTATGGGAGCATTGCCTGGTGAACTAGAAGAAAAATTTGCACCATGGTCAATGCCTTTGATTGATAAACTAGAAGAAATAACAACTGCAGGGGCTGGTGGTAATCTAATAAATAAAGGCTATATTAAATGTATACCGGTTAACTTTACAAGAGGTTTAACTTTTAAAAATGCTTGCGTTATTATTGATGAAGCTCAAAACATGACTAACCCTGAATTAACTACTATTTTAACACGTTTCGGCGAGGATAGTAAATATCTTGTCGTTGGTGATACTCATCAAGCTGATATCGGGGTAAAAAGTGGGTTTAAAAACATATTAGAAGCTTTTAATGACCCTATATGTGAAGATGAAGGTATATTGACATTTAAATTTGATGAAGAAGATATAGTAAGAAGTAAAATTCTAAGATTTATCGTCGAGAGACTCAACACCGTTCAATAATTCCCTCATAGCTTGAGCAAGACCTACTTGTTGAATACTAATATTAGGTAAATCTTTTTTTGGTTCCTGTTCTTTAGGTTGAGATACTTCTACCATTTTAGAAAATACATCTTGTTCCAGTTTAACTTGTTGCGGATCACGTTCTCTAGTAGAAGGTACACCAGTTGATATACCAGTTTGTATGACAGGAGTTTTGTTTACATTATTCTGATAAACATCCCCTATATCCATTTTAATTACCCCATGATGTACCGGCAAATGGATTACCAATACCTTTTGATGTTTTATTATATAAAGGTGGTGTTTGTGGGCCCTGATCTGCTATTGGTTCATTTTTAACTTCATCATTAATAATAGCTGAAGCTTCTATTTCCTTTTCTTTTAGGTCATGCAAATTTTTTGCAGTATCTTCATTTTGAATATGGCCTTGATCTTTAATAGTATTCAATAATTCTTCATATATTGCACTATTACCTTCATGCTCCCAAACTTCTACTTTAATAATTCTAACACGATTATTAGTTTGCTCAGTTACAAATTTATTAGCATTTTCATATACCCATTCTGCAGTTCTTTCAATACCAACACCTTTTTCTGCAATGCGTAAATCAATCATACCCTTTTCAGACATTAACTTAAATGTATCTAACTCTGGATCATCAGCAGCTACTACAGTTGTATGGTCATATTGCTTCTCTAAGAGATTTTTAATCTCTTTACAGCCACCGAAATCATAAATCCAATTTTTATCATCTAATTCTTCTGCTGTAAACCATAACTTACATTGTAATCTATAGCCATGAATTAATTTACAATGACTATCTGCTCTCCACTGACGAAAGGCTGTACTACCCATCGGTATAATTTTTGTTGATACATATCTCATACTATTATTATGATAACAATTTAATGAAAATCAACTTTTTTAAAAATAATAGTTGATTTTATAAAAAATAATTTTAAAATATCTTTAGATAAGAGAGAAGGGACGAGGTAATCATCTATATCTTTTTACGATCTGCTCGAAACTTTCTTCGTTTGAATCTAATTTAAATTCTTTTTGATATATCTTCAAATCTCTAGCAAATTTTTTCGTCGTTTTTGGTTGTTTAGTTTGCGATCTTACCACTACAGTACCAGTTTTTCCATCTTTACCAGTTACTTTATGCAGACCACCAGCAGGACCGACAACTATTATACCAGTTTTAAATTTATCTGCTTCTTTATTTAATTTTATTAATAAATCTTTAATTGGAATTCCTTCTTGTTTTGACATATTTTTTAAGTCTTGTTTTAAATCTTCATCCGCAACTTTTTTTCTAGTAGCTATTTTAGGTAAATAATCTATAAATGATGCTTTATCCCCGTCAGATGCTTTACCATTTTTATTTATAACATCTTTAATACCAGCTAATTCTTTTTTATCATGCTGGGTTGTACTAGTAATAGTTAAAGCTAAGGCTTTTAAAACATCTTGGGACAATTCATCACCAAGCATAAATTTTATAAAATTATCTTTTTGACCCTTTTGTCCTAATAATGCTTTTTCAGTTTTTGGAGCTTTTTGTTTAATAAGATCGTCTATATCAGTAATAGCTTTATTTCTTATTTTTTCTTCAGCAGCTTTATCAATAGTACCCTTTTCAATATTAGCTTCTATTTGGTTATAATAATCAATATCTGAAGCTGATACATCTCTTTCTTTACCTTGTTTATATGCATCCCAAACTCTTTTATATCTAGCATCATTTTCATATCTTTGTTTTCTTACTGGATCTGTAGGTGTATCACCTTTAACACCATACTTTAAATCTTTTTCTGCTTGTTGAGCTTTTAGTTCTTCTTGTCTTGCTAAAGCTTCTTGTTTTCTGGCTTCAGCACTTCTCATTCTATAACCTCTCGTACCTGGAATAGCTGCAGCAGCTCTACTTAAAAAACCACCAACATTAGCTCCCGGTGCTCGAGGCCCTCTTACTTCATTTAAAACTTTTTGAAAATTAGTTTTTTTAAATCTTTCTAATTTAAGAGATCTTTCAGGTAAAAATTCTTTTTCAACTTTTTCAAATAATTCTTTATCGGTCATTGAAATATTTAATCTATATGGTATAATAGATATATGTCCGAAAAAAATAAAAGTTATGAATGGTTAGGTGATGATGTAAGTGAAAGTGAACTTACCGGTGAAAAGGATATTATTGCAAAAGAACTAATGGGAGAAGAATATAGTAAAAGTTACTTTCCACCTATTAGAGTTTATGATAATAAAGTTAAAGCAGATAGAAAATATATTTCATCATTACCTGACTTACAAAACGGTCCATCAAGTTTAATTCAAGGTGCTGCGGTGCCTATTCAGCAAGTAGGTATACATAATTTTAAGTTACCTCTTACTTATAAAAAGAGAGACGGTAAGACTATTAATCTTGAAACTAGTGTAACTGGTAGTGTTAGTTTAGAAGCTCATAAGAAAGGTATTAATATGTCTCGTATTATGAGAAGTTTTTATGATCATAAGGATGATCTATTTAGTATTGATAATATTAAAGATGTATTAGAATCATATAGAGAAAATCTTAAATGTTTTGATTCAAGAATTATGCTTAAGATTTCATACCCTATAAAGCAAACAAGTTTACGTAGTGGTTTAGAAGGTTATCAATATTACGATGTAGTGTTTGAAGGTGATATTACTAAGGATGGTGAGTTTAAGAAGTATATTCACTTTGATTTTGTATATTCATCTGCATGCCCTTGTAGTTTTGAATTAAGTGAGCATGCTGAAAAGTATCGTAATCGTGCTACTGTACCTCATAGTCAACGTAGTGTTGCAAGAGTTAGTGTTAAGTTTGACGATATGTTATGGGTAGAAGATATACAAGAGTTATGTTTAGCTGCTTTGCAAACTGAGACCCAAGTTATGGTTAAGAGAGAAGATGAGCAAGCATTTGCTGAACTGAATGGTTCTAATCTAAAGTTTGTTGAAGATGCGGTACGTTTAATGTATGAAAAGCTTAGTAGTGAGTCTCGTATTAAAGACTTTAAGATTGTAGCATCTCATAATGAAAGTCTTCATAGCCATAACGCTATATCAGTTATAGTTAAAGGAGTTAAAGATGGCTTCTCTGCTGGAGTTGCTAGAGATGTATTTGAAACTACAGGTTTAAGATAATTAGTCTAAATTACCTTCTTTACTTACATCAATTAAACCACCTAATTGTTCAATAAATTCTTTACCGACTAGTATTTTATATTCATTGTCTTCTCTTGAACCTATAGAAAATTTAGTATTAGGGTAAGTCTTACCACCTATTTCAATATCAAATTCGACAACAGGTCGATTATCAATAGTAGGCTCTCCATCTGGACCTGAACCTACATTGATATCAATATATTCTTTAATAGGTTTAGTAACAGTTTTATTATTAACTGTATCGAAAGTTACCTGTTCTTTATTGTCTTGAATATTAATACCGTGCAAGACATTATAAGCCCCATTACCGCTATCAATTTTAGCTTCAATGGGACCTAATTCTTCAAATGTTATAGTTTCTATTAAACCGAGAGGTTTATTAGACTCAAAGAATTTTTTAAAGGTAATCACATTATTATTTATGCTTTACCAGCGTTCTTTACATCTTGTATATCTTTTCTAATAGCTTTTGTTAATTTAGCTATTTCCAATAATGCTTTTCTTGCTCGAGTACCTGCAGCTGCGATACCCTTTTCATTAAATTTTTGAATTTCTTCTTCAAAAGAATTAAACTGCTCAGTTATATTTTTAATATTTTCTTCATTCATAATAATCTATTTAACCATTATAGTTAAAAATACCATACCATGAGTTTCTATAATCTCCTAAAAAACCATTTTTATACAAATAACATATATCGTGATCGGGATTATAACTTGAAAAAATATCAATTTCATAATCTCTGTATAAGTTGGTAATTTCATCTAAAATAGGTATAAATACTTTTCTATTAATATTTAAGTTTTCTTTACTTAAAGTATATGAATTTTCTGCTTGAAAATCTTTATAAAAAATACCATTTTTAATTTTTTCATTTATATATTTTTTATGTTTTACAGTTCCACAAAAAGCTAAATTTGTAACTATAGTTATTTTTGAAAATTTATTAGTTTTAATTTTTTCATTTATTTTCTTTTTATAATTAAAAAATAAATTGTTTTTTAATTTATTACTATACCAATTAACAATATGGTCTCCTAGTCTAAAATAAATTACTAATTCATTATCATCAGGTAATTGTAAACTATTTAAATTATTTTTAATATATTTATCAATACATAGTTTAAGTATAGGTCCTGAATAACCTGGTTCATATAATTTTTTCAATATATATGGATGTCTAAAATATATACCTAAAATAGTATTTTTATATTCCTCATTATATGCTAAATTTTTTCTATTTATTTTAGTATATGGATCGTAAGTTTTATTAAAATCACCTATCAATATATTAGCCACATTATAATCTAACATATCTTCAGTAATTTTAATTTTATTAAATAATTCTTCGCTTTTTTTCATACTACCCAATTATTATCACATAAATGTATTCCGTAAATATTTTTATAAAAATTTTTATTTTTATTAGTTACTATTTTATTTTCAACCAATAAAGTATCTTTATTTTCTTTATAATTATTTGTTAAAAAAGCTGGACCTGCTACTTCCATATTATCATATATATTATCATATTTTTTATTATCATAATTATGCAATTTTTTAATTAATTTTTCTATAAATTTATTTTTAGGTGGAGAATATATTAACATAGGATCTATATATTTTTTATAATTTTTATTAGAAAAATAATCATTTATTGCATTTTGAGAAAAAAGACAACATTTATTTTCAGACAATAAATTAGTTATATCTTTTTTAAAAATTATATCTAAATCCATATATAAACCACCATACTCATACAAATAAAAATATCTAACTGCATCTACTTTATTAATATAATGATTATAACTTTCATAAATTTTATAAAAAGAAGGGTATTTACTTTTTATAAAAAAATTATTTTCATCGTCAGTCCATAATTTATATTCCCAACCTTTAAAAAATTTTTTATTTTTTATTTTTAAAGTTAAATATTTCACTGGTAAAGTTTCAGTAGACCAACTTTGATGTATGGTTTTATATATCATTTATATCAATCCTTTCTGAACCATAAAAATTTTTAATACCTTTATTACTTAATATTTCTCTATATAAAGGAGTTTCATAATTATAAGGAAAACAAAAACTATCAGGAATAAAATTTAAATTTTTTAAAAAATTATTATTCATTAACCTATTATCCTCTATAATACATTCAACACAATCAGCAGTTTTTATTTTATGAAAATGACTATGACATCCAATATAACAATTTTTATAATTTAAAATATTTTTTATTTGAGACCATTTCATATAATTAGTAAAATTATTTTTAAAAGCTTTTTTATGAGCATTATAACATGTTATAAAGGTATCATTTTGTATTTTATCTTCTTCACAAACTATACCACTACTAATAAAAAAATATTTTTCAGTTTTAATTTTTAATATATCTTCCAAAAAAAGATATTGAGTATATAACCCATCATCAAATGTTAAAATATAATCTTCTAATGGTAAATTTAAAAACGATTCTTTAAATTCATGAATCATTAAAATTTTTTTACTACTCATACTCTATTAAAAATACAAATAAAGGGTTCAGCTTGTCTATAACCTGAAATACTTCCGTAATATAAATCTCTATATTTAATATATTCAATACTAAGAGGATCAGGAGACTGTTTCAATTCAGTTGAATATCTATTAATACATTTATATTTTACATTTATATTTTTTTCAATATTTACATATGTATTATAATCTATACCTTGAAAATTCCATTCACCGCTACCGGGTATAGAAAATTCATATAACGTTGTAACAGGGCTATTATGTCTTGGTCTGCATGCAACTCTCACAGATTTAGATACTATTTGATGATCTATATGTATATCATTACTATAATTTGTATAAACTATATTCGGTTGTACCTGATTTATTATAGATGATATATAACTATTAATAGATAAATTAGAATGTTTATCTAGACTTACATCATCATATACATGTTGAATTAATTTGGTAATACCTAAACTTTTAATATTTTCGTTAAGAGCATTTTTACGTAAATTTTCTACATTTAAATTACTACCTGGTCTATTACCTCTACATAATACACATAATGTTATATTATTATCTTTAGATAATTTTGATATTGTACCACCCATACCAAACTCTGCATCGTCTGGATGGGCTGCGATTATTAAAATTTTTTTCATGTATATAACTTTTTAATATTAGTGATTGTTTCACACTTTAAATTATTATAATTATAAATTATATTTTGACTATTTACAACGTCTAAAGTTTGATTTATAAAACTATTTAAAGTTATAAATTTAATTTTTTTATCTAAATCTTTATCTGGAATATCATTTAATCTTATTTTTTTCATTAAACCTTTATTCCTGGTTTTATCATACACTCTAGGTATTCTCAATATTACCCAATTATCATAATTATTTTTTACATATTCCTCTATTAAAAATTTACTAGTGCAATATATGTTTTCAGTAGGAGTTTCAACACCTAATGTACTAGCAAATATAAATTTAGAATTATTTTTTTTAGCTAAATTTAATACATTTATAGTTCCATTAATAATAGTTTTTATAGTTTTAGTTTCATCTATAAAATCATAATCATCACTAGGACCAGCAAAATGAAAAACATTATCAATTTTTGAAGGTAAATAAAAATTATCAATTAAAATATCCCCATAATCGACATTCCAACCATTTATTTCCTTTTTAAGATTACTACCTAAAAATCCTTTTTCAGCCCCTGTAAATACATTTACCATTTACAATCATCCCAACCTAATCTAATATAATATGAACCATTTTTTCTAATACAATTGCATAATATACTTATAAATTCTTTACCGGTATTAGGTTCAAATAAAGGTATATCTAATAATTCCATTATTTCTTTATCATCATCTAGGGTATGTCCAACACCTAAATGATCATAACAACCGTTTGCACCGGCATTTACAAAAATTAAATTATCACCAAAAGTTTTTCTATAAAATTTTAATTGTTCATAACCTTTATATATATTAAATCCAGCAACACCATATATAATAACTTTTTTACCTTGACTTGCTAAACCTAAAGCTATATTAATCATGTTAGGTTCTTGTACACCGACATTTATACATCTATTAGTATTTTTTTCGTTAAACAATTCAAATCTCCACATATCAGCATGCAGAAAATACAAGCTATCATTATTATATTTTTTTAAAAATCTGTCAAGTATTTTTCTCATTTTAATTATATTTTTTTATAGTGCCACTCATGGGGGTTTTCTTCCATTTCTTTTATACCATAACCTTTTATTGTGTTATAAAAGATAACAGTAGGTTTTTTATAATTTATTTTTTTAAAATTATTTTTAATTTCATTATAATTATGACCATTAACAATGTGAACTTCCCAATTATAATTTCTAAACATATCTATTACTGGTTTAACATCTATAATATCATTTACATTACCGGTTACCTGACTGTTATTATAATCGACTGTTACTAAAATATTTTTTATTTGTTTTTGGCCGATAAATTGTATACCTTCTAATTCACTACCCATTTGCAAAGCAGCATCAGATAAATTAACCCAAGTAATTTTATCGCTAGCTAAAGATATACCAGCAGCAACCCCTAATGTATTTCCTAAAGATTCACCGGAAAAATTTACAAAATCTATTTCTGAATGTTTTAAAATATTATGATATTCATTAATGTTTTTATCAAGATAACCTAGTTTTTTCCAAGGTATATAATATGCCTGGCTACCAAAAGGCTTACCTATAACAAAATTATGTTTATATGGTTTAATAAATTTTTCATTAAATAAACATTCTATATAAGTAGACATTGATAATGCAGATGGTATATGTTTAAAACCGTATTTTTTAGATTCATTATATATTTCATTAAACATTATACTTTTATTTTTTTATGATTTAACATTAAATCACATCTACATCCATTACTGACTGGACATATAACACAATCATTAAATTTTTTATTTAATAAATCTAGTTCTTCGTTAGTACAATCGTGGGTAAATTTACCCTTTGGATCAATTCCCCATACTTTAGCAGTACATTTCCAACCTTTAAATCTATCTAACTTTAATGATCTTAAAAAAATTTCAGGTATATATACTGTGTTGTTATCTTTATCTTTTAATCTTATTTGTCTTTGTATATTATTTTCTAATAAATTAAAACCTTTATAATTTTTTGAATAGTTTATAATTTTTTTTAATATTTCGATAGTTTTATTAGTATCAGTTTTAAAATTAAAACCATTATAAGTAGATGTAGGGTGTAACAAATTTATATGAAATATTAAGTTATTTTTATTTAATTCTTCCATGAAACTAAATATTTTATCCCATTTTTCTTCTTCTGCCGGAAAATTTATATTTGTATAAAAATTACAATTTTTCATGTTGTGAAGTTCAATACATTTTTTTAAAAATATATCATTTTTAGCATATTCATTATGATAAGAACCACTAATATAAAGTTTATTGTATTTTTGATTATCAAATTTTTTATAAAATGAAGCAGGTTTTGTCAAATTAGTAACTAATTCAACCCTTTTACATTTTTTATTTTTATTTAATTCCTCAATAATATTAAAAATTTTTGGATGAGTCGTTGGCTCTCCACCTAAAACCTCTACATTAAAATTTGGAGTATTTCTTAATTTTAGTTTATTAAGTACAATTTTATAATGATTTAATAGAGAATTATCAAATTTATCTGTAAGTGTATCTTCCATATAACAGTAAGAACATCTATATTGACAAAAATAAGTTACTTCCCAACATAAATTTAACAATTCTCTATCTTTTTCATCTCCAGCTTCAATAAAATTATCTATAGATAAATTTTTATTTGTTTTTAAAAAATTTTCAAAACTATTAAAATTATTATACGCAAAACTATTAAAACTACCCTCATTGTATATTTTTCTTGTATTTGTCAACATTGATATCGTTGGCGCGCTACTTAGGATTTTATTATCTGTGGTGTTCATATTTTTTTATTATTTTATTAATAATTCTTTTTATCTTATTTTCTTTTCTTATTAATTTTTGGCTACTACCATCAAAAGAAATATATATATTTTTTGAATCTCTATAAATTATATTTATATTTTTTGTTTTGAATATAAACTTACTACTAATTTTACTAATATTGTTTTTATATATTTTAAAAGCTTTTATTAAACCGGAATTTCTATTTATTAAGTAAATTTTAAATGATAAAATTTTACCTATATGGTTTAGATCTATACCAACAAGAATATAGTTACTACCTATATCAAATAATCTATAGTAAAATATTAATTTATTTTTTTGTATACTAAAATGAAAATATTTTGTTTTATAAAAAAATTTTTGATAATTATAAAAATTTTTTTTATCTATATAATTTTTTATTAAATTATATTTAAAGTTATCTAAATTATAATATTCATATGAATAATAAAAATTACCATTATCATAATCAATAGTGGTTGTATCTTGATATAAATCTATCATATATATTTTTGTATTATTTTATCTAGGTCCGAAAAACTATTAAAAATAATAGAATCCTTATTTAAATACCAAGTGATTAATGTTATATCATTGTGAAAAAAATCATTACCTTTTTTTCTATCATTTAGTATTTTTTCTAGATTGTCTCTAGATAATTTATAATTACCAATTATTTTAAGTTGATATTTTTCGGCTTGAATAGGGTGATTAGTTAATAAAATTAATTCATCATTTAAATTTTTTATTCTATTTTTAAGAATATTATATTCTTTTTCTAAATGTTTTTCAAAATTACCATTTATAAAATGTTTTTTTAAAAAAATTTTTTCATTTTTTGTTAATAAACTATCTATATCAATTAATTTTTTATATTTTTTACTTAGAGTAGTTTTACCGCAACCAGGAGATATTATTATAGTTTTTTTCATTAAAAAATTAAAGTAGGTTTATCTGTAGATGGTATAACTAAATTCATATCAATAAAATTTAATTTATCGCTATCATAACAAAAAGAATTAACATTAACTTGGTTTATAAATAGATTTTGTTTAGGTTCAATTATTTTACTATAATAAATACTACTTATTTCATGTTTTAATTTATTATATATGTTATTATAAATTTTTTTATTAGTGTTTAATAACATATTTTGTAATATACATTTTTTAGTTAAGAAATAATTTATATCAGTTATATTTATTTCTTTAACAGACAATTCAAAAATAAAAATATTATTATGTCTAGAAATACATTTTGGAAAAAAATAATGCTTTAAATTGAAATAATTGTATATTTTTTTATAATATTCAAGTGATTTATATTTACCGAATATATTAAGTAATTCTGGGTCTATTTTATCAATATAAAATATTAGATATAATTTTTTATTACTCTTTATTATATATGATAAAGACTTTTGATAATTACTATTTTTAAGATTATCAATAATTTTTACTATTTTATAATTTTTATAAATTTTATGTGTAAAATTATATAATTCTTTATAAATTTTATCCATCTATTGGTCTTTTAGGGTATTTAAACATTGAATTACATGTACAACCACCCTTTACAGGGCAAATAATTTCTTTACCGCAATTTCTAAATAAAGGGTCTAAAACTTCTCCTGAACAAACGTTTTTAAAAATTCCTAAATGATCAACATTCCATGACCAAGCAGGGCAATAAAATTTATTATAAAAATTATCTAAATGATTGCCTCTTATTTCTAATTCATTTAAATAATGCTCTTTACCGCATTTTTCTACATATTTAATTTTGTCTTTAATACTATATTTTTCGTAAAAATCATTTAAACCAAATTTATCTAAAAAATTATAAACTATATTCATTTGTTTTTTACTTTCTTCGATAGTATTTTTTGGTATATTACCCATATTAAAACCTTCATAATTTTTTGTACTTTGTAAAAGATTTAAATCAAATACTATACCCTCATGAAGTAATTGTTTCATTAAATTAGCAGTTTGTTCGTGATATTTTTCTTCATTTATTATATTAACATTAACATAGAATTGTAAATCATTTTTAAATAATTCTACACATTTATTTCCAAACTTTCCATCTTTATCGTATTGAGGGTGGTATGAAAACCCTCCATATATTCTTTTTTTTATATCTAAATCATTTATTTTTAAATAAAAATCAATTGGAGCGGTTAAATTGGTGTAATATATACTTTCATGTAATTTATCTAACTTTGATATTTCTTCAATTATATCTAAAAAATTAGGATGTAAGGTAGGTTCCCCTCCTAATATTTCTAATTTAAATAATGGAGTATTTTTTAGTTTAAGTCTTTTTATTACCGTTTTCCACATATGGTAATAATTATTTTTTATATCAGATCTAATATAATCATAAGCATAGCAATACTTACACCTATAATTACATTTGTGCAATAAACTCCACCATATTTCTAAACATTCAAAATCTTCTTCCCCAGTAAATTTTACATTATTTAATTTAAGTTTAGAAGACATAATGTTATTTATAAACTAATATTATCATTACCATCTGTTGTCTGTATATAACAACTATCTTTAATATAATTTATTTTACAATTTTTTAAACATTTTAAAAAAAATATTTCATCATTTTCGACATAATTATCATCTATTATGTATTTGTTTATTAAATTATAGTTTATAATTTTTTTATCAAAAATTATTTGAGATAACTGAAAATCTATAAAATTATTATTAATAATAAAATCATTATAGTATTTATATGGTTTTTTGCAGCATGATTTAACATATTCTTTCATAGAATTTTCATTTATATATTTGCGTATAAATTTTTTATCTTTTTCATATTCTATAAAATTTAAATCATAATTTAAATCTATATTTTTAAAAAACTTAGGGGTTATATAATCATCATCTTCTAAAAAAAAGACTTTATTATAGTTAGATAAATTTATTAACTTAAAATATAAATTTTTTAAAGTATCTTTAATATAAAAATACTTTATTTCCACGTTTTTATTGTAAATTTCTTCTATATCGTTACTATCATTATTGACTATTATTTCTATATTGTTATTTTTACAGTTATCTATAACACTTTCAATACATCTTTTAAAAAGTTTAGGTCTTTTATGGGTTAAAATTAAAATTGATAAATTCATATTTTTTTCTTTAAAATATCAATAATTTTATCGTTTTTCTTTAATATTATACTATTAAAATCGTTTTCTATGTCTAATTTTCTATATTTTAAACCAGTATCTACGTTTAAATAGTTTTTATCAATATTATGGTATATAATATCTTTATTATAATACTTACATTCAGCTATAAATCTTGGACTGCAGTCAAAACAACCTAATTCTTGTTTAGTTACCGAATATGTTGGGGTATATATGTAAGAATCAAACTTTTCAAATATATTATCCAAGGGCATAGCTGGAAAAGTTACATTTTTTATATTTTTAAATTGTTCCCTATACAATTCTGGCTGATTAGTTAAAATTATATAATTTTTAAACTTATACTGCATAACTACATCAAGTAAATAATTACTACACAGTTTTCTACAGTTTGTAGTTACATATAATAGTGCAGTTTCAGTTTTTACCTTTTTTATATCATTATAGATGTCAAACTTTATTTTTTTCTTATAATCTATGGCTATTTCATTATCTTTATCATTATAAACCCTTTGATCTTGCAGTAAAGTTATATTTTTATAAGGTAAATTATAGTGAAAATCTTTATTTGAACATCTAAATGAAAATATATTATCAAAAGATATAACTATACCATCTCTTAATGAGGTTCTAGTAAACCCTCCATCGACAAATAATATATTTTTACCTGATATAAACTTAGGTCGGTGATGAAAAATGGTATTATCTTTAATTTCATTAATTATATTATTTTTTATATTATATTTCGATATAATAGCTTTTTCTATTATATTCCAATCCATATCTTCGCATATTAATATACCAATTTTCATATGCTGGCTTAATAACAAGTAATATTCTAATATTTCATATAAATGACCAGATATTCCGTGATTATTATCATTATTCCATGTCATTGTTAAGAATAAATCATAACTTTTATCCAATTTTAAATATCTCACAAGTAAAAATCTTTCCTATAATGGTTAACATCACGTATTTTATCACCAGGTTCAGGATATACTTCCATATCTAATTGTTTTTCGATACCATCACAAATATAAAAATATTTGCACTTAAAACATGCTAAAGATTTTTTATAATCAGTGAGTCTATCATGTCTAGCTTTAGCATACCCTAATTCTATTTTTTGATTGTGTGTATATGTCTTAGTTACATCAATATCATAGTCATATATTTCTTTATTCCAGTCATATACATCATATACATGTTGATATTGGTTACATACATATTTTTCATAACCTTTCATAAAGCAATAAGGTGTGTATCTAACGTTAATATATTTTACATCGTCGACTATTAAATCTATACATTTTTTTATATTATCAGTTAGTTTATTATAGTCATCTATAGGTTCAAATGTTTTATTATCATCCCAATAGTTTAAAGTTAAAAAGTTTACTTGAAAAGGTTTAATTTTTTTAATAATATCAGCATAAGCTACTAAACCTGAATAATTTTTTTGATAAACTGTACAGTTAATTCTAACTCGTATGTTATGTTTGTTACAAAGGTCTATTGCTTTATTGATTTTCTTCCAACCATTCTTTCTCCCTACTATATCATCATGAACTTCTTCATTATAACCATGTAAACTAAATAAAATTTCTTTTAACCCGTGTTCTTTTGATTTTAATAAAAACTTTTCATTAGAAAATACTGAACCGTTACTTAAACAGCTTATATTTTTAAATTTATCATTACAATAATCTAATATTTTAAACCAATCTTTATGTATGGAGCTTTCTCCTCCTGATAAATCTACTTCATCTATACCATATGAGTGCAAAATATCTATACGCTTTTTAATAGTGTCGTATGACGTTTTCTGGTCTAATTTATCAAGATAATAACAAAATTCACAATGGTAATTACAATGAAACCCGGTATCTAACTTTGCTCTATTATTTCTTTTAGTGGTATAATCAACATTAAATCTATTGATACTAATTTTATTAATATCCATTGTATAATTTGTTTATTGATTATTTTTATCAAGAATTTCTTTTATTTTGTTTATTACTTTTGTAACAACATAATTTGTATCCTTTATTTCAGATATTTCATCATAAATTTCCTTTAACTCATCGTATGTCATCGTTTCAACCAGTGAAAGAGCAGCATCTAAGGTATTATCATCATTACCATTAATTTTATCTTTAATACTTGTCAATTCATCAGGTAATGGTAAGAGCAGTGGTGGGTAAGTATCGATTACATCGATTAAATTCTTACAATCGGTCAAATCTATATCATTAAGTGTTTCGCAAAACATTTCTATAATAGAATTAATATCTTCTATATCTTCCTCATCAGATTCTTTTTTAATTTCATTTAATTCATTAATATTTTCATCTATTTTATGTTTTACTATTTTATTCCAAACTTTTGATATATTATTTTTATTAGAAATAGTATTTGCTTTTATTTCATAATCTCTTACAGTAAATTCAAATTTTTTACATATATCAAATATTTCTTTTTCTGAATTAACTTTATAAACTTCGTTTTTTAAATAGTATTCTAATAATTCTTCTTTAGATATATATTCTAAACTACAATCTTCTAAATCTGAATTTATTTTATCAATATAGCCTAAATTAATTTCTATATTATTATCTACCCCATGGACTGTTATTTCTTGAATTTCACTATATAATATGTTTTCTATTTTTTTTGATAATATATTATATACCCTTATTTTATCAATTTTATCAGAATTTTTTATTGTTATTTTACAGATATCTTTTAAAGTGGTATATGGTTTACTAATTCCTTCAATTTTCAGAAAACATATATTATCAGATAGTTGTTTTATGGTATAATTTTTAGTTTCGCTATCCATTTACTTATTTATGGGTAAGTCATTGAAGGTCCATAGGTTCTACCACTAGGATCTTGTATACCCTGTAACAAATATAATGCGTTAGATGTTTTACCTCTACCAGCACCTCCTGAATATGTAAAATTTATAGAGGTGGTATCACCAAATGAACCGACCCCGGTGGCATTCATACCTCTAACTTTTGCAGCTCCATCATATCCAGGTGTTATTCTAAATCGTGCCTCCGGTTGAGCGTTGGTTGTTTTTGGTGTTAGCTGATCGAAATCAAGAGTTTTAAAGGCCTGAACTGTAACAGTATATTCAGTACCACCGTTTAAACCAGTGAAAGTTACACTTTCTCCATGAGCAGCGAGTTTACTTTGATTATTCATTTCATACCTGTATGAGTTTTTTTCACTAAATATACCTTGTAGTGAGACTTTTGCATTATTATTAGTACCATATGTAGAAGATGTTTCATTTATAGTAGAAACTCCTATTCCAAGAATAGTTGTACCATGGAAATCACTTAAATTAATTTGTTGACCAGAACTTTTTTTATTACTAAAATTACCTGTTGTACCTACATAAGTTCTAAACCAATTTCTTAAAGAATTTATACTACTATTAACTTCAGTTCGACTAGTACTAGTTTTTATATTTTTAAGCAAATTTATACTTCTATCTTCCCCAGTATTTCCAGGGCTTACTTCTCCTGATGTTGGTATTCCTTTGGGTGCTGAACTATCATTTACGGCCATACTATTATTTAATTATTTACCTTTTTTCTTCCATGATACCCGTTTAGAGCTTTTCTTTTTATACATTTTACCTTTTATTTTATTACAAGCTGCTTTCGTAGGTCTACATGCTGGGTAACTACCGCCTGATTTTTTGGATTTTCTACCACAAGGTCCACCGGTTTTACAATTTATCCAACCGCTAAACTTTTTACCCGTCTTAGGGTCTTTACCACCGCGTTTAAACCATTGATGGAGACCATCACTAGCTTCATTTACATAAAACTCAAATAGGTCATCAAATTTCATTACTTTCCTTTTGCTTCTTTAGATGCGTGTAATTTATCACCAGCTTTTTTTGCTGCTTTATAGGCTTTACTACCTTTTCTAGCTGATTTATGTCCAGATTTTTTCTTTTTATTAATATTTGCCCATAAGCTTTCAACTAATTGATCAAATGTTATTTTTTCTTCCATATTTTACCTTTCCTGCATCTTACTATAGCACCTGACTTATATGCAGAAGTTTTTTTACCATAAACTTGATCAGCTTTACGTTTACATCTATCTTGAGCATCTTCTTCTTTTTTAGGTGAATAACTTTCAAGATCATGTTGACGGAGACCTATTAATTTTGTTGCTTTACCCCTAAGCATCTGTACATATTTGTCACCACCGTACATAGCAACCATTCTAGGATCAGGATCTTTAATCATAGCTTGTAATTCTTTAATTTGTTTTACACGCTCAGCATTTTCATAATATAGTTTAAATGTTTTCATAATAAATTACCATTTTCTGCAAGACCAATATCTAGCTTTTGTTTTAGGACCAGGATTATCACAATTATGTCTAGCTCTAAAAGATTTACGAGCTTTAGGATTACTTTTTCTTATTTTCATAGTTTTTTCACCGCGTCGTTTAGCTGATGAACCACCATGTCCAAAATTAACTTTTCTTACATTACCTGACTTAGGATCTTTTACGTATACTTTAAATTTTTTTACATCCCCTCGAGTCGGTTTATTAAGAGTTACTTTTCTACCTCTGTATTCAGCATCTTCATCAAATGCTTCCATAAGAGAAGAGTATAGTTTATCGAATGTCATGTAATTATTTATTAAATATTAATATGGATAATGAATCTAATCTAATATTTGAACAATATAAATCTGTAAACGAAATGATTGGTCTCGGACCTAGGGTCAGTAAAATGGTAAAAATACCTGGTCCTGGTTCTCAAAATGCTACCCCTAAAGTAGTAATAATGAAAATAAGTGACGAAGAATCTTGTAGTAATGAAGAGTTACCTAATGAACAAGAAATTGTTCGAATACAAGCTGGTGAACCAGAAGAATCAGATTGCGGAGGTGATGATTGTGGCTGCAATAAAGAAGGGGACAGTAGTGGTAAAACAATTTATGATGGTGAATTAGATATGGCTAGATTAGAATTATTAAAAGCTAATGAATATGCTGCTAAATTATTTCATCATATAGGTAATCATCCTGAAAGTGATTATTTAGAAGGTTGGGTAGCAAGTAAAATAACTAAAGCAGCTGATTACCTATCATCAGTTTATCATTATCTAGATTATGAAGATAATTTTCCTACCAGAGAACCTTGCTATAGTGATGAAGAAGATAAAGAGGATGAAAGTATAGAATTAGATGATGATGAAATGACTAAAACTGCTAAAGAGACCGGTTTTGGAGCTTAAACTAATTTATTATCAAATATACGTTTAACTTCTTCGTCCATCGAACCATATAGATCTTGTATAAGATCTTTTCTTTCTTGTTCATCTAAACTTTTGTATAATTCTCTTATTTGAGATGCACTTCTAATATCTTTACCAAGAATACTAAAATCCATAGTAGGTAAAGTTGTTATATAACCATGTTTACTACCGCTAGTTATTTTTTTAGACTTATCATATGGTTGAAAATAACTTGGCGTACCATCTTTTTTTAAACCGAATTTAAAGCGAGGTTTATCACCTTCCATATCTTTTTCAGAAACTGCAAATATAACTTTAGTTTTATCTAAATCATATCTTTCAGTAATCTCATTAGCTAAATATGGATTTTTTGTCATTTCTACAAAACTAGGATCAATACCAGCACTTTGAATCATTTTTTTCTTTTCTTCAAATTCAAATGGGGAATTATCGTCATTAGTTTTACCAGATGTAGAAATAAATATATCAGCTGTTGGAAATTGTTGTTTTAATTTATTGTAAACCGATGCATGTCCTTTATGAAATGGGTGAAATCTACCTGGGTATATAACTACCGTTTTTGTTAAATCTTCTGCCTCTTCAAATTCATTTAACATTTCATACATTTCATTAAAAGCTCCAATTTTTTTACTTCCTGTTGGGTGGGTTTGTAATCTTGTACCTTCACCTTTATTAAACACTGGTGGGTTATTAATATATGATTCTTGATTCTCAGGTGTTGAGGGTTTACCAGTTCCAAAATTAGCGCGACTAAATTCTTCTCTATCAACTAATTTAGTAATTTCTGCCCCTGCTGCTGTAACTTTAGATAATGCAAAACCTTCAGGAGCAGTTGTTTGCCAATTGTTAGAGCTTTCTTCTAGATATGTACCTAATAGATCATTTTTTGTTATTTCATTAAAAATTTTAATTAAATTATTTTTTAAATTAGCTATAATTTTAGTAATTTCAAAAGCATTTTTTATAGAAGGTTTAAGCTTTTGTAAAGCTTTTAAAGTTACTTTCATTTGCTCAGTTTTTTTAGCTTTACCTTTTTCACTTTTCAGCTTTTCTAACTCTTTTGTAAAACGATTTGAAATATAATTAACATATTCTTCGGTAGACATCGATGTATCTTGCAAAAATCTCCCAGATCTTATTTCAGAGTTTATATAAGATTTTAAAGTACTAGTGTAATCATCTAACGCACTAAAATCGACTTTATCAGCTAACTTAAGTACTTGCTTCTTTTTAACCTTAACATCTTTTAAAAGTAATTTACTAAAGGATGATTTACTATTTTTAGGCTTATTAGCTAATACATTAAAAACAAATACTGTATTTGATGAGGTAAACTCATCGGGGGAAGAAGTGTATTTTTTTACTTTTAATATACCGTTACGTACCATATATTCAATATGAACTGCAACTCCTATTTTTGATTTAGCTATTTGATCACCATAAGGGCTATTTTCGGTAACTGCATACTTAATAGTATTAGGGGTAAAAGTTAAAAATTTATTTTCATTTTTTACACCATCGATAGTTTCTGGAGTTTCAAAAGTTTTCATTTGCGGATCAAACATATAATCCATTTGATAAATACCTTTAAGATTTAAAGATGGTAAATAACGTAAAGCTAATTTTAATTTATCTGCTAAACCACCAGTACCGTGATTTGTGGCAATATCCTCCTCAGTATAATTTATTTTAGGGTTTTTAGCAAAAGCTGATTTACTTGCTACAAAAAATTTATTATTAGTATCTATACCCGCAACAATAGCAGGTGCCCCATCAAACTTTGTAGATATTTTATAATCAGATTCATCTACAAAATACGATATAGAAGATTCTATTTGGTTAATAGCTTCTATAACACCTTGCTTACCTTTATTAAGTATATTTTCTTCTAAATGATCAATATGCTTTACTGCCCCATCAATTGCATCAAAGAATTCTAATAATACTTTATGGTGTTGTTTAAAGTTTATCATGATATTTTTAAATCCTTTTTAAACTTTGCATTTACATTACTTCCTGGATAACCTATATAAACCCCATCACCATCAAAATCAAAAGCTATAAAATTATTATTAATAGCATTTAAAATATTTGAATAACTAGTAACATTTAAATAACGAGCTTTGTCAAATGTACCTTCACCAGCAACACTTCCTGCTTTTCTAGTAAAACCTTTTTGATAAACATATAATACAATATCAAAACCTTCGCTACCGTATTCATTTAACATTATACCTGCAAAATGCTGCATACGTTTAACTGGATCAGTAATATTTTGATCAATAAACTGTTGTAAAACAGAACTATTAGCAAAAGCTTTTTTCATTACATCGCCGGTAAATTTAGCTTGTTGTAAATCTTCTATAGATAAATCAGGTTTAGCTGCAAACTCTTTGAGTTTATTAAGATCATTTTTAAACCCTCCACCTCTAGCGCTAATAATTCTTCCTTTACCTACTTTTAATTCAATATTTAACCCGCTTGGAGTTTTTAAATCTCCAACATCTCCTTTAAAACATTCAGTAAATAAACTTAATAGTAACTCACCATCACCAACACTAACATTGCCTTCAGAAAAACTTTTAACAAATAATGAATTATAAAACTGTTCTAATTTTTCTGGTGTTTCGTTAGCTAATATTTTTTTTAAGACTGGAAAAACTGCTTCATGTAAACTTAACTCTCCTTGAACACTACTTATTTTACCGGTAATACTATTTAATTTTTGCTTAATTTGTGATAACATTTCTATTTCACCATAATTTACATCAAAATCAGCAAAATAGTTTTTAATATAGCGAGTTTGATCTTCAAAACCAGATTGTCGAACGAGGTCTTCAACTGATTTATTACCTTCCTTTTTAACTATATTAACTATCTTTCTATAATCTTTATCATCAACAGCACCTACAAATTCATAATTATTATCTTGATCACCTCTAAACAAATTAGTATCTTCATAAAACAAATTTATCTTTTGACGGGGTAGTTTTCCTACCTTTTTATTAGCAGATTCATTTAAGTATACTTGATCTAATGGTTTCCAGCTCATGTTGCAACATCAATATCTTGTGAATATTTTTTCATCATATTAATTAATTTTTCTAAAGAAGCTTTAGCATTTACTTCATTAATATCTGATAATTCACTTAACGTATCAATATCACTTGGCTCTATTTTTGTAACTAAAGCTTTTTTAATTAACCTTATAAGCAATACTTCACCTTCAGGGGATAATTTTTGAACTTCAGGTTCAGGCTCTGGAGCTGGTTCTGGTTCCGCTACCGGTTCTTCAACTGGTGCTTCAACCGGAGCCTCCATTTCTGTTTCATCTTGTTCTAAGATATTATTATATGCTTTTAAAAATTTTTTCATTTTATATATTTAAGAGATTATTTCTGAGGTTTAGATAGTGCTGCATAAGCATCTGCCATATCTTTGGTAGCTTTATTATATGCAGGAATAGCTTGCAAATAGACTTTAGATCGAGCTTTTAAAGCTTTTTTAGCTTGTCTTGCTGAACGATTCATAAGTTTACCTATAGGTCCCACCATAACATCATCTGCAGTAGCGGCCAAACGCGTAAGACCTTTTTCAGCGTCAGCTAAACTAACATTTAATTTACCTTCTTGATCTTCTATACTACTTCCTCTCATAGAATTAATTTTGTTATACAGATTTTCAAGCTCTTTAAATTCATCGCTTCCATCATTAACTATTTCACCTTGTTCAATAGGTCTATTATGATATTCGTGAACATCTGCATCTTCTTTCTTATATAGAGCTCTTCTTGCTTCAGCATATTCACTGTTATTTCTGAAAGCATTCTTTTTTTGTCTTAATTCAGCTTTTTTTTCAGGGTCATCTTCTGTCATACTTTGACGAAATAAATCTCTACGTTCTTTTTCCCTTTCAAGATGACCTTCATAATCATACTTGTTTTTAAACTCATCAGTTTCTGCTGCTCCTGAACGTAATTTTGTAATATCCTGATTAACGTAATCTCCAAACTTAGATAAAAATCTACTTAGTAGTACTGCAGGGGCTTCTGGTGAGTTCTTATTACCACCTATACCGTGCATGTTCATAGAATATAATCTTGCAAAACTTCCTGAATCTAAAATATCTTTTCTAGACTTACCTACAAGACTTCTTAAAAAATCTCCAAATGATTTTCCTGATTTCATTTGTACCATTATTTCATTATCTTCTTTAATAGTAACGCTATCTATTTTTTTCAAGATACTATTAGCTAGCTGGTTAAACATGTCCATATTATTATTTATCTAATTAGAAGTAGTTTTGTAGATAGTCTATTAAAGTAATCCTTATTTAAAAAAGTTAATTCATAACGTTTAGTAAATTTCTTCACACCAGAAAACGTATATTTACCAATATCCATATTATTGATCTTGCTTATCATAGAATTTATAGTAGTTTGGGCCTTACCATCGTTAATATCAATAAGGTGGTCTAGATATATTAATGAATATTTACTAATGAATATTTTTATTGGTAATATTTTATCCACTCTACGTAAAAAATTAGTAAAAAACACTAATATTTCATTTTCCTTAAAGTATTTTGTTAGTTCGCAGTCATCTAACTGGGTATTATTAAAGTATATAATAGATTTTGACTTACAGTTAAGTAATCTTTGACATATATTGTATATAGTATAGTGATATATGAACTTCTTTACTTGTAAATTATTAATACTCTTATCTAATAGGTTAAATTCATGTAATGAATTAATTATTTGAGGTTGTATGTCGTTTATTAATAACTCATTAAAGTCAATTATAGTAAAATCATAATTTTCTATATGTAAGTCAGCCATCATTACCTTTATTATAGTACTGTTCCAAAAACAACTTTGGTGCTTTACCTATTCTACAGTTTATAATACCATTATAATAATTTTCACTTAATAGGACATCCATTTCGAACTGCATTTTAGCTTCAAAATATGATAATTCAAATTTACTATTGCAAAATTTTAATATTTTAAATATAAATTTATCTAAACCTAATAAAGATATATCATTATTCAAAGCATCGGACGAACCTGTATATGTTTTCCAGTCACTTTCAATAAAATCAATACGTTTACGTTTTTTACCTTTTAAAGGTTTACGTCTAATTTTGCGGACCATTTGTTTTTTACCAATATATTTTTTACCACTAATGGTATTAGTAATTTCATATATAAAACCGAAAGAGTCTTTAGGTATCGGTTTACATACTTCCCATATACCTGTATCCATTAAGATATTTACTTTTTATTTTTTAATTTTCTAGTTTTTTTCTTCTTACCCACTTTACCTTTTCTAGAATACATTGCACCTAAGGCTGTAGGTCTTCTAAAATCACCAGGTGCATACGCATCAGTACCCGGTGTACCACTTACTGTCGTGCCATAGCCAGTAGCAGCTGCAGAGCCTAGCACCCCTCCACCGACTGTATTTTCATCTTCTTCTGGTGGTTTTTTCTTTTTAAGGCTTTTTTTAAATGCTTTTTCAAATAAAGTTGTTTTCTTCATATTAGTATTTATAATTAATATGTGAGTTTATTAGATCAATATATAGATGAAATAGAAAAAGATTTACAAATTAATGAATTTAATCTTAAAGACTCATCGATGAAAACCCCGGCTCGTAAACATTACTGGGTAGCTAAATTAATAAGACATAAACAAAATCTATTGAAACTTAGAATACTTAGAGATTCAGTAAAGAAAGAAGTAGTTCAAAAAATTGTTGAAGAAAGCCCAGTTAAAGTAACTATACCAGTAGCAGAAAAAGCAAGTTATAAGCATGAAAAAATGAAAGAGATATCTGAAAAAATTAGCAATGAAGAGTTAATTATTGAGTTTTTAGAAAAAACTGAAAAAACATTTAGTGCTGTTGGGTTTGATATAAAAAATATTATTGAAATAATGAAAATGGAACAATTATAATGAAATTTGAATTAGCTAAGGAAAAAATTAGATTAATAACAGATGATTTAGACAATATACGAGAACATTTTAGTGTTAAAGATGAAACAGCTCGTTTTCGAATGAGGGGGAGGGCAAGATTTTATTCTAATCCTCGTATATACGGTATCACACCGACAGGTCTGTTTGAACCAGGTCTTTTTTTTGATATTTTAAGTCATATAAAACTAGAATATCCAAATACAGATTATCAAATAGATCAAGATATTTTACCTATAGTCAAACCGACATATAATGAAGAAAGAGCATATGATAATCTAAAATTTCCATTAAGAGATTATCAATTAGATTCAGTAAAAGAAGCATTAAAATTTGGAAGAGGTATTATAAAACTAGGTACAGGTGGAGGTAAAACTTTAACGATTGCATCATTGTTAATGAGTTTATATTCTAATAACCCTAAAATTAAAATTTTAATATTGGTACCTGACCTAGGACTAGTTAATCAAACTTATAATGATTTTATAGAATATAATGTATTATTTAAATTTACAAGGTGGACAGGAAAAATAAAACCTGATTTAACTGCTAACTGTATTATAGCTAATAGAGGTATATTACAGAGTCAGTTTGATAATAATGATTGGATTCAATATATCGACGTTTTAGTGGTTGACGAATGCCATACGATTAAAAAATCTAATAAAGTAAGTAAGATGGTTAATAAAATCCATACTTTTAATAAATTTGGATTAACTGGTACTTTACCAGATGATAAACCAGAGCAATGGAATGTTATTGGTAAATTAGGTAAAGTCATATATGATAAGGATAGCTATCAACTTAGGTTAGAGAGCTATTTAACTAACGTAGACATTAAGGTTATTAACATAGGATATAAAGATAAACCTCTTGTAGTAAGTGGTAGTAACAACTTTAAAACTGAATTAGATTTTATATATACAAATAATTTTAGAAATAATGTTATTAAGAATATATGTTCAAATTTTAACAATAATTCTCTTATATTGGTTAACCATTTAGCTCATGGAGATGCATTATTTGATGACTTATCTCAAATTGAAAATAAAAAAGTTTATTTTGTTAAAGGAGAAGTAGAGGTGGAAGAAAGAGATAAAATTAAAAAGATAATGGAAACTAATAATGACGTTATCTGTATTGCAATGAGTTCTATTTTTAGTACTGGTATTAATATTAAAAATATACATATGATTATGTTTGCCTCTGGTGGTAAAAGTTTTATAAGAACAATACAATCGATTGGTAGGGGTTTGCGACTGCATGAAAGCAAAAATAAACTAATTATTATAGATCTTGCTGATAAGTTAAAATACGGTACACGTCATTCTGATAAAAGGAAAGAAATTTATAAATCAGAAAAAATAAATTTTACGTCAACTGATATAGTTGAAAAATAAGTTTTATATATTATAATTAGTTTATGGCTAATACTAAAAAAACTACTGGTAAGCGTAGAGGACCTAAACCTAAAAAGACAGAATACTATGTAGATCCACGAGAATTAAAAAAAGAATTAATAGCATATTATAAAAGCGAAGATTGTACACCTGCATTAGGAGATATGATTCATAAAATTGCACACGGTTTAAGTTATTCATCTAATTTTATTAACTATACCTATCGCGACGAAATGGTAGGAGATGCTTTAGTTAAGATGTACACAGCAGTTACTAATAAAAAGTTTAATGTAGATTCAGAATACAACCCTTTTTCGTATTTTACCACGATTGCCTTTCATGCCTTTATTAATAGAATTAAAAAAGAGAAAAAACATGCTGAAACCTTAAGTCAGTATAAAGAAAAAATATATGAGCAAGAAATGTTAGATTCGATGGACGGTAGAGTTTACGTTAAACCGATGAGTGATGATGTAGATACAGAGCCGAATGAATAAAATAGCTATATTTTCTGATATACATTTAGGTGTGCACCAGAATAATGATTTCTGGCTTGGTATAGCTAATAAGTGGGCTGATTGGTATATAAAAGAACTTAATGAAAAAAATATTACTGATATTATTTTTTGCGGAGACTTCTTTCATTATAGGGATGAAATTTCAGTAAAGACTTTAAATTTTGCTAAAGATATTCTAGATAAATTTAAAGATTTTAAAATTACTATGATAACTGGTAACCACGACGCATGGTATAAAGACACATCAGAGATTAATAGTTTAAGTATCCTTAAAGGTTATAAAAATTTAACAGTATATGATAAACTTGCTACTGTAGATTATAAAGGTAAATTAATATCATTTTGCCCATGGGGTACAAAAATAGATGATATACCGGATAGCGATTTAATATTTGGTCATTTTGAATTAGAAAATTTTAAAATGAATATGTTTAAAATATGTGACCATGGTGATGATCCAGATGTATTAGTTGAAAAATCTAAATTAATCTTTACCGGACACTTCCATGCAAGAGATGAAAAACATTATAAGAAGCAAGATAGTTCTATCATCTATGTTGGCAATCCATACGAAATGGACTTTGGTGATACAATGCAAACGAAAGGGTATTATATTCTAGATCTAGATAATATGTCTTATGAATTTTTTGAAAATAATATTACCCCTAAACATATTAAAATAATTTTATCTAAACTAATCAATTTAACTGATGTTGAAAATGTCTTTAAAGGTTCGTTACCAGGCAATATTATTAAATTGATTATTGATAAAAATATTAGCACGGACCATTTAGATGCTTTAGTTACCAAATTGACTACGTATAAGCCAGTAGAATTAAGAATTGATTATGATGTAAATTATAATAAACTTAAGATAGAAAACGATGAAGATTATGATTTATCAGGAGTTGATATTAAACATGCGATAGAAGAGTTTGTTAATATGTTAGATATAGAAAATAAAAAAGATGTAGTAAATTATTCTACATCTTTATATGAAAGAGTTAAATGAAATACGTATGCTTTAAAGAGTTAAAGATAAAAAACTTCCTGTCTATTGGTGAGGAGTTTGTAACTGTAAATTTTGAAAAAGGTTTGCATATTGTAACAGGTATCAATAGAGATAAAGAAGATAGGAGAAACGGTGTCGGTAAAAGTACGATAGCTGATGGTTTATATTTTGCTATATTTGGTCAAACTTTAAGAGATATTAAGAAGAACTTTATAGCTAATAATTTAACTTCAGGCACATGCGAGGTGCAATTATCATTTACTGTTGATGACCCTAAGCATGGTGTAAATGAATTTGATATTATACGAACTTTAAATCCGAGTAAAGTTTATGTATATAAAAATGGTAATGATAAAACTCGAGATAGTATATCTAATACTAATGAATATATTAATACAGTTTTATCATCAACACCTGAAATATTTCAAAACTGTGTTATAATGACCCTTAATAATCATGTACCTTTTATGGGTAAGAGTAAAACAGAAAAACGTAAGTTTATAGAGCAAATATTTAACTTAGAAATTTTTAGTAAAATGTTAGGAGAGCTACGGAATGAACATAATGAAATAAAACGTAATTTTGACATTGAAATAACTAGATTAGAAGAGACTAATAATCATTTAAATACCCAACAGCAGCAAGTTGATAATTTTGAAGAAAATAAAAATCAAAGAATTAATAGAATTAAAGATCAGATAAGTGCAAAAAATACAGACTTAAAAAATTATAAAGAAGAAAAAGATACAGTAGAATCGTTAGATGAAACCCCTTATGTTGATAAATCTGATAAACTAAACGATGAAATAGTAGATTTAAAAAATATTAAAAATGAAAAGTATGAAAAAATTGTACAATTAAAAACTAATTTAACTACTAATAAAAGTACATTAACAAAAATTGGTACGGATGAAGCTACATGTCCTATGTGTTTAAGACCTTTAGAAGACCATGATAAAGATTTAATTGAAGAAGAAAAAGGAAAAATTAATATTATATTAGACAATATTTTAAATGATATAAAATATAACAAAGAAGATTATGAAAATACAGTTAGAGAAATTAATAGTTATTCTGCGGCTAAAACAAAAATAGATAATAAACTTTTAAGTATAAAAACTCAGAAGGATAATATTTCTTATCTTGAACGCAATATATCTGATATTGAAAATATTATTAAACAATATCAAACTGATATTGATAGTATTAAAAATGAAACTAATTCCTTCGATGATCTAATAAGTAATACAACTGATAAGATTAATAGTATTAAGCAAGAGATAGATTCTCTTAAAAAGGTTATAAATCTTATGGACGTGGTCAAGTTCGTAGTAAGTGAAGAAGGGGTAAAAAGTTTTATTGTTAAAAAAATATTATCTCATTTTAACGGTAAGTTAACTCATTTCTTAAAAAAATTAGATAGTAATTGCGTATGCGTTTTTAATGAATATTTTGAAGAAGAAATTATAAATGAAAAAGGTAAGATTTGTTTATATAATAACTTCTCTGGAGCTGAAAGAAAGGCTATTGATTTAGCTTGTTTATTCTCATTTATGGATATGAGAAAGTCGCAGGGTGATGTATATTATAATATTAGTTTTTACGATGAATTATTTGATAGTAGCCTGGATGAAAAGGGGGTTGATTTAGTTCTAGAAATATTAAATGAAAGAGTAGAAAAATATAACGAATGTGTTATGGTTATAAGTCACCGTAAAGAGAGTATAAAATCAGCTAACGGAGACGTTATATTTTTAGAAAAACACAATGGCATCACTAGAAGAGTAAATTTTATTGATTAATTAATATTATGCTAATACAAGGTAACAGACCATTCCAACAAGGTAACCCGTTTCAACCGATGCAAAATCAACCGATACAGTTTCAGCAGCCGGCACCACCTCCGCAACCAAAAGAAAATGAATTACCGCGATTTTTAAATTATTATGCAGATTATTCTGGTTGCGGTCATTGGAGAATGATATGGCCTGAACAGATTATGAACGCTCATAGTAAAGCTTGTGTACACGGGACAACAGTGATGAATTTAGATGAGCGATATTATGTTCAAACGAAAGGTGTTCGTATTCAAAGACAAGCTACTCCTCAGCAATTACAATTTGTAAAGTGGTTAAGACAATTAGCAGATAAAAATAATTTTAGATTAATTTATGAAATTGATGATATATGTTTTTCTGAAGATATACCAGACTATAACAAATATAAAACGGCATTTACCGACCCTACTATTAGACAATCAGCTCAAGAAATGATGTCTATATGCGATGAAATTACTGTTACATGCCCGTTTATGAGAGATTATTATAGAGATAAAACTGGTAATAAAAATGTTACAGTTGTACCAAATTTTATGCCAAAGTTTTGGATTGACAGATTCTATGATAATTCTAGATCAATGGAAAGCTATGATCGTAATAAAAGAAAACCGAGAATTTTATATGCAGGCTCCGGAGCTCATTTTGATGTTGAACAAAGAGTTAAATTTAAAGATGATTTCCACCATGTTAATGATGTTATAAGAAAAACAGTTGATAAGTTTCAATGGGTGTTTTTAGGGGCTCACCCTTTACCGTTGATAGATTTAGTTCGGTCTGGTAAAGTAGAATTCCATCCATGGAAAAAACTATATGAATACGGTAAAGGTTTATATGATTTAAATGTTAATATGTTAGTTGCGCCTTTACAAGATAATATTTTTAACCGTTCGAAATCAGATTTAAAATATATAGAATCTTGTGCATTAGGATTACCCATTGCTTGTCAAGATATGTGTACATATGAAAACGCTCCTATAAAATTTAAAACCGGAGATGAAATGATTAATCAAATAGAGCACACTCTGCAAGATAGAAAACGTTATAAAGCTCTTTGCAGAAAAGGTCGTCAATATGCCGATACAAGGTGGTTGGAAGATGATAAAAATATTGATTGTTATTTAGAATTATATCAATATGGAGTTAATGACTCAAAAAGGGTTAATTTATCTAGATATAATTAGGAACTGTTATATAATTAATGGGTGAGTTACCGTAATATATATTATGATCCCCGTGAAAGATGTATTAATTTATTTACCTGGGATACTGATGGTAAAAGAATTAAAGTAACTACATCTTATGATCCATATCTTTACGTTGAAGGTAAAGGTGAATATGAATCTATATTCGGTACTAAGTTAGTTAAAAAGAGTTTTAGAACTCAGTACGATAGATACAAGTATATTAAGGATACAGGAATTAAAAGGGTGTTTGAAAATCAACCTGCAGTCCAGCAATACTTGATTGATACATTTTGGAAGGTTAATGAAATGTCTGACTTTAGTAAGAATCCTATTAAAGTAATGTTTTTAGATATTGAGACTTATTCACCAGATGAATTTCCTAATCCTCAAGACCCGACCCATACTTGTAATGTTATAACTTGTTTTGATTCCCTAAATCGTCATTATCATACGTTTGGTTTAGGTGAGTTTATTAATAAAGATACTGATGTAACTTATGTTAAATGCTCTTCTGAAAGGGAGTTATTTATGAAATTTGTTGAGTATGTTGAAAAGGATTACCCTGATATTATGTCAGGTTGGAATAGTGAGTTTTTTGATTTACCGTATATATTAAATAGATGTACTCGTATACTTGGAGAAGAATGGACTAATAGAATATCACCATCTGGTAATGTTTATAGTAGAACTATACGTGGTCAGTTTGGTCAAGAGCAAACAAGATGGTATGTTGAAGGTATTTCATTGATTGACTATTTAGACGTATATAAACGTTTCTCAGTAGGTATTAAAGAAAGTTATAAACTTGATGCAATTGGTGAGGCTGAGTTAGGTGAAAAGAAAGTAGATTTCGGTAATATGAATCTTGCAACTCTGGCTGATACTGATTGGCAAACGTTTGTTGAATATAATATTCAAGACGTTAGACTGCTAACTAACTTAGAAGATAAACTAAAGTATACAGAACTAATCAAGATGTTAGCTTATGTAGGTTTAACTACCTTTGAAGCTGCTATGGGTTCTTTGTCAGTAATTAATGGTGCAACTGCAGTTATATCAAGAAAGCGTGGTCAGTGTGTACCATCATTTATTAGGAATGAAGATACAGGTAAAAACCCCGGTGCTTTTGTTGGTGAACCTTTAAAAGGTTTTCAAGAAAATATTATATCGTTTGATGCTAACTCTCTATATCCTAATGTTATGATATCTCTTAATATGTCTCCGGAGACTAAAGTGGGTAAGATTGAAGATAAGAATAATAATGAAATAGTTATACGACATGCCAATGGTCAGGTCTTTACTTTAACACATGAAAAGTTTTTAAAGTTCTGTAAAAAGGAAGAAATAGCTATTAGTAAAGCAAACGTATTATTTACTCAAAGGTTTAAAGGGGTAATGCCTGAAATTTTAGACTACTATTATGATAAGAGAGTTGCAGTTAAAACTAAACTCGGTAAACTAAAAAGACAATATAGTAAAAATAAAAATAAAGAACTTAAATTTGAGATAGAACAATTAGATGCAAAGCAGTTATGTATTAAAGTTTTGATTAATTCTATTTACGGTTACTTTGGTAACAAGCATGCACCTTTTGGTGATGATGATATTGCAGCTTCAATTACATTGACCGGTCAAGCAGTTATTAAACAATCAAATGAATTACTAAAAAGGTACATAAAGGAAAAAGCTAATATTGAAGATGAAAAAACTCTTAATGATTGTATCATTTATAACGATACTGATAGTAGTTATATTTCAGTTAAACCTCTCGTTAAAGCAGGTTTAACTTTTACTGATGAAAATGGTAAATTAACTCAAGCATTTCATGATGAAGTACAGAATATTGAAGATTTCTTAAATGATGAAATTAAAGTATGGGGTGGTAAAAACTTAAATTCTAAAGACTGTAGATTTATCTTTAAACGTGAGGTTATAGCTGATACCGGTATATTCTTACAGAAAAAACGTTACGTGATGCATATATTAGATGATGAAGGTATACCAATGGATAAGTATAAGTATACTGGGGTTGAGGTTGTTAGAAGTACAATGCCTGATGCTATTAAACCTCATGTAAAAGGTATAATTGAGACGATGCTATCAACTCAAAATATAGCTAAAACTAATGCTGTACTTGATAAAACGTATAAAATATTTAAAGACTTACCAGTTGAAGATATTACGTTTGTATCAGGGTTAAAAGGTTATGAAAAATATGCAGGTCAATGTGATGGTTGGAAGACTGCAAAGGGTATGCCTATCCATGTTAAAGCTGCTTACTACCATAATTTGTTACTTGAAAAGTTTGATATAGAAAAAAAATATGAAACTATTAGTTCAGGTGATAAGGTTAGATACTTTTATTTACAACAACCAAACCCGTATAATTTACCAAGTTTAGCATACAAGTATTATTACCCAGAAGAGTTTAAAAAGATATTTCACGTTGATTATGATAAAATGTTTGAAAAAAATTTATATGCAGTTATAGAAAGATTTTATGAAAACGTTAAATGGTCTATTCAAAAGCCAGGTAATGCAGTTCAAACTAATTTATTTGATTTATTAAGTTGATTTATATAAAATAGATAATAAAATATTGGTATGGCAGAAAAAAATTATATTACATTTATTGATAACGCTGGTCGAGCTATTTTTGGCGAGGTAGATACTGAAACTGATGTTTCATTGAAGGTTAAAAACCCTGTTATGATTACAGTTCAACAGCAACAAAACGGTCAAATGGCAGTACAGCTATTTCCATTATTTTTCCAAGAATTTGTAGTACCAGGTGAAGGAGACGTTAGAAATAATTTCTTCACATATCCAAAGAGTGGTATTGCAGTGGGTTCAGATTTTGAAATCGAACCAAGAATCGTTGAGCAATATCAACGTATTGTAACACCACAATTGGTAGCAGCAGATACTCCTAATAACGAAGGTGGGGAACCGGAAGTCATTAAGCTTTTTGATGACGAATAAAAGAAATAAAATGTAATTATTATTAGCCTCTCATATTAAAAGTATGAGAGGCTTACTATGTATGACTCCTCAAGAAATATTTGATTATAAATTAGGATGGAAATCTTATGGTTTTTCCATCCCATTTCATTCTGATTGGGAAATGGAATATACGGATTTTTGTAAAGAAAATTTTAATAAATGGCAATGGGATATATACAGATGGACAAATGTTTATGAGCATACAATGTTGTTTGAAAAAATAAAAGATGCTGATAAGTTTAAGGAATTCATTGATAAACGTTAAACATATACTATAATAGTATATATGAGTAAAGAAATTGATGATATTTTATCTGTAATTGATAAATCTAATCCTTATGCATCTTTCTTAAACGAAAGTGCTATTAGTAATGTAGATGGTTGGTTAGATACTGGATCGATGGTACTAAATGGTATCGTATCAGGTTCATTATTTGGTGGTATACCTAAAAATAGAATGACCTTATTAGCTGGTCCAAGTATGACGGGTAAGAGTTTTATATTACAGAAAATATTAGCTAATGCTCAAAAGGAAGGTTTAATACCAGTTATATTTGATAGTGAAAATGCTATTGATAGAGATGGTGCTGCTGCTTTGGGGTTAGATGTTAGTAAAGTAAAATATGTACCTGTATTTAGTATTGAAGAATGTCGTAATACTATTTTTGACTTCTTAACTAAAGTGAAAGAAAATGGTCAAGAAGGTAAATTTATTATAGCTATTGATTCATTAGGTAATATGGAAAGTCAATTACAAATTAATCGCCAGACTAAGGGTAATGTAAGTGCTGATATGGGTAGTAGAGCTAAAGCTATGAAATCTTTATTACGTACCTTAACCCAGTTATCAGGGTTAACCAAAACTACTATTTTAGCCACTAATCATATATATGAAGATCCAGCTGCATTATTTCCTTCTTTAGTTAAAGCAATGCCTGGTGGTACCGCTACCGTTTACCTACCTTCAGTAACTATTCAGTTGGCTCGTAAACCTGTTAAAGAAGATAAAAATACCGATGGTAAGTTAGCCGTAGGTCAGAAAAATTATTCAGGAGTTATTCTGAGAGCGTTAACTGTAAAGAATAGATTTGTTAAGCAATACTTGCAAGGTGAAATGTATCTATCATTCGATAAAGGTCTAAACAAGTATTATGGTTTATTAGATCTTGCAGTAGGTTTAGGTGCAGTTATACAAACAGGATCTACTTATACGTTACCAGATGGTAAAAAACTTGGATATTATAGTAAGTGGAAAGATGATACGGAACTTTGGGATAATACTATTATACCGGTAGTTGAAGAAAAAATTAAGCAAGAATGGAAATATAGTAATAAGTCATATGAAGAAGAAATTATACCAGACGAAGTAAATGATGAAGAAGACTAAAATAGTAATAACATTATCAGGCGGTATGGATTCGTCTGTACTATTATATAAAGCAGCTAAACAATATAAAGAAGTTCATACTGTAACGTTCGATTACGGTCAAAGACATGATTTAGAGTTGCAAGCAGCAGAAAGACAATTAGTTAATGTTAAGCATGATTTTCCTAATGTATTATTTACTAATAAATTATTAGATGTAAAATATATTAAGGATATAGCTGATACATCTTCTTTAACTAATGATAATATTGATACACCCGACGTAAAAGATGTAATGGGCGAAGCTCAACCTAAGTCATATGTACCTTTTCGTAACATGATGTTTTTAAGTATCTTACTATCGTATGCTGAAAAATTAAAAGCTGAAGAAGTATGGTATGGTGCTGCTGAAGCAGATAGTTTAGCAGGTTACTGGGATGGTTCAGTACAATTTGTAGATAAAATGAATCAAATATGTTTGTTAAATAGGGAAATTGATGTAAGTGTTAGAGCCCCTCTTCTAGAAATGAGTAAAAAAGATATTATTTTACATGGAGTTGAATTAGGAGTTAATTTTGGTGATACTTATACTTGTTATTCCGGAGAATATCCGTGTGATGCAAATAGTGCAAGCAGTGCATTAAGATTAAAGGGGTTTGTAGATGCGGGTTTACGAGACCCGTTACCTTATAAACAGCAAGACAAATTAGATTCAGTTTATAGGGATAATAACTGTAAGTCTATTATAGCCTAATAAAAATACCTTACTAGCTACCCGTAGCTGCTGCTTTTGCAAGCTTTAAATATTTTCTATAAGCAGTAGCGTCTTTACCACTTAACCTATTAATAGCTGATCTAGTCATATTTGCAAATTTTCTACCAAGCATATCTTGACCTCTTTCAGCAGCACCTTGTACAGTTCTAGCACTTGGCATTGTATCTTTTATATCTTTTATACGTTGAGCTTGGTCAGCAGCCATTTGTGTTGTTTGTTTAACTGCATCAGCATTAGCTGCTACCTCTTTAGCTGCTGAAGCAGCTTGTAATTTATTCGTTATAGCTCCAGTTACTCCACCAGCAACACCACCAGCAGCTGCGCCTGCTAATCCTTTGGTTAATGCCCCTTTACCGGCTGCTTTTGCAACTGCTTTAAATCTATCCTTTCCTGTCAATTCACCTTTAGTATCTTTCATACCTTTAATCGTACCGGTTACAGCTCCAGTTGCTGCACCAATACCACCGCCTTTTAATGCACCGGCTAAAATCATTGGTGCAACTGCTGGCGCTGCCGCGGCTACTACACCTAGAATTGCTAAAGCACCAACTGATGTTTTTATTGGATTTGCTTTTACATAATTATATGCTTTCTTAATAAACCCACCAACGTCAACGGTTTTGCTACCTAAACCGGTTTTGAACCCATCCCCTTGTTGTGGTTGAGCAGGTGCTTGTTGTGGTTGCGCCCCACCTTGTTGTGGTTGAGCAGGTGCTTGTTGAGCTGCAGCAAAATTTTGTGCAATACTCTTACTAGGATCATAATTTACAATTTTAGCTTTATCTGGATTTTTTTGAAAGTATTGTGCTACACCACCAGCTTGACGATATGCATTTCTAAATTCATCTCTATTTTTAAAACCTAAACTTTTAGCATAACTAGCCTCGCTATCTTCATCATTATATTTTTCTATAATTAAATTTGCTTTATCTTCTGATACAATACCTTCATTAAATACAATTTGTGAAAATATATAATGATTGGTATAATATTCATTACTTTCATTTGTTGTACTAATACCTTGTTGAATTTTTTGTTGCTCTTGTTTACCTTGAGCTAAAATAGCATCCATTGCAGCTTTATCACCTTGTGCTGCTTGAAGTTTCTTTAAGGTTTCAGGGTCATTTTTAGATAAAAACTGTATTGCTTTATTAATTATAGGTTGTAATAATTTTTTAGTTGCAAAATCTTTAACCCCTTTACCAGCAGCGGCCGCTTTTTGTTTAAATTTATCAAAAAGACCTTCTTTAATAAGAAATTTTTCAAATTCAACTAGATCAGCTTCTAATAAAGATTCTAGATCATTATTATGTATTTTTTTAAAATAATTTTCAAAAATTAATTCAGTATCTTTATTCATAATATTATTTAATACCCGTGTCTATAATTTCTTTCGTGGGTATGAGCATTTTGCATTCTTTGTCTGTACTGATTAAGCAGGTAATTATTTATTTCTTGTTGAGACATTGCAACTTGCTCTTCTTCTTCTGATTCTGATTTTTTTCTAAGCTTACCTGTAACTGGGCATCTTTCTGCATCTTCAGCAGGTTCGTCTTCATCCTCATAATGATCAGCAACTGCTCTTGCATGAGCTTGACCAGCTCTTTCTTGCTCTTTCTTCATAGCGTTATCAATAGCCTCTTTTCTTGCTTTTCCATATTCTTTAATTTCACCATCATCATCTAAATCTTTATCTAAAGGATGAACTTGTTTTGGATCATTTTCCTCATCACTCATTGGGCAGTCTTCAGCATCTTCATCATCATCATCTCCGAAAGCTGCTTTAGCACGAGCATGTTCATATTCAGAAACTTTACCATCTTTATCAAGATCAGCTTTCTTATAATCTATTTCATCTTCAGGAGCTACACCAAACTGATCTCTTTGACTCATATGCATAACAGCGTTTATTGCATTTGACATACCATCTTCCTCACCTTCAGGAAAATCAGCAACTAATTTTTCTCTATCACCCATTTCAATTTCACCACCAAATTTATCAACTTTTTCCGTTTCACTAGGTTTGACAATAACAACCGATACTACATCATCTTGGGATATATCGTCTAAATTAATTTTAGTACCTTTAAAAGTATTAAGTGTAACTCTATACTTTAAACCATCACTCACGACTGTATAAAGATCATTATCACCGACACCGCCCTCAGATTTTAATGTTGTATCATCACCTAAATTTAATTGTAACGTCTCAAAACCAGTATCACCTTTCTTGAGACCTTCTTTAGCAGCCCCTCTTTCTCTTGTTGTAATTTTTACATCTGATCTACCTGCTAAAGGTTTAGAAACTTGTGAGACTACATTTATTGCATTTTGAATATCATCATTTGATAAATTTTCTAAGTCTAATTCAGGGTTTTCTTTTTGTAAAAATCTAATTACTTTAGTTGCAAAATATCTAGGTGTCATTGTACCTTTTAAATCCCGGATATCTTCCATTCCCATTAGTTTAGCTCTAATAGGGTCCACAATTTTTTTACCCCTAGCTTCTTCAACGATATCAAAATCTTCATTATCCATGTAACTTGATGTATTTTCAGTTATTATTTTTCTATTTGACCAGTTATTTAAACTCATATTATTATTTATTGATTTTTTTTAATTTTATACTATAATATAGATATATGTGTGGTATTTACTGTAGTAATGATTTAACTTCTTTTGAAGTCTTACAACAAGCTAATAAAGAAAGGGGTAACTTTTCCTCAGGTATATTTTATTGTTATAATAAAGCAAATTATAATATAGTCAAAGAAAAAGGTAATATAGACTGGGAAAAAACTGTATTACCTAGTGAAAAAGGACATTTATATCTTGGCCATAATCAGGCCCCGACGGAAACCGGTAGGGACTGGGAAGAAGAAACATCTCACCCGTTCTGGATCGGGGATTGGATAGTAGCTCATAACGGTGTATTAACAAATTTTAATGAATTAATCGATGAATATGTACCTATGCATGATAACCCTGTTGATAGTAGTATAATACCAGCATTATTGGATGAATTCGAATATACGCACGGTCCTTGTGAGGATGCTGAAACTGAAGTACAGAATATTTTATACACTATAGAAAAACTTAAAGGTACTTTTGCTCTTTGGATAGTAAACATAAAAACGATGAATGTTTATATAGCAAGACAAGGTAGTACGTTGTTTTATAAAGACGCTAATATATCATCAATTAAAGGTCAAGGTTATAAAGAAGTATTACAGGGTGTGCTTTATAACTTTTCATATGAAGGTCTAACAGAGTTAGATGGATTCGTATATGACTCACCATTTTTAACATTATGAATATAAATTACGTTACAATTAATGAATTAACTGAAATAGATAAGTTAAGATTTATAAAATTTATCTATGATAATACTAATTCTTTTATTTTAAATACTTTTGGACATACTTGGTCAGGTAGAGACTGGTGGTCAAAGTATCCGATTGAAGTATGTGTTGATGATGAAGGTAAAGTACTAGGTTTACATGCATATACAGTGAATGATAAATTTGAAGATACTTTAAAGACTTATTATATAGTAACTTCTAAAGGTAGTAGAGGTAAAGGTATTGCTAAAATATTAATAAAAAATGCTATCTATAAAAATAAAGATAAAATAAATTTTTATTATGTTAATTCAGATACAAAAAGCGAAGGGGCTATTTTTTATAAAAAATGGTTAGGTGAAAATTTTACTCTTGAAGATAATGATTTTAATTCCCAAGATATAATCTTTAAGGAACCTATTTATAATATAATAGATGAAGTATAGCAAACAACTTAAAAAAACCGGTAAACCTCGTCAATTTGAAACTGGTGCCCAAAGAGATAATGCAGATAATAAGTTACGTATGAGTTTAGTACCTCATAAAGCTTTAAATGACGTAATGGTTAGATATCTGCAAGGTGCAGATGCTTACGGAGAAAATAATTGGAAGAAAGGTATGAAGCATTCAGTCTTATATGATAGTACTATGAGACATTTAATGCAAGATTTTACAGGTGATAATACAGAAGATCATTTAGGAGCAGCTTTATGGAATATTATGGGTATGATTTGGAATAGAGATAATAAACCAGAAATGGATGATAGAAAAGATTATAAATGAAATGCAAAATATATACAGCTACAAAAGGGTTAAAAGAAGATACGTTACTATATAAATCCCTTAATATAAAATATTACGATATACCAGTACATTATGAAGAAAAAAATACTAAAAGTTTGCAAAGCTGTTATAACAGCTTTTTGGAGGACGCTCGTAATAATAACGTTGATATCTGCGTATTTGTTCATGATGACGTTTTTATTAATTGCAGGGATTTGTTGCATAGGTTGGACGATTATGGAAAAATGTATACAGTTTTTGGTCTCGCAGGGGCTAGCACATGCAAGGTTAAAGAACCTGCTTTATGGCATCTTATGTCCGAAAGAAAAGACCAAAGAGGAAATGTTGCTCACGGACATCCTGTCCAATATCAGTATACTTCGTTTGGTCCTATTCCAGGTCGTGTTTTGGTTATTGATGGGGTCTTTATCGGTATTAATATACGAAATTTACCAACTAATGTAAAATTTGATGAGTCTTACCCGTCTAAGTTTCATTACTATGATTTAGATTTTAGTCTGGAATGCAATAAAAATAGTGTTAAAATAGGTGTAGTGGATATACCAATAATACATTCAAGTCCAGGGTTAACTAACCCTACCAAAGAATTCTATGAAGGTCAAAAATATTTTATAAACAAATGGAAGAAGTAGGAAGATTAAATTTAGATTATTATGAGCAGGTTATAATTTATAAGAGTTTAACTAATGAAAGTTATTTAACTCAAATTATAGAACACGTAAAACCTGAATATTTTAATGATAAAAATATTAAGACTGTATTTAGTTTAATAACTAATTTCTATATTAAGAGGCAGAGTATACCTACTATTACTGAATTAAAATCATACTTAATTAATGATGAACTTAAGGAAAGTTTTAGATCAGTTGTAAAGAATTTTCCTAATATTGATAAGAATTTTAATGATGAAGAATTAACTTCTAATACTGAACGTTTCTTAAAAGAAAGGGCAATTTATAATACAATGTTATCTGTTGCTGAGGATGTCAGTAAAGGTGAAGTAAACACGAGTTTTATTTTAGATAGTTTCGAAAAAAGTTGTAATGTTAATTTAAAGGAAGATATAGGTTTAGATTTATTTGAAAATATTGATAAAGTCGTAGAAGATCTAAATATAGATCAACCTACTATACCTTCAGGTTGGAAATGGTTAGATGATAAAATAGATGGAGGTTTCTTAGAAAATGGTAGGTCGTTATATGTATTTGCTGGTGAATCAAACGTCGGTAAATCTATATTTTTAGGTAATATAGCCTGTAATATAGCCTCTAAAGGTAAGACAGTTTTAGTTATAAGTCTTGAAATGTCAGAGATGATATATGCAAGAAGATTATCATCTAATATAACTAGAATACCGATGAAAGAGTTAAAAGGAGCTGGTCAATCTTTATCAGCTCAAATAAAAAGTTACAATAATGGTAAACCTAATAGTAAAATTTTAATTAAAGAGTTTCCTCCTAGTACTGTTACACCGCAGAATATACAAGGTTATATTACTGAACTAAAAAATAGAGGTATTAAAGTAGATGCAGTAGTTCTTGATTATTTAAATCTATTAAAAAGTCCTCTCGGTGATAATTCTTATGAAAGGGTAAAGCATGTTGCTGAAGGTATACGAGCATTGAGTTATGTTTTTGAATGTCCGTTTATTTCTGCTACTCAGTTAAATAGATCTGGTTATGATGAAGAGAATCCTGGTTTAGATACTATATCTGAATCTATTGGAATGGCTGCTACTGCTGACTGTATCTTTAGTATATTTCAAGATGATGAAGATAAGGAGTTAGGTATAGTTAAAATGGGTATGATGAAAAATAGATATGGTGCTAATTATGGTTATACCGCATTAAGGTTAAATTACGATACGTTGACTATTTCAGAAGATGAAACGTTAAACGTTGATGATGAAGGTAGCGAGATGTCTGATTTAACTAATACTCTTAACTTGTTGAGTAATTAAAAAGAGGAACTAAATAAAATAAATGCCTAAGATCCATATAATTACAGATGCAGATCTCGATGGAGCTGGTTCATACCTTTGTTTAAAGCAAGCATATAAAGATACTACATTAACATATTCAGTAACTACAGAAAAAAAGTTTATTAATGATATAGCATACTTTAAATTTGAAGATTACGATCTAGTAATTATTAGTGATTTAAATTTAAAAGAAAGTGAAATTAGACTATGTGATCTTAAAAATGTAATTGTAATAGACCATCATGCTGAACATATGCAGCTAATAGATAATTATAAAAATGCAAAACCTATAATAAAAGATTATACATCTTGTACAAAATTAATATATGATACTTTTAAGTTAGAAAATAAGTTAAATAAAAATCAAAAATTATTGGTCAAATTAGTTGATGATTATGACAGTTATACTCTAAATTTACCATTTAGTAAACCATTAAATCAAGTATTTTGGTCTTATACTGGTGATAGAGTTAGTAAATTTGAAAATGATTTTAAAAATGGTTTCTTTGGTTTTAATCAGTTTCAAAAAAATGCTTTAAAAATTATAGAAAATAAAATTGAAAGGTTTTTTAAAGAAGAAACGATACATAGAGGTAACTTAAAAATAGGCGACAAAAATTATGACGTTGCAGGGGTTGTGGTAACTTTTAGTCCTAATGAAATAGCAGAGCGAATAATTAATAATTATGGGGTAGATTTTGTAATAATGGTCAACCTTGCTGGTAAAAGTGTTTATATGAGACGTAGTGAGTGTTGCTCTTTAAATATGGGTAAAATAGCTGCAAAATTGATGAACGGTGGAGGTCATGCAGATGCTGCTGGGGGAACTTTAAATGATACGGTCATTAATATTACTAAATTACTTAATAAAATTTAAATGCGAAATAATATACCATACGAGAGAATACAGGTAAATGAATATGAACGTTCTTTTTATTCATTTTGTACTTTTGTTGCTCTTTTACACGATAAAAAGATGAATTTTGCAACTGTTTTTCTTAAAATACTTGAAAATAAAGCTTTACGTGATATATTCATTAGTATTATAGAAGAAGAAAATGAATTTACTGCTATAAAAAAATATATAGAGACTGAACCTTCAGTTACTAAAAGTAAGTACGTTACTAAATTTTTAAATAGGTTCGACGGGTTTGATGACTGAAATACAAAAAATAATTTATAATAATTTTTTAGAAGTTAGTAAAAAGATCAATAACAAACCAGTAAAGTATAGAAAGAATTTTGATAATTTTCCGGATGAAAATTATATTATTATCAATAAATTAAGTAATTTTTTCTATAAATTTAAACATTTAAAAATAAAAGATTTTTTTGAAGCTCCATATTTTGTATATGATGAAAATTATTTTGATTTAAAATTTTATTTAGGACCTAAAGCAATAAAAGCTTATACTCTATACAATGATAAGTTTCTTTTAAATAATCCAGATGATGATAAAACATTATCTAAAATGCAAGAATCGATAAAATTTATTTACAATTACTGTAAAGATAAAAATATTAATATTAAAGATTACCTTACAATAAAAGAAGGTGAATATAACGTTTTTCTTAAACATATTAAAAATAGAGATATTATAATCTTTATATTATTTGCTTTTAGTAATTTTGAAAAGGTAATTGGTTCTATAGATACCGAGATAAAAACTATGTATAGTTCTAATTTTTCTCGTTTAAATTATATTAGAACAAAATACTATTCTAGCTCTAAAGCAAAGAAAATAATTAATAATTTTAGAATATTCGTTGATAATCAAAAAGTATAGTCTATAATAAAAATATGAGTAATATAACAAGTTCAATGTTCGATAGTATTAAGTCTGCATTAGCAGCAGATAATGATAATAATAAAAGTGCAATAGGTGATATCTTAAAGACGCCTCCTGGTAATACCTTTACTGTAAGGCTACTACCATATGCTAAAGATCCTTCTAAGACGTTCTTTCATTATTATCAGCATGGTTGGAATAGTTTTGCTACTGGTCAATATACTAGTGCAATCTCTCTTCAAACCTTTGGTGAAAGGGATCCAATAGCTGAAGAACGTTATAAGATTCTTCGTACTGGTAATGAAGAAGAAAAAGAAAAGGCTAAGGCAATTGTGCGTTCTGAGAAATGGTTAGTTAACGTATATGTTGTTAATGACCCTGTTAATCCTGAAAATAATGGTAAGGTTAAAATGCTTCGTTATGGTAAGCAAATTCATAATATTATTACCGATGCAATTGAAGGTGAAGATGCAGCTGAATTAGGTCCTCGTATATTTGATCTAGGTCCAGACGGAGTTAACTTTAGAGTTAAGGTTGAGAAGCAAGGTGACTTTCCGACTTATGTATCTTCTAAGTTTGGTATGCCGAGTGCAATTGATAATCTAGATGAAGATCGTCATAACGAAATTTATAAAAATGTATTCGAACTATCTAGTGTATTTAGCGTTAAGAGTGCAAATGAACTCAAGACGATGATGGATGAGCATTATTATGTTAGAGATTCATCAACTGATAATAACGTAGTTGTTGATAATCCTATAGAAGAAACCCCGGCGACGACTCCGGTGGCAGCTCCTGTTGTTGAAACTAAAAAGGATGATAACGAAGATGAAGTTCTGAAAGAATTGCTTGAAGGTTTAGACGTTTAGTAAAATGAGCGATCAAATGCCAGAAATGATTCCTGTACCCGAGAATCAACCTTCAGGTGAGGCTGTTCCTGAAATGACCAGGCAACTATCACCTGACGAGGAAAGAGCTACATTACTTAATTTTATGGGTAATATGTATGGGGAAGCTAAAAAAATGGATAGCAATATTATTGCACCCTCTACTACTTTACAAAGAGGTAAAAGTGAGGAGTTAAAAAAACAAATTGAACAAGTTTATACTCAGCCTCAGCAATCTGCGCAACCAGCCCCATTGGAAGCGCAGGTTGCTAAACATGAACCTTTACAATCAAATCCTAATGAAGCTCAACCTAATAAAGTAACTATAAATCAACCTGTTGATACACTTATTGAAACTCCTGTTGATATAAATCAACTAACTTTAAATTTTAACACTAGTGAAAAAGATGAATTATTTTTAATGGTAGAAAAAATGTTGAATAGATTAGATAAGTTGCATATAAAAGTTGATAATATAAGCAAAAGTATTGAAAATAATAATGTAACATCCTTACCAATTAAAAAGATTGCAAAAAAAAAATCAGTTAAATCGAAAGAGGAAATATAATATAATAGACTTAGTATATGGGTTATTTAAAAATAAAAAATAAAAAAGATTTCGTTTCTAACTTTCTTGTACCGGTATCAAATTTAAATGATGCATGTATTCTATCGATAGAAGGTGATAATATTTGTTGTACGTTGGCATCAGCAGATGCAACTATTGTGTGTAAGACTAGTATTGCAATAGATACAGATTTAAAAGATAGTATGACTTTAAACTTACCGGATATTAAAAAACTTATTCGGGTTTTAGATATTATACCTTCTGTTGATATTGAATTACAAATTAATGAAAATAATATTTCTTTCAATAAAGATGGTTATAAATTTAAGTATCATTTATTAGATGATGGTATAATTAAGCAACCTTCGTTAAATGTAGAAAAAATTAAAAAGTTAGAATTTAATACTAAGTTTGTAGTAAAAGAAAAAGAGTTAAATACTCTATTTAAAGGTAGTACGTTTGCTACTGAAACATCAAAGGTCTATCTTTTCGAGGAAGGTAATAAAATTTTTAGTGAATTAGGGGATAGATCTAGACATAATTCAGATAACTTTGTTTGTCTATTAAGTGATACCTATCAAGGTAATATACAAAAGCCGTTACCAGTTAATTTTGATTCATTTAGACTTGTTAGTTTTAATGGCAGTAATGAAGTAAATTTCAGTATTAATACTGATATGGGTGTTATAACTTGTAACTTTGAAAAAGGTGAAACCCAATTGATTTATATTATTTCTGCATTAATTAATTAATATGAAAGATTGGTCAGAACATAAAGTAAAAAATAAAATTAAGACCCCTGGTTATTTTATAAAAAGGTTAAAAGATAGTGGTTTCGTAGTTTTAAAAATGTTTAATGCTTATAGTCAAGCTGACCCGAGAAGATGGTCATGTTTGATCGACCCCGGGGTATCGAGTGTTTACGTTACATGTTTTACTAATAAGGATGAAAAAGGTGAAGTTTTATTTGAATTTGATGATGGTGGTAATAACTTTAAAAAAGGATTTTATTTAAAAACTGATAGCATTGAAGTAATAATTAATCAATTAATTGAAAAAGGTATAAGTAATGACCCCAAAGAAAACCCATTTGGTAGACTTAAATAATATTATGAATGAGGATAGTAAAGACGATAAAAAAGAAGAAGAAATCGTCAATAAGTCTATTGATCTACAAACTGAAAAGGTGATAAGAGAAGCTCTAAAAACGTTTGTAAATGAAAAATTAAAAGATAGAAAAACTGATGATGAGATTGAAGCTATGGTTTCTACTTGTGCAGAGTTTATGAAATGTTTTGTAATTATGGGTTATGATTTTGAAGGTAAAGCTATTAAACCTATTTTTTATGCTAAAAATGATTTGGATGGAGATGCTTTAGGTCAGTACATTCAAAAGTTTATAATGAATTCTATATATTGATTTTTAGATTTTATAAGCTAAAATATATATATGAATGTATTAATTCTTGGGAAGGGTTATGTAGGTAATCATCTTAAAAAATATCTATCTGAGCAATGGTTACCAGATAATGATATATTTTTTAAATCAAAAAAAGATTTAGACTATACAAACCCGGAAGTGTTATATAACTTTTGTCTTTCTGAAGATATCGATACAGTAATTAATACATCAGGTTATACAGGTGCACCTAATGTAGATGGTTGTGAAGATAATAAAGAAGATTGTTTTTATTATAATGTAAATGTACCGGTAACCGTGGAAGGCATTTGCAAATCTTTAGATATAAATTTTATCCATATAGGGTCAGGTTGTATTTATGGTGGTTATGATAAAGAATATACCGAAGATGATAAACCTAATTTTGGTGTATTTGAAAAAGAATCAAGTTTTTATAGTAAAACGAAACATATATCTGAAATGTTGCTTGATACAAATTTTACTAATATTATTAGAATTAGAATGCCGATTGAAAGTAAATTAACTAAGAAAAATTTGTTAACTAAACTTATTAATTACCCAAATTTAGTTGATTTTGTTAATAGTAAAACAGATATGGTAGTTTTATGTAAATTTATTGAAACTGTAATAAAAAATTTTAAAGCTGGTATATATAATGCAGTTCACCATGGTTCATTAGGTACCGATGAAGTTATTGACATTTTAAAAGAATACGGTATTCAAAATAATAATTGGAAGTTTATACCTTACGATGAATTAGAAATAAAATGCAATAGGAGTAATTGTATATTATCTAATCAAAAAGCCAAAGATGATTTTAATTTTGACTTTGGTGATGAAGAATACTATTTAAGATTAAACGCATCTTTAATTGAGAAGGAATCAAAATGGAAAAAGAATTAGTGGGGTTTACAGCTGGTAACTTTGATTTATTACACCCAGGTTACATATACACTTTTGAAGAAGCAAAAAAACACTGTGATAGATTTTTAGTTTTCTTGCAAAAAGATCCATCAGCTACAAGATACACAAAATATAAACCTGTTATACCTTATTATGAAAGATATAAGACTTTAATGGCAATTCAGTATGTCGACGATGTTTATATGTACCAAACAGAAGAAGAATTAATAGAATTAATTAAATTCTTCAAACCTGATATCAGAATATTAGGTGAAGATTACATCGGTAAATCATTTACAGGGGATGACCTACCACCAAAAGTTATATATACAACTCGTTCACATGAATGGTCCACGACTAGAATAAAAGATTTAATTACTAAGCAAACAATTAAACAGAATCCTAATATTATTAATAATGGAAAATAAAAAAGTTTTAGTAACAGGAGGGGCTGGGTTTATAGGTAGTCATTTATGTGAAAGACTAGTAAATGATGGGAATGAAGTAACTTCACTTGATAATTATTTTACAGGGGATTATAACAATCACATTAAAGGGGTTAATTATATTGACGCGCCAACAAATGATATACGTTGGTGTGTTGAAGAAAAACCTGAAATTGTGTATCACTTAGGAGAGTACTCACGGGTAGAACAAAGCTTTGATGATGTGAGTCTTGTCCATGAATATAATACTCAAGGTACATTTCAAGTATTAGAATTTATTAAAGAAACTGGTGCTAAGCTTATTTACGCTGGTAGTAGTACAAAGTTTAGTGACAATGGTGCAGATGCATCTCCTTATGCCTTTACAAAGGCTCAGAATACACAACTTGTTATGAACTATGGTGAATGGTTTAACATTGATTATGCAATCACTTATTTTTATAATGTTTATGGTGGAAGAGAAATTTCAGAAGGTAAGTACGCTACATTAATTGCTTTGTTCAAAGAAAAAGTTAAAAAGGGTGAAAATTTACAGGTTGTTTTACCCGGTACGCAGCAAAGAAATTTTACACACGTGGATGATATAGTAGATGGCTTAATATTAGTTGGAGATAACGGTAGCGGTGATGGATATGGTATAGGCCATGATGAATCTTATTCAGTTATTGACGTCGCTATGATGTTTTCAAATTATGGTAAAGTACAAATAGATGAATTGCCTGAAAGAAAGGGTAATAGAATGTCTGGTAATTTAATTACTAAAGATATAAAACTTTTAGGGTGGTCTCCTAAGAAAAATTTAAAAGACTATATAAAAAATGAAACAAAAAAGTAAAAATATTTTAGTAACAGGTGGTTACGGGTTTATAGGTGGAAATTTTATACGATTCTTAAGAGATAACTTTCCGCAGCATAAGATAACATGTATAGATAAGGATGGTTATGCTTCAAATAAAGACTATGTAAAGGGTTTATGTGATAAAGAGTATAAATTAGATATTTCAAAAAGTTTAGAGCTAGAAAATGTATTTCTTACAAATAATAAGTTTGATTATATCTTTCATTTTGCGGCTGAATCCCATGTGGATAATAGTATTAGTGGTCCTAAAGTTTTTATTGAATCTAATGTATTAGGGACACAAAATATGTTAGAATGCTTCCGGAAAATTAATAACAATTACGGTAGATTTATACATATTAGTACTGATGAAGTTTATGGACATTTAGGGTTTAACGACCCCTCATTTACTGAGTTAACCCCTATTGCACCTCGTTCTCCCTATGCTGCAAGTAAAGCATCAAGCGATCTCTTATGTATGTCATACATTAAAACATTCGATAGTAATATAAGTATAACCAGGTGTTGTAATAACTACGGTCCTAATCAGCATAGTGAAAAATTTATACCTACAATTATAAAATCTTTAAGTGCTGGTAAAAAAGTTCCCATATATGGGGAAGGTTTAAACATACGTGAATGGATTCATGTATATGATCATATTTTAGCAGTATGGGCCGTAGCAACAAAAGGTAAAAATGAAGTATATAACATAGGTTCTGGTTTAGAATTATCAAATATTGAGTTAGTGGATAAGATATGTTCAATAATGGGTAAAGATTTAGATAAAAATGCTATATTTGTTAAAGATCGATTAGGTCATGACTTTAGATATAGTATCAATAGTAGTAAAATAGAAAATGAATTATTGTATGAACCATTATATAAAGATTTTGATGAACAATTAATTGAATTAGTAAAAATTTATGAGTAAAGCTAAGATTAGAGTAGGAGAAATATATGCATGCCATCACGGTGAGTATGCCGGTCAATTATTTGCATTTATTTGCCGAGATAAAAAGGAACTGACGTATAATTTTCTTAGAATGCCTGAAATGATTACAACTAAAATACCTCAAAAAGATTTCGATGAAGGTTTAGATAGAGATATAATTAAATTTGTTGAAAAGGTTCCAAAATACGTCCATAAAGTTATAATGGCACAATATAAAAAGAATGAAATTACTAACGATAGACGGAAATAATTTAGTACATCGAGTGTATTGGGTTGCAAATAACATTAAAAATGTTTCTGAAAACTACCATGTTTATATGTTTCTCAATAGTGTTAAGAGTTATGTGGAAATGTACCAACCAGATAAAGTCATATGCGTGTGGGATGAAAAACCTGATTATAGACCCAATAAACGTAAGGAACTTTTAGAAGAATATAAAGGAAATCGTGACCCTGAGTATGGTAAAGAAGTACATGGTAAGAATGAAATAATAAAAGAGATGCTTAATACAATAGGTATACCATCAATATTCCCTAGATCATATGAAGCTGATGATGTTATCAAGATTGTTAACGATGCATATGATAAAATGAGCACAACTAAATTTTATTTAACTAAAAAATTATTCAGACATGTCATTGTTACTGTAGATAAAGACTTATGCCAGTTAATTTCTAGTAAAGTTTCGGTATACGACCCTATAAGAAAGGTGGAAATTAATAAAGAAAACTTTAATGAAATATTAAAATATAATAAAAAAGATTTTATTAAAGTAAAAGCGTTAACTGGTGATAAAAGTGATAATATTCCCGGCTTAAAAGGTTTTGGTAAAGTAAAAATAGATAAGTTCCTTAACGGTGAAGTAGTTTTAACAGAAGAAGAAAACGTTATATATAATAGAAATTTAGATTTAGTCACGTTAACTAATGATAAAGATGAAAAGGAGTATGTTATGAATCAATTATCAGAAATTAAAAATGAAACTGACTATGAACAGTTTAAAAAATTAAGTAAAGATTATAATTTAAGTCAAATTGTTAAAAATGATACTAAATGGTATACTACATTTTTCCAGAAAAATAGATTATTAGAGTTACTATCTTAAATATTAATATGGAAGATCAATTTATTAATCCTCAGCAAATACGTTCCCCATATACCGGGGAAACAGTTAGACCAGTTTTTAATACCTACGTTAATAATGGTAAAACGTATGAACAAGCAGTTATGTCTGACCCAGTTACAGGTCATATAATTAAAAAAGGTTTAGTATCTATTAAAGATTCTAAAACTGGTGAAGTAATACAAGATTATAATTCAGCACTATCTCAAAGTAATACTACTCAAAGTAGAGGTTAGGCTTGAAATATAGTATATTGCATTTATAATTATAATGTGATAATTATACCAGAGCAGTATGTTGTAAACGTTTTGTATGAGAATGTCTATAAAATCTCATATAATAAATATACAAAAACGTATAATGGTTGCTGCCCTATCTGTAAAGAAGGTGGTTCATGGGGTAAGAAAAAGCGATTTTATTATATACCGAATAAAGAGTTGGCTTATTGTCATAACTGCGGTTATAGTAAAAAGGCTCTTACCTTTATAACTGAGGTAACTAATAAACCGTTACATACTATTGTTAATGATATAAAAGGTTTTGATGTTGAAATCTTACCTACCGAAGAACCAAAGGAAGTTAAAAAAGTTATAGATAAAAGTTTACCTGAAGATTGTATTAATTTATCTGATATTAGTCAAATAGAATACTATAAAGATAATACTACAGTAAAACTAGCTTTACAGTTAATTAAAGATAGAAAACTAGATAAAGGTGTTAATAAACCTAAAACGTTTTATTTATCTTTAAAAGACCCGGTGCATAAGAATAGATTAATATTACCATTCTACGATGAAAATGATGATATTATATTTTATCAATCAAGAGGGTTAACTAAAAAGGATTTGTTTGAAAGACCAAAATATCTTAGTAAGGTAGGTGCAGAAAGAAGCTTATACGGTATGCAAAATATAAATTCAGATTTAGATAACGTGTTTATATTTGAAGGACCTATTGACAGTTACTTTGTTGAAAATGGTTTAGCTACTTGTGGTATTACTGAAAAGAGTAATAAGATGTTTACAACATTACAATTACAACAGATCAATAAACTAAACTTATATGAAAAGGTTTATGTATTAGATAACCAGTACTGTGATAAAGCTGCTTTAAGTAAAAGTATTATATTAGCTGATAATAATGAAAAGGTTTTTATATGGCCTAAAGAGTTAAAGCGTTTTAAAGACTTTAACGATATATGCGTAGCTGGTAATAAAGACAAAATAAAACCTGAATTTATATTAAAAAATACTCATTCAGGTCTTAAAGCTAAATTATTATTAACTGATATTAAAAATAATAGTTAAGATTTTGTTACACCACCGGCAAATCCTTGAGCTCTTGTACCAGTTGTCATAAAATCAGCATACTGATTTAAAGTTTTCAATTCATCTGCAATTCTTTCTAAAGATGCTTCTATTTTAGATAAATCGTTTTCTTCATTTTCTCCGTCTAAAGGTTCCATTTCACCTAATTGATCATCGGCCGCGGCTTCTTCAGGAGCAAACTCATCATTATCATCTTGTTCAACTTCATCATTATTAATGTATGCTTCAAAAATTAAATCTTGGTCTGTTTTCATATTATTATTTAGTTAAATTTGTATTTAGGGTCATTTGCACCTGCTAAATAACCTTTAAGTATTTCACTTAATGAAGAAACTTCCATTGCTACTCTTGCAATCTTTTTAGTTTCAGCATTTGAAATACTATCAAAGATTGTATCTGGTTCAGCAGAGTTTAAAGAAGTTTGAATACTATCAGTAGTTCCATTTAAGTAATCACCAAATTCATCCATTTTATCAATCCAGCTACTTAACTCTTCAAACATTTGCCTTGATTGAGAACTAACTGGATCTTCACCACCTGCTGGTGCATCAACATCAAAATCTTCTGGAGATGTCTCAGGCTCTAAAGTAGAAGCCATTGCTTCTTGGTCAGTTAACTCGGTATTTTCATCATCTTGTTCAGATAGAAATTTTTTAAATCGTTTTTGGTATAAGCTCATACTATTATTTATAAATATTTATATGCAATCTACCACAAAATTTGAAGACTTCGTAAAAGTACTTGAAGAAGACTATGGACAAGAAATGATGCCTGATGTTGTTAGAGACCAATCTGGCCAAAAAACAGAGTATCCATCTGAACCATCAAGTGTTAGAGACATATTTAATAAACAGAATAGAACAGATATAGCTCCTGAAAATATACCATACCCGTTAAATGAATTTGACGACGTTGTTGCTAATGCATTTGTAAATTTACAAAATTTAGAAGAGTTATTAAAGCATGCAGGAACTAACACAGTTATTAAAGATAAAAAACCATTAGATAGTATCGGTAAAGAAATTGTTGAATTAAAAGGTAAGCTAGTTGATATTAGTAGGAAAGTTAGTAAAATAAAATAATGAAGAAAGTTTTATTATCCTTATCATTAACTTTATTAGTTAGTGGTTTATTTGGTATAATTTTTAGAGATTGGTTAGTGTTTGGTCTTGCAACTATATTACAAATTTTATTTTTTTATTTTTTTAATACAGTTTATGAAAATTTTCTCATAAAAAGAGCAGTCGAACTAAATGGAGAAATAGAAAAAGAAATTTTAAAAAATACTGTACAGGTTACATGCCCGTGCGGAGCAAAACAAGATGTTGTACTTTCAATGACTGAAGATACGATATATCGTTGTAAAGAGTGTAAGAATGAAATTAGAGCCACGACCAATATTGGTACCGCATTAGTTACCACGCCTATAAGTACAGCAGCAACTGCTCCAACTATATCTAAAGTATAATGGACAAATTAAAAGATATTACTAAAGAGGTAGATAATAGCCTAAAAGAAGATAATACAATTAAAGAAATTAGTATAGAAGACGTAATAAAGTATATAGTTAATAATGATACCGATACAAAAGCTCGGGTTACAGCTGGTAGAGTTTTTCAGACCAATAAAAACCCTAATTTTATAGAAACTTTATTTAAATTAATAGAAGAAGAAATAGGAAAGATGGAATCTAAAAATAATAGAGATTCTGATAATTCATTTTTTAGTTTAAATAAAAAAATTCTTTCTAATAATTTATTCATTATAAAGGAAATTATTAAACAATATAATTTAGATGAAAAAAGAATATCAGATTTTGTTTTAGGAACTCTGATACAATCTATATATGATTCAAAAAGATAGAGATATTATTCAAGAGTATGGTATAGATTTTGTTGCAAGATTTGCATGCTTATATGAAGGAGTTAACGTAGCTTGTAGTAGAGCTGAAAGAATAGGTTATGATACTGAGCATAGTACTGCATGGGTTAAACCTACAGCTTTTCAAAAATATGTCGATGAACGATATTTAGATATGAAGCACGATATACAGCTTTATTTAAAAGGAATAGACACTGATGAAATTTATCCCTGGGACGAAATTTATAAATAATACAATGACTAACACCAAACTCTTTAAAAGAGGTGTATTATATACGTTGAACAATATTAAACCATTAGAGGGTAATATTGTGTATACATTTAAAGTTGGTAATAAACTAAAAGAAGTGACGTTTAAGAACGTAGAACAAGCAGATCAATGGTTAGAAAAAATTATAGTAAATTAATAATAATCCCCATATACATCAGTATCGTTTACTGACATATCAAAAACATCTTTCTTACTAATAGCGTCAACGTCATATTGGTTATAGTTATCTTTTTTACCTTGACTTTCTTCATTGGCTCCTCCAGATAATCTACCTGCAAACGATTCTTCATAAATTTGACTATTGCCTGATATACCACTAGTTAAATTATTGAAAGGTATATTAGGTTCAAAGCTATAATCTAATCGTTTTGCTTTTATTAAAAATACATAATGACCTTGTAAAGGGTTAATTTGAGCTATATCTTGATCTAATTTTTCAGTTATTTCAAAATATTTCGGTTGTCTATCACTAGGTCTATCATCTCCATACTCACTTAACTGGAATACATCACCGGCCTTAGGTTCTATAACATTAAATTGCTTTTCATATACTGAACTTAAAGTAAAGAAGTTATCATAGAATGAAGATATATGAATATAAGCAGTTACCTCATCATCACTTTCAAAACCAAATTTAGAAAGCTGTATTGCATTTTCATTTAAAGTTACTGCTAAAATAATTTCTCTTGGTTGAGCAAATATTTTAGTGGTTTCTTCTCCGTAAAAATTATCAGCACTTAATAAGTTGTATGTATTAACAAAGTAATTTACTTTAGTTCCGTATAAATTTATTTGCTCTCTCCAATAATTAGAAAAAAGAGTACGTTCATTCGATTGTATAGACTTATCTGTGAATCTAAAACAAGTTTCATCAGTCTGTACAATTCCTGGAAAATCACAATTATAATTAGGTTGACTCATTTTTCAATAACGAATTTTTTTAATTTTTCATCAAAATATAACTTAATACCAGTACTACCCAATTTTTTTACTTCACCTTTGAAAGGTATTACATTATATTCTTTTCTTATATATTCAAGATCAGGGGTACCGCAAACTTTTTTACCTGAGCCTTGTCTTAAAAGTTCAATATTTGAATTTTTAGTTGGGTCTGTTTTAACATAATCAGGTACTATGTTTTGATGAATTCTCATATAATGGGGATCACCAGCACCTGGTATAGCCCTTCTATGTCTATGATTTATTCCAGGTTTAGCCCCCTGATATTTATTTTCATAAAATTTGCAAAATCTTAACATAATTATATTTAAGCAAAAAAAAGCGCAACCAAATTAATGGTTACGCAATTTAAATTGAAATCTAATCTTTTATTGTATGAAATCTGCCCCAGCTTGTAATGCTACTTTATTTGCTTTACTTTGGAGCTTGCCTTTAGCATCAGCTAATGGTTTTGGTTCTGCTTCAACATACTTCTTAGTTGAATCGGATGCTTTACCACTTTTTGGTTTAACCTTACCAACTTTATTATTACCACCGTGTGTTAAACCTGAATCCTTTTGATTAACCAATGCGTGACCCATTTCTTCAGCATCTACTGCTTCTTTATGTGTATCGTCTTCGTCTTCGTCTTCTCCATCTTCTTCAGCTTCTTCAAAGCTTTCAAATCCATTTTCTTCCATTTCAGCAGAATAATCTTCTTCACCATCTGCATCATCATCATCACCATCTTCTTCTTCGCCCATTGCTGCTTGCAGCATGTCGCAAAGTGACTTGGCCATATCACGATCTAACGTAATTGTAACTTCGTCTGATTCGGTGTCTGCTACTTCGGTATCAATACCAAGTGCATCCAATTCTTGTGTTTCTTGATCTGAGTGCATTTCTTCACCCATAACGTTTTCAAAGAGTTTGTCAAAAGTTGATTTCATATTATTATTTATACTCTCTTTTACCTTTTTCTCTAGTTTTTTATTTTTTTTGTTATATTCTTGTGAAGAATATATCTCACTATTATATAATTCATCTTCTACACCGTTATGTTTAGGGTCTATAACGTTGCTATATATTTCCCCCTTATCAGCATTTTCTGGACCAGAACTATTATCATTAGCAAAGCCATGTTTAACGTCGTTAGGTTTCACCGGCGGTTTACCTACTTTTGTTCCCATTTTAGCTGCTTTTACACCTGGTGCGTTTTCAGATAGAATGCTATTATTATATGTATTCCATATTTCGGTTAGAGTATTTGATCTAGACATGTAAATATTTATAGCAAAATGCCTAAAGATAAACAAAATTATATGAACAACCCAAATCTCCCTACAACTGGGGCTGAATTTGAATATACTCCAGCAATGGTAAAAGAGTTAAAAAAATGTGAAAAAAATATTTTACATTTTGCTGAAAAGTTTTTTTACATTATATCATTAGATGAAGGTAAGAAGACTATCAACTTACATTATTGTCAAAAAAGAGCTTTACGTAAAATGAGAGATAATAGATTTTTTATATTATTAGCTTCTAGACAGATTGGTAAGACCACAATGATGACGATATATGCTTTATGGGTTGCATGCTTTAATAATGACCAGCGCATACTTATTGTAGCTAATAAGGAAGGTACTGCTTTAGAAATAATGAGTAGAATTAGACTAGCATATGAAGAATTACCAAATTGGTTGAAACCCGGTGTAAAAGAATATGGTAAAACATCTATTGTATTAGCTAACGGTACGAGAATAGGTATATCTACTACTACCGGTACAGCTGCTCGTGGTCAATCAGTTAACTGTTTAATACTTGATGAGTTGGCGTTTATTGAACCTCATTTAGTGGAAGATTTCTGGAAATCAGTATACCCTATTGTTTCATCGTCTAAAAAATCAAAAATCTTTATAGCATCTACCGCTAATGGTACTGATAACCTATTTTATAAATTATATTCAGGCGCTGAATCAGATGAAAACGGGTGGGCTTCAGATAAAATTTTATGGAATGAAATACCTGGTAGAAATGAAAGATGGAAGCAAGAAACTATTAATAGCATTGGTAGTTTTGAAGCTTTTCAGCAAGAATTTAACTGTGAATTTATTTCTAATAGTGAAAGTTCATTGGATGATGAGCTTTTTCAAAAATTAAAGAGTAAAACCAATGAACCGGCATTTGTATTTGATGACGGTAAATATCTTTTATGGGATGAACCTAAAGAAGATAGAATATATGTAGTAAGTGTAGATACTAGTGAGGGTCTAGGTAAAGATGCTTCAGTTGTACAAGTTTTAGATTATACTGATCTTACCCATATTAATCAAGTTGCAGTTTATCATAATAATGAAATATCTCCATATAATTTTACTGAAAAGGTTTATGAAATATTGCAACATTGGGGTAACCCTTTAGTTTGCGTTGAAAGAAATAATAGTGGTGGTCAAATAGTTGATATTTTAAAAAATACCCATGATTATGAAAATATAGTTTCATGGGGCGGTGCAATAGCAAATAGAAAAAAACAACAATTAGGTATAATATCTCATACTAATACTAAATATAAAGCAGTAACTAACATGAGGTATTGGATAAATGAGCTTGAGTCAGTTCAAATAAATGATTCAAGGACTATTAAAGAATTAAAAAACTATGTAAAGGCACCAAACGGTACATGGAATGCAAAGAAAGGTTATCATGATGATTTAGTCACCTCTCTCATGTGGAACCTTATTATATTATTAGATGATATAGTTGAACAGTATTTTGAAGTAATAAAAAGAGACACAAATAATAGACCATTAGAGTTGCAACAAATGGATTTTGGTATTAAATATTTTATGAACCCGACTTCTATTTATACAAATGAAAAATCAGGTTCACCCAATACATTACCAGTTATTATAGGCAACGCTTCAAATACAGATAGTGAAATAGATTATTTACAAAATCAAGGTTTTAAAATATGGCAGCAATAAATCAATCACAGTTTAATAAAAGTAGATTAGATAAGTTTTTACTTATATTAAATTTACCCCCTGTTCTTAAAGACATAAGTAAAAAAGATCTTGGAAGTAGAGATAATAAAGTTGTTATAGAAAATAGCTTACAATTTTCAGTATACGGTGCTGTTGTACCATCTGTTCAAGTACCTGCTGAAGATCTTTTCTACGGGGGACAATCACTTAAAGTATCTAAACATACTAGACCGGTTTATGAAAACGTAACGGTAAATTTTACTGTAGATAATGAATTTAATAATTATTGGGTATTATATAAATGGTTAGATTTACTTAATGATGAAGAATTATCTAAATTTAACGGTAAAGATGTAGCTAATACAGTTAAAATGGAGCCAGTAAATAATAGAAATGGTAAAAGTTTAAGTCCGCAATCATTATATCAAGCTGATATAACTTTATTAGCATTAGACGAGTTTGATAAAAGTAAAGTAAAATTCATTTATACGAAAGCTTTTCCTATTAGTTTAGGAGGGCTTAATTTTAATTATAGGACCGCAGGTGAAATTGAAACTACCTTTGAATTTGCGTTTTCTCAATTAAAAGTTGAACTGCTTTAGTCTATATTTATAATTTCATTTAAAAAAAATAGCATTAAAACCATTAAATAATTGTATGCGTACGATACAATCTCCAGGGGTAGAAATAAAAGAAGTCGATTTAAGTTTGAGACCTGTTTTTCCAACAGGTACAAACATTATGGTTGCTGGTTATTCTGATAAAGGTCCAACAGACGAAGTTATTCAAGTAACAAGTCAGAGTGAATTTGAACAGATTTATGGGGTTCCATCTACTCCAGCAGAAAGATATTTTTACCATACGGTAAGACCATTATTTCAATCTCCAGCTAACATTTTAACGTATAGATTACCATATGGTTCAGAATCCGGTAACGGTTTTGGTAACGATTACGGGGTTTTAGCCTATCCAGTAAGTGCTATTAATATTGGTAATACAATAACAGAAGGAGATGACATTCCATATGGTGGGGGCCTTAGAACATTGAATCAATCACCATCAGGGGTAATGTATACACTTGGTAGACCAAAACATTTCTCCTTAACACAAAAGCAATATAATCAGATTTTACAAAAAGATGGTTTTGATTTTAGTAATATCGGTACCAAAGCAGAAGAATTATCTTCATTTGAAACTTTAGGTAAAGCAGGTTTATTAGTCCTTAATAAAGGACAAACTACAATTGATGAAAAATTCCAAGGTTTTTATATCGGGGCAGTTGATAACACTAATCTTAACCCAGCAACAGACTTTGACGGTATTTTAAATACAAAAACAATTGGGCAATCAGCTGAAGTTACGACAAATTACCTCTCGTTACCATCAACTAGATTAGACTTTACTCTATCGTCAATATCTGACAATAATACAAGTACTTTTGGTCAAGAAGATGATAGTGTTTCAGAAATAATGGAAAATCTTAGTAAATTTGATATTGCTACTAATGATTTTGATGATACAGTTTCGTTAGGGTTATTTAAACTAAGACAATCACCATTCTCACCTGATACAATTAAATTAAATTATGTATTAAGTGAATCTTATGTTGGTTCATTTGATAGCTTTAGACAAATTAATACATCTGATGGTGGTGCCCCGGTAAGCTTTTATTTGGATACAAAAGAAAATGATTCACCAAATGTGCAGATCTTAACTAATAAGTATGTATCACATGCAGAAGATGGTGGTACTTGGTTAGATATTAATGGTAAACCTTCTAATAAAGTAAGATTTACATCAACCAAATTTGCAACAGATACAAGTAGTATTAAGAATATAGAGACGTTATCAGCTTCATACGGGGCAACAACATTAGCTCAGGCAGCAGCGTTATCAGCTTCGTTGTTTCAAACAACGAATCAGCTTGGTGCCGCAGATAGTTTATTCCCACTAGGTTCATATGCAAGTCAAGATTCTAAAACCAAGGATCTTGGTAGTATACCTGCAAAACTTGATAGATTATTCGATACAGTCGAAAATATTGACTTATTTGATATCGACTTAACCTTAGATGGTGGTATTAGTACTATTAATGCAGTTTCTGAATTCTTAGAAAGAACAGGTCAAGGTAAGTATTTTGATGATACAGCACCGATTTCAGCTTTCGACGGTTTCTATACATCAGACATTGTTAATAATTTAACAACTGAAGCAAAAGCATTCAGAAGTGATTGGAAAACAATCTTTGATAGGTTTGCAGAATTTGCAGAGAAACGTAGAAAAGATCATATGTTTGTAGCGGACTTACCGAAACCAATTTTTATACAAGGTAAGAGTTTCTTAACATTAGATGATCCTAATAAAAACTTCTCACTCAATGTGCTTAAGCCAATCCAAGCTCATACTAGTATTGTTAATACAAGTTATGCAGCAACTTATGCGCAGTGGGCACAAGTTTATGATTCATATTTAGATGATCAATGTTATGTACCGTTTTCAGGGTTTGCCGGTGCAGCAATGGCTAATACAGATGCTAATTTCCAACCTTGGTTTGCACCAGCTGGATTTACTAGAGGGGTTGTAACTGGTGTTAACGATCTTGCATTATATCCTAAGCAGAAGCAAAGAGATCAACTTTATAAGATATCGACTAACCCAGTAGCATTCTTCCCAGGAGAAGGATTTGTAATATTTGGTCAGAAAACGTTACTCAAGAAACCAAGTGCATTTGATAGAATTAATGTAAGACGTTTATTCTTAAATCTAGAAAAAGCTACTAGACAAACAGTTAAGTATTTTGTTTTTGAACCTAATACATTATTAACTCGTACGAGAGTGTTAAATACATTAACACCTATTTTTGATAATGCTAAAAATACTGAAGGGGTTTACGATTTCTTAGTAGTTTGTGATGAAAGAAATAATACACCAACAGTAATTGATCAGAACGAGCTTATTGTTGATATATATCTCAAACCAGTAAGAGCTGCAGAATTTATTTTAGTTAATTTCTACGCAACCAAGACTGGAGCTGATTTCAATGAATTGGTTGGTTAAACATTTATAGTTCATAAATATTATTATGCCAGATACTAAATTAACAGATTTAGAGATAGTAACTCAACCTAAGGATGGAGACATATTATATATTGTCGATATTAATCAAGATGCGTCTAAACAAATAACCTATAATAACCTAGTAGGTACTAAAATAGATTCTTTAAGTGCATCATTTGATACTCTTAATGTAAATTTGACTGCAGATATAGGTTCTAATACCACTAACATTACAACTGCTCAGAATGATATACTTGAAAATTCAACTGATATAAATACACTTAGTTCTGATACTTTAACTTTATCAGCTGATGTAGCTAATCTTAGCGCTAATGTCTTTACAAAAGACCCAACTATTAGTGGTGTAGATAATGGTAATACTTTTAGCTTTGGTACTGCAATGACAATTAATTCTGCTGCACCTGTAACACAGCATGTTACTACATTTAATACACAAATAGGAGATGTTGGCGTGGTAGGTTTAAGTGCTGAAGGAGGTTTAAGTGGCTTAGAAACCAATTTTTATCCAATGAGTGCTAATAAATGTGAACTAATTATAAGTACAAGAGTAAACGATGATAGAACTATTACAATTCCAGCAAATACAGTATTTACATATTTTCTAGTTAGATCTGTTATTCAATAAACTATAAAGATTAAATAATTATATGGCAGACACAACACAAACAATTCAAGGTTTTTATACACAAGCACAAGCTAAGGATTTTGCTAGAAATAATCTATTTAGAGTCTTAAATATCAATTTTGGAGGTGGTACTGAAGTATCATTTGATGAATCAGATTTAGTTTATGCTACAACAGCTACATTACCAGGTAAAACAATTGGTAATGTAGCAGTACCTTACATGGGTTTAAATTTTAATGTACCTGGTACAGTTACATATGATGGTAGCGACGCTTATACATTACAGTTTCGATCTGATGAATCTCATAACTTAAGAGAAAAATTCTTACAAGTTCAAGCAGATACTTTTGACGATGAAGATAGTACAGGTAACTATTTTATGCCAACAGCTGATGCGGTTATTGATTTAGTTCTTTTAAATAAGGAATTAGATAGAGTAGCGCAATATCAATTAGTAGGTTGTTCTATTCGGAATGTAGGTCCTCAATCATATGATTCTACTGGTGCAGGTGATGTCGTAACATTTGATACAACAGTTGCTTACCATTACTTCAGAAAGACAGCATAACACATATAAAAACATCTAAATCTAAAAGCTCTCTTTGAGAGCTTTTTTTATGCATAAATATTATTATGCCAGGTATTTTAAATTCTATAAACAATGCTGTTCAAAGTATTGGTAATAAAGCAAATAGTCTTATAGGTGGCTCATTAGCTCAACCTGGTTTAAGTTTATTTGGTACTAATTTACCATTCACACCTTTAATTAGCTTTAGAGATAGATTTTTAAATAGTTTAGATCAGTGGAATACATCTATACCTTTAAACACTCAGTTTATTGTTTTAATAGATAATTTTCCATTAGGTTTAACTACTAACGTTTTACAAAATTTAGAACCAATTGTACAACGCACTGGTTTTGATATAAATTTACCCAAAGCAACTTTAACTAATTATAAAAATCAAGCTATAGTAGGTTGTATTTTTACTAATGGGTTTAATATAGGTGATGATAGTTTAGAAGCAGATTCAGCTAAAATTGAAAATAATAGGGGATTCATACAAGGAACTATATTAAAAAATAGGTCAGATTTCGCGTCAAATAAATTTACCCTTAGCCTTAGGGAAACTAACTCATCATTTGTAGATTTTGTAATAAGGCCTTGGGTTATAATGGCATCTCATTTTGGTATGGTAGCTAGAGATAAATCTAATCCTGCAGAGTTATTAAAAGACCCTAAAGTTAATTTAACAGTGGTCCAATATACAAGAAGTGATAAAGGTCTGTCACAGATACCAAGAAAAACTTGGAGATTTTATAACTGCGTACCTACATCAGTAAGTACAAGAGATTATCAATATGGTGAAGCAGAAGACGTAAAAAACTTTGATACAACATGGGTATACGATAGATATGAAATTAGTAGTAACTTATATATGAATGTAGGTGAGCTTATTAAAGCTATTAATCCGTTCCCTTTCTAAAATGAATCAATATTTCTATGAAAGTTATGAAATAACAGAGTTAAGTTATTTTGAATATAAAAATTTGGTAAAGAATCTTTTCACCGATGACCCATGGGTATTAAATCAAGTTTTTAATAATACTATTAATAATTCAGTTAAAGGTAATAAAGAAATAGATATTTTTGATAAAGTAAAAATACTTTTATTTTTAAGATCGTTAACTTTAGGGGAAGATTTTGATATAACTTTTAAAGAAAAAAATTATAAAATGAATATTAATTCAATTGTGAATAATATATCGATTAACAGTAACGAAATAGTTTCAGATAGGGTAACTTTTAAAAAATCAAATAGTTTTTATGTTGAAAATTTATTAAATGAAGTAATTATATCAATTGAAAAAATAGTTTTGGATAACGGTGAAATAAATTTTTCTAAATTAACTAACGAACAAAAAAATATTATATTTAACGAAATTTCAGATTCTAACATATCTCATATAGTAAATAGTATCGCTGATAATTTAAAACAAGATAATCTTAATTTATTTGATATGAATTTTAATTTACATAATGGAGATATTTTATATTTTTTAAAAAATATATTCAAAACTGATTTAAATAGTTTATACGATTTAGAATATACGTTAATAAAAAATTTAAATTTGAATACTGTAGATTTTCAAAATTATTCTTTAAGTGAAATGAAAATTTTGTTAAACAAACTAAAAGATGAATATAAAGATAATAAGCAGAGTGGTGTTCCTGTTAAATAAATGTAAATATTTCAAATGGAAAATTTTAATGATATTTTAAATCAAGTAAAAAGTCTCAAAAAAGAGATTACTTTTTATTCACCAATAAACGATAAAGAACTAAATATTTACCCTTTAAGTCTTAAGCAACAAAAAGATATATTAGAAAATACCTTTTCAACAACTTTATCATTGTTATATTTTAACAATTGCATTTATAATATTATTAAAGAAAATTTTTCTGGAAATATTAAAGATTTAGATACTATTGATAGGGTATCAATTTCATTATCTTTGAGAAATAAGATTTCAAGTTTATATAAATCAGAAGACGTAGAGGTTAACTTGTCTGATATTATAGAAAAAAATAAAAATAAAGCAACTTTTAAATCTGAAAATGTTACTAGTAATGAATTTACTTTTAGACTAAAAAAACCAAATTTAGAATTAGATAATAAAATTAATAATATTGTCTTAAGAAAATATAAAAATGAAAAAATTACTGAAGATAATGTGAATAACGTTATTAGTGATTTATACATATATGAATTAGTTAAGTTTATTGATGTATTAGAATTTGGTGAGAATATAATTAAAGTAGAAGAAAATATTAATAATACAGTAAAAATTTTAAATGAAATTGATTCAAATAATTTTAATAAGGTATTTGATTATATTAATAAACTCAGAGAAATAGAAACTTCTCTAACTAAAATACCTAATTCAGATGATAGTATTTCTATTACCCCGGACTTCTTTATAGTTCGTTAGGGTAATTAAATATTATTGATGAACCCAAAAGTCGACCACGCAAAAATATTATCCCTATTATCAGGGGTTTCAGATAAGTTAACGGATAGGGTCCTAGCTTTAGAGGATGCTGTTAGTAATACTATTGGAATGAGTACTAATAGTATTAAAGCTCAACCTGAAAGTATAGTGGAAAAAGCTGAACCTGTTATTATAGCTGATATAGGTAAAGAAGCTAAAAAAGATTTTAGAGATGTTTTAACAACCCCGGAATCCAAAGAAGCAGCAGGAGGCGAAGGCGATGGTGGTGTAATGGCTTATGTCAAAAAACTAATAGGTCCTGCATTAATTATTCTTGGTAGTTTAGGAGCTTTAGTCGGTGGTCTATTTGCTGGAGGTGGTACTGGGATGCAAGACGCTCTCCAAGCTATAGGTAAAGGAGGATTAGCACTTGGGTTAAAATTAGCAGCAAAAACAGCAGGTACATTGTTAAAACCGGTACTAGGGAAATTACCATTAATAGGTGCATTAATTAGCTTTGGATTTGCTTATTCAGCATTTAAAAACGATGATTTTGTTGGGGGTTTATTTGACTTAGCCAGTGGTTTGGCTGGGTTACTTTACTTTGTACCAGGTGGTCAAGCATTTGCATTTCCTTTACAAATGGGTATTGACACTTTAAGTGCTATGTTAAGTCTTAGTACAACGCAAGAAGAAGGCGAAACACTGGGACAAGCTAAATTAAGGACATTAAAAGAGTTTATGGGTCCAATTTTCGGAATAATTAAAAAAGTACAACCTATGAGAATGTTTTTTGCAATAGGGGAAGGTATTCAAGAAATTTTTAAAGGTAATATTGTTTCAGGTTTAACTAAAATAGCAACTTCAAATCCCATTTTTGATATTATAAATTTATTTAATAATGTATTTTTAGGTGGAGATGGCGGTTCAGTTGATGATATGGCATCAGGTATGAGTGATAAAATTAGTTCTACTATCGGAGGAGCTAAAGAATTTATATCTACTTTGATCGAACCTATTAAAGATAAATACCCTATGAAAAATTTTATAGGTATAGGTGAAGGTATAAGTAAAGTTTTTAAGGGTAATTTTAAAGAAGGTTTAATTCAAATTGGTGAAAACGGTCTGCCTGGATTAAAAGCTATAGCTAATTTCTTTTTCGGTAGTACTGATGCTGAGACTGGAGAGAAAAAAGATGCTGGTTATAAAAAAGTTTTAGGTACTCTAGGTGGATTTTTTGGTTCTATTAAAGATAAAATGTTGATGAAACTTTTAAATTTATTTCCTGAGAAATTTGGTATTAGAAATAAAATTGCTGGTTTATTGGGTATAGACTTAGGTCCAGTTGAAGACGAAAATATGGAAGCTGCTAAAACTGCCGAAACCGAAAGAGCTGAAAATGTGGCTGATATTGAAAGTAATTCAGAACCTGGATCTGCAGATATAGCTGAAGATATGGCTGCAGAATCAGCAGAAATAGAAAAGAAAGTTAGAACAGGAAGAAGAGGAAGAAGAAGAGGAGGACCAGTAAGAAAAAATGAACCATATATGGTAGGAGAAGCCGGGCCTGAATTATTTGTACCTACTAATAATGGAAGTGTAGTTGATAATACTTCAACTGAAAATTTAAAAAATATTTTAGATAAAAATACATTTGTAGATGTAACAAATATGAATATGAAAATTAGCAATCTTCAATTTGCTGAACTAAAAAAGAATAATATGTTATTGCAAGCTATATTAGAAAAATCTAATAGTGGTAATACTGTTATTAATAATAAGAGTAGCAGTGTTGTTAATAATCAAAGTAGATCAGGTTTTAGAGATATGCAATTTGCTGTTTAATACTAAATATTATAAATGGCTAATAATTTATGGAGTTTAAAATTTGGTAAAGACAATACTATACCAGTTCTTATAAGAGCTGGAACTAATACCAACTCTGCTAATTTAAATTTACAAAATAACGAAGTTTATAGTAAATTAAATGGAGGAGATACACCATATATTCCTATTGATGTAAGGGAAGATTTTCAATGGACGAAGAGTCCTAAAAGCTCTAGATTAGATGTTCCTTCATTATCTCTTAAAGAAAAACGTATTATTAAAAACAGTACAGTCACTAATCTAGCTTATTCAGTAAATGCAACAGCGGATTTAGCTAAAACTTTGTCAGATAAGATTTCTCAAGGGGATTTTATATTTTTTAATGAAGATGCTATTAAAGAAGGTTCAATATTAGAAAGTACAACAAATTTAGTGAAGGGGGGCGCATCTACTATTTCAGATACTTTAGAAGCTACCCAGTCTTTAATTAACGAAAAATTATTAGGCACGCAAACATTTAAGAGTAGTGTTTTACAACCGTATAATGGGTTATATAGTATCGAAAGTACAGGTTTTCAATATATTCTACCATTTTTAAACAGTGAATATAGGAGTATGACTACTGCTATGGGAGAAGATCAAGAAAATATAATTAGTAATATAGCAGGAGCTGCTGCTGACGCAGCTTCACAAGTTGCTGGTACCGTATTTGCCCTAAGACCTGGTGTTTATATAGAAGAATCAAGACAATTTCAAATGTCTCAAGATGGTAGATCAGTAAATATAGTTTTACCCTTATTAAATACAGGTAGTTATGAGGATATATTGCAAAACTGGCAGCTAATATTTGGATTAACTTACCAGAACAGACCTGGTAGGATAACTAAAAATTTAGTTGATATACCTGTTATATATGAAGCTATAGTAGAAGATATACTTTTTATGCCTTATGCTTATATTTCAGAGTTATCAGTTAATTTTTTAGGTAATAGACGTACAATGGAAATAACAGTACCAGTAGAAGGTAGCGATAGTTCAAATAATTTAACATTAAATGCAACTATACCCGATGCTTATGAATTGAATTTAACGTTAAAAGGTTTAAATGAAGAAACGAGAAACTTTATATATGAAAGTATAAACCCGGGTGTAGTAAGAGCATCAGAAACTGGTGGAGACGTAACTCCTAGCGAAGCACCTATACCAGATGATAGTAATACAAAAGCAGGTCCTACTAATTTTAGTTCTAGAAGTAACCCTGGAAGAAGATCAGTTAGAAATAAACCAACAGATCCTACTCCTAGACCGAAACCTAAAAAAATTAAAAGGAGGAATAACTAATGGAAGGAAAATTTCAAAATAACATTAATGAGTTACCAGAACTAGAAACGTATAGGTATGAAAATATATTTAAAGTTTACGAGACTAAAGATTTAGGCATATCAGGCAATGAAAACTTTTTTATGTATAATATAGTTAAAAAAATACATATACCTGATAATCTTGATAATTCATTTTTTGATTTTTTTACTTTAAATAAAAATCTACCTTTAACTACAATATCATACCAGATTTATAGTACGACTTATCTTTGGTGGCTTATTATGTTGGTAAACAAGATATTAAACCCGTATAAAAACTTACCAGTGGGTCAAAAAATTAGATATATAAAGCCTGAGTATGTAAAAATAGTTATAGATGCAATCACTAAACAGCTACAATGAGATACAAATTTTTAGAGGGATTTATATATGATGATAAGAAAAAGTTTTTATATGTAGTAGATCAACAAAACTATATTTTTAAAACTTTATTATTTAACCCCGATAGCAATGTATCGGTTCTAGCAAAGTCGTCTATTAGAAATATCACTATCACAGATAACATAATGAACCCCTTTACAAAGGGGTCGTTAACCATTTTAAATAATGGTGAATCGTTAGAAAGGTTAGCTACCCCTAAAAACGTTAAAGAGTTTGATGCTAATTCCGACCTACTAAAAGGATATACATATAGAGGAGATGGACGAGATTTATTTTATTTGGAAATTGTACCGGTAGAAAATGTTGATGAAAGTTTTGGTAAACTAGGCAATAAATTTAACGACACTTTTTCCTTAAAAAATGTCTTTGCATTAGTTAATGATGAGCAATTATTTGATGGTACTGATGAATTGAAAAGATTTGATTTCATAGATTTTGATGAAAAATTATTAAAAGAAAAAAATATATTTTTCTCTACAACAAAATTACTAAAAACTGATACCCCTATAGAATTATTATCTAATACAGGTAGGGAGGTACCTACTGGCGAGTGTTTAAAATTAATTTTAAAAGATGGGTTGTTTCAAAATGATATAAATGAAATAATAAAAACTGAAAACGGAGAAACCCCTGATTTTGACTCCGGAGCTAGTAAAATATTCTATACTTCACCTTCTAGTAATACTGCTTATGAAGATTTAATGTATATTTACGATAAACATACTACCGATAAAACTGGTCAAGATTTTTCATTTCTAAAAAAGAGGTACTATGATGGGCAGTATGAACTAAAAAGTGTAAAAGAAAAATTTGATGAAGCTTTTAATAAAAGCGACGATACTGCTGGTAAATTAAATATGGAAAAACTTGTTATAACAGGTGGCGCTGGTACCGGTGAAAATGTAGTTCAAAGTAGTAAAAAATCTCCATCTACTATTGCATATTTCGGAGAAAAGGGAAATGTTATTGATTATAAATTTTTTAATGTTAATGCAAATATTAGCAGCAAAAAAAATAATACTAAAATTGTACATTCATATAGCCCCGGCGATAAGGCATTTAATTTAGAGCAAAAAGATAGTAATATAATTTCAGCTAAAAATACTTTTGATGAAAATTATGTAAGTAACATGAAAGGTTATAATAATTCCCCTTCACCAAGTGTAGTATTAAATTCATCTAAAACTACTAATTTATCTTACGAAAATGTCTTTTCTTTATATAGTGGGGATGAATTTATTAGAAAATCCAGCGGAATTAATAAACTATTGAAAAACTTATTATTAACTAATATTGGTGTAGAGCTTACATTGAAAGGTCAAATGTTTAGAAAAGCTGGTAATTTTTTTACTTTAGATAGAAGTGAAAATTATGTTGAAAATAATTTTGATGATAAACTATTAGGTATATATTTTATAGTAGAAGTTACTCACACTTTTAACAGTGATAACACATACAATAATAAAATATTTGCAGTAAAAACATATAACTTTAAAGATTTAAAATATAAGGAAAATATACTATGAGTTACGAATTATCATTATTACCAAGTTACCTTGATACAGTTATTTTACAGAAAACTGATTATTATAAAAATAATACTAATTTATTAGAATTATTTGATGATTTTATTGATATGTTGAAACTTAATATAGATTATGAAAAAGGTAAATCTTCGGGTGATTTTATTAAAGATATATCTGGTATATATGAAAAATTAAACAATAATAAATTTATTATAGATGGTTATGAAATAGATATTCAAAATAAAAATTATTATATCGAAAAATATCAATCATTAGCATCTAATTTTAAAAATGTAATAGAAAAAATATTAGGTAATAAAAATATTTACTTTAAAAAATTATCTGATGATGTTGGGACTTTATTAGATACAAATACAATATTTGATGATTCTATATGCCCATTTTTCGATATATTTTATAATGAATCTAAAAATATTCCCACAAATATACCCAATACCGTTTTTAATAAGGTATCATTGCAGAATAAAAAACTTCAAAAAAACTTTTCATTATTAAATGATGCAGTATTAAAAAATAATTTAAAAGATATAGCAAATTATACAGAAACCACAATTACTAAAACTTCACACGGAAGCAATTTAGTAACAGATTATGACTATTATGAAAGATTATTATCATTTTCAGAAGAAATAAGACAATCAATTTTTATTGATTTAACTGCAGATTTAGGTGAATACATATACTTTTTAAAAAATTTAAATATTAGAAATCAAAGTAATAATGAAGCAATATTATTGCAATTTAAAAGTACTTTAGAGGGTGTAGAAGAAAATTTGGATATATTAAAAAATCAAATAGTAAGTAAAGCCTATAAAGATAATACTATTTTAAATTAATTATCTATTTCTATTACCTTAGCATCATCTATAAGTTGCTTTAGTAATTCTTCTCTATTAATAGTTAACCCTAAACGTTTTTCATTTTCTTGAGCTAGCTCTTTTTTACTATCAATATCCATTTGTTTTATTTCTTTTCTGCTATCATTTTGTTTATTGGATATTAATATTTTATTTAAGCTTTCAATAGCTGATGCTGATGCACCTACCAATTTACTTAAAGCTTCGACATCTCTAGCATCAGGAGCCGATGTAATAAATTGCTTTACATCTTCTACATAATCTACACTATCTTTAATTAGCTTACCTGAGTATTTTAATAAAAAATCTTCTAACTTATCTTTATCTAAGTTAAATTCATTTTTTTCCACTTCTTTGGCAGCTAAATTAGTCCCTTTTAATTGAGAAAGTAAATCATCTACAACTATATCAACATCATCATCCATATAAAAATATTTATTAATAAAGTTGAATAACTAAACTAATACAGTATAATAGTTATATGGATAATGTTAAAATTAAATTTATAAAGACGCATGAAGATGCTATTTTACCTACCAAAGCACACGATGGTGATAATTGTTTTGACTTATATGCGGTAGAAGATACTGAAGTACCAGGAAGTAGTTCATGGATAGGAGATGTAAAAATTGGTAATGCAATAGTGCCTGTTGGTATTACAGTAGCAGATATTACAACAGGGTTCGGCTTTGTATTAAGACCTAAATCAGGGTTAGGTTTTAAAGCAGGTTTACAACCTCATTTAGGTGAAATAGATAATGGATATCGTGGAGACTGTGCGGTAAAAATGTATAATTTTTCTAGTAAAGACTATACTTTTAAGAAAGGTGATAAAGTAGCTCAAATTAAGATAGAAAAAATTTATGATACATCTGTTGAATGGACCGGTAAGTTAACAAAAGCTGAACGAGGGGATGCAGGTTTCGGTTCATCTGGTAAATAGGAACTTTGATATAATAGATTATGGGGAAAGTAACAAGACAAAAGATAACCGAAAGAAAAGTAGGTAATGCGAAGGTGAGAAAGACGGTAACTGTAACAGTTACAAAGCCATCAAAAAGAAAAAAATAATGTTTAATAACTTATACGTAGAAAAGTATAGACCTAAAACGTTATCAGATTTGGTATTATCTGACAGTAATAGAAAGTATTTTGAATCTATTACTGAAGAAATACCAAATCTGCTTTTTGTTGGTACCCCAGGGTTAGGTAAAACTACATTAGCTAGAATATTAGTAAATGATATATTAGAGTGTCAATATCTGTATATCAATGCTTCAGATGAAAATGGTATAGATACCATACGCTCCAAGGTAGTTGGCTTTAGTCAGACTAAGTCTCTCGATGGGAAACATAAAGTAGTCATATTAGATGAGGCTGATGGTATCACCATTGACGGGCAGCGCGCACTACGTAATACGATGGAGGAATATAGTAGTATGACTCGGTTTATTTTAACTGCTAATTATAAGCATAAAATTATACCTGCTGTTCAAAGTAGAACTCAATTCTTTGATTTGACACCCCCGTTTGACGATGTAGTTAAGCGTGTTATTGATATTGTAAAGCAGGAAGGTATTAAGATTGAAACTGATCAAAAACCTAATTTTGTAAATGTTATTAAGCAAAGTTATCCTGATATTCGTAAGGTACTAAATAGTATTCAAAAAGCTACTATAGGTAATATCTTTACGGTAGATCATAGCGTTGATAGTAAAGAGATAGTTAACGTTATACACAAGCATATTGTATCTAAAGATTCTTTAAAGCTAAGAAAGTATCTAATTGAAAACGAAAACGAGTTTCAAGGTGATTACCATAACTTAATGAAGCAATATTTAAATTATGTTTATACTTCTAGTTTAGATGACAATAAAAAACGTCAATATATAGTGACTATTTCAGATCACATGTATAAAGACGTATTTGTATTAGATAAAGAAATTAATGCTTTTGCATGCTGGGTTAATCTTGAGAAGATTTAACCATTAATTGGCATATACTGAGAAGTATAATTTTCATTAACTGCAGGTGATTTAGTCGCTGGGGATGAAGGGATCTTAGTATTCTGGGTTGGGTTAGACATTTCAGTCTTTTTTAAACTATCACCTTGCTGGGTCATTGTTTGCTGTTGTTCTTCATTTTCTTCAGCTTCAACTGGATCAATTTGAACTTTATTATCATATTTTTGCGAACCCGGTACAGGGTGTCTATTAATACCTAAATCAATAGGCTCTAACATGTCACTTGTAACTGTAACTTGACCTTGAGTATCTGATAACCCGTTAGCTAATTCCCTAGCAACTGTGATATAGAAAAAATTTCCTCTATTATCACTATTATTAGGGGCATCCGTAGGGTATTCAGTAGATACATTTTTTATAAGATAATTACTGTCTGAATCAAAATAATCGTCGATATATTTTTGCTGTTCTTTATTTTGATTTTTGTAACCTTCTTTGGATTTATAATTACTAGCTAATTTTACCAATCCCCCAGTTTGAAATCCACTATTCATCTTAGCAGATATCTGCTCTATTAAATTTAAGAATTTTTTTGCCATAATAATATTTATATTTAATCAACTAACTATCTATAATTAAATATTTAAAATGGCTAAATTAAATTTAGATATATTAAAAGGTTCAAATAAACCAGATGAAAAAATCTTTAGTGATTTAAGATTAGATCTTGTTATAGGTGAATTGAAAAGGAATGAAGCTTTACCCAATAAACAAAATGTTGATATAGAATCGTCAGATAATTTAGCTGCAATAAGAAACTCTATTATAAGTATAATTACTACATCTCCAGGGGAAAAAATTCTAAACCCGACATTTGGTCTTAATTTTGGAGATTTATTATTTCTACCTGTTTCTAAAGTACGTGCGCAAAATATAGGTGAAATAATAGTTAATGGTGTAGAAAAATTTGAACCACGTATAACTATTACGAGCCTAAATGTTACAGCTAATATATCTGAACAAGAATATAATATTGATATAGTATATATTGTACCAAGATTCCCGAACCAAAGTCTTAATTTAACTGGTTCAATTAACAAATCAGATTTTACATTTTTTAATTAAATATTTTTATGGCAAACGAAAACCTCACAGATTTCACTCTTTCTAAAAAAAGTTATGCTTCATTTGACGCATTAACGTTAAAACAGCTAATAAAAGATAGGTTAAACGAAGAAGGAGTATTTACCGATCAAATATTTGAAGGTAGTAATATATCTTCAATTATTGATATAATTGCTTATTCATACCATACTTTACTATTTTATCTCAATCAATCATCAAATGAAACTTTATTTAATGAAGCTTCTATATATGAAAATATGAATAGAATAGTTAAACTTATAGATTACAAACCTATAGGTTATCAGACATCATTATTACCGTTTAAAGTTTCAGCAAATGCAAATATTGATAGAAATTTATACACATTAAAAAGATATTCATTTTTTATAGTTAATGGAACTTATTTTTCATTTAAAAATGATATAACTTTTAATAAAACTTTAACAATAGATGAAGAATTAAAATCATTTTCAGAGGATAATTTACTTTTACAGGGTAGGTATTTTGAATACCCACCACAAAGGGCTATAGGGGAAGATTTTGAAATATTTACCCTTCTTGTTAAAGATAATATTAATAATGAACCTATCAATATAGAAGATAGTTCAATAGACGTATATGTGTTTGATGTTAAAAATGGTCAATACACTTATTATACTGAAACAAATAATCTATTTTTAGAAAACCCCACTTCACCGGTTTATGAAAAAAGATTAAATGAAAATGGTTTTTATGAAATTAAATTTGGTAATGGGGTCTTTGGTAAAAAAGTTGCACCTGGTGATCAAGTTTATATATATTATCTAAAAAGTGACGGTGAAAATGGGGTAATAGAAGCTAATGCATTAAATGGTAAAACTATAAATTATTTTACATCAGTTCAATTTGAAAGCATTGGTAAAGATATATATAAAGATAAAAACTACGAATTTTTAACACCTGATAAATTACAAGACTTAGCATTTACCAATACGATTGAATCAACCTTTCCTAAAGAAAAAGAAAGCGTTGAAGAAATACAAGTAAATGCGCCGAAATTATTTACTGCGCAAGATAGACTTGTAACTAATGATGATTTCAATAGTTTTATTACAAAGAATTTTTCAAATATATTAGATTCATATAACGTTGTAAATAACAAAACATTCATACAAAGATATATTCAATATTTTTATGATTTAGGTCTTGATACCCCTAATGAAGATCCTAGATTTTTATTTAACCAAGTTAAATTTTCATCATCAGCTGAATTAAACAATATATACCTTTTTGCTGTACCAAAAATTCGAAATGTAGATGAAAATAACACTTTATCTTTCTTAACGTTATCTCAAAAAAATTCTATTATAAATTCTTTAGAAGATAAGAAATTAGTTACAATGGAAATAATTCCACAAGACCCTGTTTATATGGGGTTCAATTTAGGTCTAGAAAAAAACAATACTGAAAAAATAAGTACAGATTTTATAGATGATACTTTCCTTGTACTAAAAAGAAAAATTTCAGAAAGAGTAAGTGAAGAAAGTCTAAAACAGCAAACAGATTTAATTTTTAAAAATTACTTTAAATCTTTAAAACTAGGTGACACAATAAGTTTAAATGAATTAAAAGTTTCAATACTAAGTTTAGATGGTATTGATCGTATTTTTACCCGAAGAATAAATCCATTAGATGGTACAACTTTAAATGAAACCCCAAATATATCATTAGTAGGGTTTAATGCTATATATTCTGATTTAGATATAAAAATTTATTCAAATGATACAGAATTGGACTTTTTCAAATATCCATTCTTATTTAACGGTAACATACGAAATAATATAATAGTAGAAGATGCCTGATATTAAATACAATTTTGACAAAAGTTATGATAATTTATCGAAAATTAGCGTACCAATAAAAGTTTTAGATCATTCATTTAGACGATTTTTAGATAATGTAAAACTATCAGCATATGCGGATTTTACTTCAATTAAAGTTGCTCCAGACTTTGATAATGCTGACCTTTCGGTAAGTGATAATAATTACTTTATTGATTTTGGAGATGGTACTAAATCAACTGAATTAACAGCATCCCACACTTATAAATATCCAGGCTCTTACAATTTAACTTTAGTTGTAACTGATAGTGCTAATAATATTTTTAAAAGTTCAGATAGCAAATTAGTTGAAGTTACTAACTTAATACCAGATAGTATATTTTTAAATTATCTATCAGCAACTGATGTTGAGCAACATTATTCAGCTTTTAGCGTAGACCCTATATTTTTAACTCGATACAACTCTAAAAGTATGTCACAATTATTATCTACTAATAATTATAAAATAGACTTATCAGTCGAGGGTAATAGAATGGCTTTTGTTACCGAAGATCAATATAATAGTAATAAAAATTTTCATCTTGAAGGCTGTAGTTTTTTTGCAAATACTAGGGGTAAAGATTTTAAGGTAATTGATGGAGTTGAAACTAATAGTGTTAATATATTTGCTGGTATTAGTGGTGGTGAAATAATTATTAAAACTGAAAAAGCAGATGATATCTCTAATATATTTGTTGGTACATCTGGCTTTGGTACTTTTTACTATTATGAAGATATATTAGAATTCGATGCAGATAGTGACATAAATAGTATTTTTATCAACGTACCAGTAGACCCACCACCGTTCGAATTTGTACCAGACCCTGAGATTGTTCGTTTACCACCAGAAGTCGTTTCCCTACCGGTTGATCCTACATCAGATGACGATGGCCGTGTCCTTTTAGTAGATTCTGAAAACGAGTTTGTGGTAGATGATTCAGGAGATAATATAGAAATTAATGAATAATATTATTATATAGAATCTTGATATAATATATTTTTGCTATATAATAACAATATGGCTTCAGATAGAGTTAGTAAAGAAGTAAGTGAATTATGCCCTATACCATCTCATACGTGGTATTGGAAACCAGCGTCAGTGATACTCGAGCGACCAACAGTTAAGAGTAATCTTGATAAAGTAGCGTTAAATGAACCGTTAATGGAAAATCTTAAAAAGGAGTCAATTAAAAATCCTTTTTTATGCCTTTCAAACTGGTGGCCTTTAGTTGGTAGTCAGAGACTAAGAGCTATTAGGGAGATAAGAGAAAACGATAAAGATTATGATCCACTTCTACAATTAGCTGTCTTTGATAAGCCATATGAAAATGTATGGCATTTATGGGGTGATAAAAAATTTAGATCTAAAGCTTCTGCTATACAGTATCAACTATGGGAACTAGTATTTAAGAGTCAGTGGCATTCTGTACCATTAACTGAAGATGGTATTGATATGAAATATTACGAAACGCTCGGTGACCAGCTATCGGGGTGGAGCGAGGTAACTAATCCTTCGGAAACTTAGCTTTAATAGCTTTTCTATGATCTATCTTAACTTGATCACCTTTAAGATCAATATCAATATTATACTGGGTGGATAAGGTGTCAATTATTGTAGATAAAATATCATATATATGCCCAATGTCTGCATCGGATGCTTCAGGGTAATGCAATTCTCTTTTCGCATAATAAGGAAGATTATCAAAATTACCCGATATTGCACCCCAGTCGGTGTTTTGTTTATTTTTGAATGACATATGTTTAATTATTTATTAATAAGCGTTGTAGCTGAATGGCCAGTAATCATTTGCAGAGGTTGTATCTAATAAGCTTTGCATACTTCTATTTGTATTGGTAAGAGTTCCGGAAGCGTTTATTATTAATCTCATATCAGTTGATGCTTTAATTTTTATACCTATTGTATCAGATTCGGCAAAGGCTTGGTATGGACCCCCGGCTACTGAATTTCTAATAGCAAAGTAAGGGTATACATGAATATATCTATTTGTGTTGAATAAATTTGCTGGAGATATAAGATTAACATTAGCTAATGTATAATCGACTTTGGCTACTGGAAACACCGGGTTTGAGATTTGGAAGAAGGTCCCCTGGCCACTTCCTTGAACATTCACAAAATCAGTTAAAGAATCTGACGGAGTCGCTAAAAATCCTATATTGCATAATCCATTTATAGCAGCAAGGTTTTGTATATTTGTATAATCAACTTCAAATGTAATGTTATATAATCTTATACCGGTAACTGCAGATGGTCCTGACACATGGTCAAGTAAATCGATGGTAAACATTGAAGCAGCAGCGCGCCGAGCTATAAAATCTCCTACTGTATATTCACCAGCAAAAGGGGCTATTGTGTTACCAACACCTATTACCGATGAGTATACATCACCCGTTCCTCTAGAATATGTACCAATTGCTTTTTCAGTAGTAGCCCCGGAATAAGTTATATCACCAGTCGGAGTATAATTAGCTGTTGATGGTACACTTTTAATAGCTAATTTACCATCTTGAATAGATAGGGTATCATCATCAACAACTACTTCTAATTCACCGGTATCAGAGTTAGATGTTAATGCTTTGCCGTCAGAAAATTTTATCATATTACCGGTGATAATATCATCTCTTGCAACTAAAGTATTAGCTATAATAGTACCTGTGTTACCTTCTAGATAAAATCCTTGTGTACCGAGAACTATTACCCCTGTACCTGAATTATATGAACCATCAAAGTTTTTACTCTGTATTGAACCAGTAATAATAGCATTAGAAGATATAGATTGAGCGGTAATAATATTTGATGCTATCATTGATTCAGATGCTATAGTACCATTAGATATTTTATCAGCTGTAATTGCATTAGCTGCTAGGGTATCAGCTGTAATTGCATTAGCTGCTAGGGTATCAGTTGTAATACTATTCGCTGCTATTTGATCGGCTGTAATTACATTCGCTGCTATTTGATCAGCTGTAATTATATTGGCTGCTAGGGTATCAGTTGTAATACTATTCGCTGCTATTTGATCAACTGTAATACTATTTGATGCTATGCTATCACTTGTAATATTATTTGCTGCTATTTCATCAGCTGTAATTGCATTAGAAGCAATATCATTACTTGTAATTGCATTTGCTGCTATCTTGTCAGCTGTAACACTATTGGCTTGTAGGTGTCTAGAGGCAATTGCCAAGTCAGCGATCTTATCTTCTACAATTGCATTTTTGTTAATCTCACCAGTGTTTATAGAATTTTCATGAATAAAATCATCTACCGAGACTGAACGGGTTTTATTGATGCCTGATTTAACTACTAGCAATTTATCAGACCCATCAATTTGCCTTGTTATCTGAACATCTTGTATTTGTTTAACGTTTGCCATTTAAATTATTTAATCGTTATTTACTCCGATTAATTAAATAATTTTATGCCATTTGCAGGTAACAGAACTATTTTTGCTAATTTTAATTTAAAAGGTCTACAAGACCCTGAGTCTAATTATTATAATTACAATGAAGATCAATTTAATGTACTAAATAATGTTTCTGAGTCATTAACTTTAAGGGTTGATAAATCTCATACTCCTTTTTCTTTATCATTTACAACGAATGGAGTAGATGGTATAGGTTTTAGTGATGATACTTTCAGTTTAAATAAGTTCTATTTTCAAAATCAAAAAATTTATTTTACCATCCGGGTTAAAAGTATATTTAATACACCAATAAAATATCTACCTAAGTTAGTAATAGGTACTAACAATAATCAATTATCTTTAAGTGCTACTAGTAATGGTAAATATGTAGATACCTTTTTTTACAGTAATACAATTATTATAGATGATAAAGCAGGTGGATATTTTAAAGGTTATATTATTTTAGATAAACCATATGATAATGTAAAACTAACAGGTGAAGTAAAAACTACTGTAGAAAATGTTAATGAATTTGCAACTAATGCTGGTAACGGGGTCGTGACTGGAGATTCTTCACTATTTAACGTTTACCCGATTAAGGGTAAAAATATATATAGAAAAATAAATGAAGATAATGATCAGAAAGAAAATTACAAAAAATTGATATTTCAAAATATTTTAACTGATAAGAATAATTTCTTTGATAATTTTCTAGGGACAATGGTAGGAGATATTAGCGGAGATCCAAATAATTTAGGTACTAAAATTTATGAAAAGATTAGCAATATGCCTTCAAATATTGCAGATGTAAATTATAGCAATGTTAGATCTTTAATAAGTATGCTAGAATCTACTGATATAGATGTAGAAAAATACTTTATAAGTATACCACCTAGCCTTCAAAGAATTGTAGATAATCTATCTGTACCAGCTTCATTGCAAATTGGGTCAATTAATAATTTTAATGAAAATTTTGATAGTAAAGGCTATGAAAATTCTAAAATTTATGGTACTAATAAAGGAGCAGAGTTAGACTTTAACACAACTGAATTAAAAACTGGCCCCGACTCAAAACCTATAGTAGCATATGAAAAATTTAGCGAAAACTATACATTACTAGATACTAATTTATTAAGTACTAATGATTTTCGATATAATAATATTAATTCAAATACATATAGTCTATCTGACTATAATAGGTCATGGGGTTGGAATTTATTAGTACCTCAAGATATATTTGATAATAGAAACCCTATTGCTTTTGAAACAAATACATTTAGCAATAAAGGGGTAAGTTTAAGCAGTTCAAGATTTAAATTACAAGATAATATTTGGAGATTATTAGACCAAAAATTTGATACGATCAAAGGTGATCCAAATAATATTAAAAATTTCTATAAATTTTATGAATATATAGAAGGTGTAGATGGGTCTTACGAGCAAAAATTTATAGATTATAATAACCCAGCTACGAAGTTTGAAACTATAACAGCATATAGTCAATTTGAAGATGAAGGTGGTTTAATAGATCAGTTTGTTATGCAAAATATATATACTGGTTTATCTCTTTTATCTTCATAAATTATAGTATGTTTACGGTAGGTATTGCTACTTATGATGATTATTCAGGTCTTTATTATACTATACAATCGATCCGTTTATTTCACCCATTAGTTACTGAAGTTGTTGTAATCGATAATAACCCCGAATCAAATGATGGTAAATTAAATGAAAAATTGTGTAACCATAAAAGTAATTTAAAGATACAATATATAAAATATACAGAAAAGAAGACTTCATTTTGTAAAGAAGAAGCTTTTAAATATGCATCCAATGAATACGTTGTTATTTGTGATAGTCATATTTTATTCCTTCCTAATGCTTTTGAAAAATTGAAAAAGTTTTACGAAAATGGTCATAAAAAATATGATTTTGTCCAAGGCCCATTAATTTATGATGATGGTAAAACTATTAGCACCCATTTAGATTCAGAATGGGGTTCTAATTTTTATGGTAAATGGCAAACTAAAATAACTAATGATGAATGGTTTGAAATTGAAGCGCAAGGTATGGGAGTATTTTCATGTAAAAAAAATGAATGGTTAGGTTTTAATAAGTTATTTACAGGTTTTGGAGGGGAAGAACACTATATACATGAAAAGTACAGGCAAGCAGGGGGTAGATGTATATGTGTCAATGATTTTAGATGGATGCATAGATTTGATAGACCAGAAGGGGCACCTTTTCCTAATATTTTAGAAGATAGATTTAGAAATTATATCATTGGTCGAATAGAATTAAATTTAGAATATCAAGATGTTATATTTGCATTTTCTGATAAATTACATGCATTTTCAATGCATAAAATAATACAAGAGGTAAAAATGTGCATTGCATAAGTTTTAATATAAATACTTTATATGGCAGATGATTTAGATTTTTTCAATAAAGAGTTTGACTCGTTAAACAGAAATGATATTTTCTATACTGAAACTCACCCTGTTTGTTCTAATAACTTTTTAGATTTCAATCAAGCCTTAATTGATGTTATAAATGAAAAAAATATTACTTTAAGTGAATTAAGTGCTATACAAGGACCATTTGTAACATTTAATGAATTAGATGTAAATTTATTAGATAGGTCTGATTATATTGATTATACAAAAGATGGGGAAAATAATTTAAAACTTCCTTTTGACAATCAATTAGTTGCTAAAACTATCGGAACTGATTATTACTATTTATCAACTGATAGCCAATATAATTCAGTATCCGGTATAATGTTTGAAGCAACTAATAAAGTTAATAATTTACTTAATATTAATCACCCTACTACGCTATCTATTTCAACGTCTTCACAAGTATTTGAAAGAGATATATCTTATTATTTTAGACCTACTGATTTTTCAGTATTAAAAATGCAAGGTGAATTTGATTTTGTTAAAAAAGATAATTTAAAAGATAATAACGTTTATATGTTTCCAGATCCTAATAATTATGGTAGCGTTAGTTGGTTAGGTAAATCTCCAAGACCTAGCCCTTTTGATTTTATTTTAAAAGAAGACATTTACAAAAATAAATCTTCTTCATTCGGTGTAAAAAATACAAAAAGTACAAATAAAAATCAAAATTTTTATTCATATGATACATTAGAACAAAAACGATATAAGCCTAATTATTTAAGTTCATTTCCAACTAAATACCCTGAAAAATTTAATAATGGTATTATTGAAAATGTTAACTACGATATATATGGTAATGAATTTATTGAATACATTAACACAAAAAGTGTTATTGAAAATAAAAATAATGATTCTTATATACAAGACAGAACCATTTTTACAGGTAGTAATACTATAGTAGATCAAGAAAATGTTAATGGTACAATTGAAACTAAAAAAGATTTTTTAACTAATAAACTTTCCGTTAAAAACGTTTTTACTTTTAATTTATCTTCCAATAAGTTTGAACCTATTAGTGCTGCTTTTAATGACGTATTTAAAAAATACAATTATGATGAAAAGCTATATGACGAACTTAACAACTCTATTATTAATATAAATTTATATGAGGATGTTTTTTCAATTACCACACCATCATATAATGTAATTGATAGTTATGTTTATAATGGTGAATTTATACAAGATGATTTCCACCCATTAATATTAGAATACGGTTCAGATGATTCTTTCTTTAATAAAGTATCTAATGATTATTTGATCGGTAGCAAAATTTATAAAGTTGAGACATCATTGCTACCTCAAGCATCTGCAACAAATGATATTTTAATTTATGAAATATACAACTATGATATAACTACAAATAAAATAGACAAAATATTAGATAAAAATAAAAAAAGTAATAATGCAACGTATTATGATAATTTTAATTTTGATTTGCCAGTCAAACCAAAATATATTAAAAATATAAATATTACATATAGTTCTAAACTTGAGGTATTTAATATAACTACTCAGATAAATGACCTATGTGATAATTTTTATATAAACAGTGTATTATATAAAGTTATAGATGATGTATTTTATTTTTATGAAAATGATTTTTACCAACCTGATAACTTTTTTGCCACTACTAATTTTTATTTATCAGGGGACTTTACTAGAGCTTATACATTTGCATCTTTAAGCGGGTCCCCAACTCAAGATAAACTTAACGGAATTTTATACTTATAATGGAATTTAATAAAACAGTTAAAATAGAAAGCGACTTTCCTTTTGTAAGTGAATCAAGCGTTAAAATATTTTCAGTTTCAGACATTACTACTGTTACTTTTGATATAAACGGGGTAGCTAAATATCAAGGTTCTAACTATAATTTAGGTATTTTGAAAACTATAGCTCATTACGGTGATAATGAAATAGAGATTATACCTAGTCAGTTGAACCCCACTACGCTAGGTTTTGAACCAGTCAGTTCATTTGATCATACTTATCATGTAGATACAGAAGATAGTAACCTATTAGGAAAACTTGAATTTAAATATAAAAATGGTGAGACACATACTGTATTTTTATCAGTATTTACATCTCAAAGTAATAATATAGATTTAGAGCTTTATACAGCCAATAATCAATCATTTTTTAGCAATGGTGAAGTAAGAGAATTAATAAACTTTACTAATCATGAAAATACCTTATATAGTATGGCATATACACCTACCCCTCTGTATAAATTTGATGATAAAACTGGTAGTATAGAATTCTTTACTTTAACAGGTGCAGGTAATTTCTTAGCAACTGAAGATGGTACCCCTATACTGTTGAAAGGATTTAGCTACAATGACCTATTTATAAATGTAACTTAAACTAATTTTACGTTAAAACAAATAGTAATTCTTAATTCATCTGATTCGTTCTTTTTTACTCTGTGATAAGTTTCACTGGGAAAAACAATTAGATCATCTTGAATTACTTCAGGGGTATATTCTTCTTCCAAATAATCTACATTTTTATATTTTGCATTCTTTTTAGTGTAGTATCTATTCAACACTCTTCTATTATTACAAAATGTTACTGAGTTATGTAATTTAGGGTCAAATTTAAAAAAATGAATACATGAAAAATTTTTTTCATGAGCACCATTTGCATGTTGATGAATTGTAGCTTCTTTACCTTTATCATAAGCATTATACCATATCTCATCTATTTTTACTTTATAATCAATACTTAAATTTTCTTTATTATAATCATTTAAATTTTTTTCATATATAGGTATTATTTTTTCATAATTTATTTTTTTTAAACCTTCTAAATCGGTAGTAGTTCTATTTTCATCAGTATTAACTCCCCACCAGGTACAATTATTATTTTTTAAATTATAATTATAGATAATATCATTTAAAATTTCATCTCTAACCAACTTAAAGTCATCCTTTAAATTTTTTTTTAAGAAAAATGGACTAAAAAAATTTATTTTTTTAAAGCTCATATAGGTTATCATAATCATTCTGCGTGAATGATGTATCATATAAATCTTCAAAAAATGCAGAAGCTCCTTCGTAATACGTTATTACTTCTTCAGCTGATAAACTATTTTTAAATAAATTATATCTTTTACTTATTATATTAAATCTTGTACCTAAATTACTTTCAATAAGAGGTATATAGGTATTTTTCAATTCAGATCCTGATAAACTTAATATATTATTATTAGCGTCTTTAAATTCTATTTCATCATTAATATTTGATATCATTTTTAATCTTACTAATGAAGCATCATCAACATCAAAAGGAATACTATCAATCGTTAAGGGTGAATTTTCAAAAATACCTTTTAATTCACGCAAGTTTTCATTATCTAAATAAATTGTTTCTATTAATTTAATATCTATATTCATTTTATTAAAGAGCAGTAATGCTGTAGGTGGTTGACGATAAATTATTATATAATGAATTACTAAATTCTAATGTATATACACCGGCTGTATCAGTTGTAAAGGTTAATATTCCATCATCGATCGATGGGGCACTTTCAATAATATTGCTATTATATTCTAATTCAAATTGTGTATTAACCGGTATCGATGAAAATGATATGCTATTTGATGAGCTTATTTCATAAGATAGGGTATTATATTGTATTGGTAAAGTTTGTAATTCTTTAATTTCTGAACTTGATAAAACAAAATAACTATTTCTTATATCTACCTGTAAGGTTCCTATATCATATAATGATACTGTATCAGAACTATACAATGAAATATCTTCTTCATGTATAGTTCTTAAGGCATTTATACTTCCATCGCTTATATTATATTCTATATATCTTTTCATTATTTTATTTATCTCTTATTTTGCCTAACTTCAATAAACGGGTCAGTAATTGTTATTGTTTGAGTTGATGGTGAAATTGATTGCACATTACCCATACATCTCAAAAGTGTACATGTAGTCGTCGTTATATTACCTCCGGAGGTGCTTTTACCAAAGGTAAAAGACGCACTACATCTATCAATAGTAATATTACCGTAGTTACGAATAAATCTGGCCTGTAATTTATATGTAACACTACCTGTACCTGGATTATCATCAAAAAAGGTCGATGTATTAGTTGCCGGTAATACTGTACTGCCTCTTAATACACGTACTTGAGCCTCATATGAAAAAGTCGCCGAGTTCATACGGCACATATTCGTACCATTTCTACCACTTACATTGTCACATCTTACCGCAGTCCTTGCAGTTTTTAGTAAAGTACCTCCGTATCCAATCGATACTGCAGTCGGGCATCCTAATGATACTATCGTTGCTGTAGCTAAATTTACATATTCTCCAAGAGGTGTGGTATCCGTCTTGGAAGTCATTGAGCCTACGGAAAAACGCTTATCATTTCCGGCGCTTGCTGAACATGAACTAATTGCCTGTTCACCTATTTGTAAAGTGTCAACTGAAAGGTCTTTAATACATGCACCGCACATTCTTACGCAGTTATTAATTACTGAAAAAGGCGACCCACAATTACTGTTAGTTTGGTCAGCAAGTATAAAACAATCAGCTTGTATTATAAAATCAGAACTACCACCGCTAGAATTAAGGCAAAAACCAGAAACAATATTATTAGTATTTAATTGAACACCATATTTAGCTTTAATACATGTAATATCACTATTAGCATTAGTTATTAGACTGCAAACTGATGTTATACTACCAGTGCCGCTACCGTTAATTGTATTTACATTAGTTGTTAACGTTGAAATACTACTTGCTTGCCCGGTAATACAACCATCAATACAGCTAATACAACTATCTAAAGTAGTCTTATCAGTTTGTAGCTGTGTAATATTGCTATCAGCAGTAGATGCTTGAGATTGAAGAGTAGCTATAGCTGAACCTTGACTACTAACGTCTATATTAGTAATTTGTGTTTGTAAATTTGCTGTAAGAGTTTGTAAAGAAGTAACTTTAGAAGATTCAGTAGCAATAGATGATGCTAATGATTCTATTACGCTAGAATTTGCTTTGCCTGATAAGGTACCATTAATAGTTGTGATTTCATTATTAATGGAAGTAACACTACTTGCAGCTCCTTCTGCTACGCCTTCAGTTACAGTAATCCTACTTTCTAACCCATTAACACATTCTGCAGTCGCTGTAGCATTAACTCTTCCATCTAAAGTACTGATACGTCCATCTATAGTGCAAATACTAGTACCGTTATTACATATATCGGTCTCATTTTTAGTAATTCTTTGATTTAAACAATCAACTGCTATAGCATTACCACATACATCCAAAGCATTTATTTGACTTTGTATATCAACAATTTTATTAGATTCAGTTTCTACACAACTATCTAAAGAATTTACTTGACTAAGTAGGTTATCTACACTAGATGCTGATGCTTTTAAAAGAAGATCACCGTTTATCGTATCAACGCATGAGCTTAAAGTGGTAAATCTGGTCCTAACGTTATTAATTGCATTACTATTATTTTCTACCGTATTTCTTAATATATCAATCTCAGTAATACATGATCTTACATCTACACAGCCACTTAAATCAGTTAAACAGCTATATATATTAGTTATATTACTTTGTAAATTAGTTATATCAGTATCATTGCATTCAATTGAAGCACATAATGAAACAGTGTCCGTAATACATTGGGTTATTGTAGCACTTTGTTGCTCAACGATCGTTTCAAAATTATTCGTCCGATTAGTTGTTTCCTGTAAAAAAGTACTAGCTTTTATCTTAAAAGTATTATCATTTATCGATATTGGTATAAAACCATTCGGTACATCAATTGTATCTTCTTTATTAATTAACTCTGAAATAGAAATACCTGCCATAATTATATTTATTTAATCGATACTTTACACTAAATATTTTAAATGCCTATCAATAAGAAATCATTTAAAACCTTAGAACCTATTTTCTTTGAAACTCCTGATAAAGATACTGAAATAGTTAAAGACACCATTTCTACATCTCAAGGTCTAACTCTTAACAAATACAAAATATTTGAAAATTTAAACGACTTAAAAGTTAAAAACTTTAGTGTAAACGTTCTTACAGATGAAGTCGATTATAATGATTTTTATAAATACGATTTAGATAAAAACTTTCAATTACTAGATTACAATACATCTATTGGATTCAATGCGTTAAATAATTTATCTGCTAGTTCGTTCTTAAGTTTTGATAGATCTAAAAATTTTAATAGTTCTCTTACAAATATAGATTTTTATGGAGGCGCGGATAATCAATCATTTGTATTAGATTTTATTGATGATAAATTATGCACTATAAAAGGAGTAGATAATGGTATAATTAAATTTCTTACTGTTTTAGAAGAAGAATCTAATGATTTAAAATTTACATCTCTTACAAATAACTACATATCAACCAGTTCATTTATGTTTGAATATGATTTAGATAAAACTAATTTGTTTATTACCCTTTTTAAAACCTTGACAGGTGGAGGGTTTAAAGTATTAGCCCCGTTAAGTGGGTCTATATCATTACAAACCCCTAGTAACGATACCGTAGGAGCTGGAACTATAAAAATATCTGAACAACAGCCTACTATAACAAAAGATAATTTAAATAGTTTTATTTTTTATGATAAAGAACATAATATTAGCAATGAAACTTTAAAAAATCAAAAAAATAATTTTATTGGTTGGTACCCGTATGAAATTACAGCTTTAAGTGGTGATGTCAGTGAAGGGCAATCTCAAAGATTTATAAATGTTATAGATTTTATGAATCTTAGAAATCAAGTTTCTAATGATAATTTTATAAACCCTACATTACCGTTATCGGGTAACAAAGTAAGTCAAAAAAAATATAGCTCTCTTTTAAACGTTGATAATAAAGAATTTGAAAATGAAGAAATGTTATTGGGGTATAATTTCTTTACTAAAGAATATAACTTTTTACCAGATAAATATACTAAATTTACTTTACCTGATAGTTTATTCCCGTATAGAAGGTTAAATATAAATGATAGTAATTTATCAAAAGCTGGTGCCTATGCTGGAAATTCACCTTATTTTAGTGATAAAGTATTTAAACTTCTTGATGCTAATAAAAATAAAAATAGAGGGGCTGGTGATTTAGTTAATATTATCTTACTAGAAGATAAAGGGTTCTTATTACTGCAAAATGGGTTTAAATTGGGTAATGAAGATTATAATGACCCCGGTGATACCGATAACAACGGTTCATTGCTTTGTTCATGGTTAAGTGGTAATAGTAATGAAGAAGGTATTTGGTTTGATAGGTATTATAACCCTCAAAAAGTATCATATTTAACAGCTATAACAGGGGTCGAAGAACAAGCATTTGAAAAGCAATCCCAAGCCAAAAGATATTTTAAACAAAATGGTATTGATTCAGTTTTTTACGATATAAAGAGTAATTTAGTCTTTGAGCCTCGGGCTACTTATTTTTACCAAAGAATAGGAGAAAAATATATCAATAAAATTATAGACGGTATTGATGGTAAATTGATAAAAGATACATTTAATTTAAAACTATCCGGTCAAGAATTATTTAATGAACCTGAATTAGTGTTTGATAAAAAAGCATACGATATTACAGATTTTGACTTATTCAACTTGAAAGACTTTAATATAAGTTTTGATTTAAAATTAGATACTTTAAAATCTTTAGACTCTTATCAAATATTTGGTAATTTATATCAAGATGGGTTCGCATTGAAGAATAATTTTTATTTTACTCCATTCATATTTATACCTCAAGGAAATAAATTAATAATATATGACAAGGATTTTAATTTATTAACTGAAAATACATATTCTAGTATAAGCGCTATTAAAGATGTCTTGTACCTGGAACAACATAATAATATAGTAATTGTCGGTAATGATAAAATTATTAAAACAAGCTTTACTGGAGAATTGTTAGATCAAAGATTATTAAATACATCTATATTAGGGGACTCTACTATTAATTCAATTATTAGTTCATATGATAATAGATATTTTTATGATTATAATAGAGTATTATTTTTAACTAGAGGGGATGATCAAATTAAAAGTTTAGATTTAAATAATTTATCTCTATCATCTTCAAAAAATGAACGTTTATCATCTGGTTCATCAATAATTCAAAATGCTTCAGGTGATTTTGTACCATTAACAGGTTTTAGGGGAAAATATTTAAACAATGATACAGGTGTAGCTTTAACCGATAGAAATACTATTCTCTTTCAAAATATAGAGAATTCTACAACGTTAGGTAATTTATCTACGAATAGACATGTTTATGATATTAACACTTATGATGAAAAATTATATATTCAAAGTTTCACTACTAACCCTGCCAGTTCAGGTTTTATACATGTGTTTTCATCTGAAAGAGATTTATTAAGTACTATTAATTTATCTACTTCAGCAGTTTCAGGAGCGAGTTTAGATTTTGTTAATGATGATGGTAAAATAAAAGTACTATCATTTGGTAAAAGTTCTAGCGGTAATTTAATTGTAGATAAAATTGATGTTGAAGACCCCTATAAATCTGAAAATACTAGAACATATTCTTTACCCTTAACTACAAATAATATTAGTTTTGATAATGGGCAACACCCTACATATTATTTCAACCCTGTTAATTTCCAAAGTATATATTTTAAGCACAAAGAAAGGCAAAACAAATTACATTTTGTTGTTAGTTTAGATACATTTTTTGATTCTTCTTTAAATAAAACTAAATGGAATACTGCTGGTTATACTTATACAAATCCACAAACAGCTTTAAGCGGGTGGGGTACATCATTTTTAACTACTAGTATTGATAATTTGTTGAGTAAAGAATCTTTTATAGAATTAAAAGATTTAAAGCTTAAAAATGATATGTCTTTTAATTTTAAATTAAATGATGGCTTAATAGAAGTATTTTTAAACGGTAATTTAGCTGGAATTATAAACTTTACACCTAATAGATCAGCCCTTAATAGACTAATTTTTCCAGATATTTTTTATAATACACCTAATATCAAGAATAATCCAATTAATAAATTAATTACTACAGATGAATACTACGGTAAGGGTGGCACTATTAGTAATTTTAAATTATATAATAATATATTAGAAGATAATTTTATAGACTTTTTACATTTAAAAGATAAAAAAATAGATAATATTAATTTTGATATAACTACTGGTACAAGGAGTAATGTTGAAGAAATGAATAATATATATAATGTTAATTTACCAGGTATAAAAAATAATAACTTAAAAATTTATATTAAAAATGCTAATTTATCTAAAACTGATAGAGAAAAATTTGAAAAGTTTTTGAACAATAAATTAAAAAGAGTTTTACCTTCTAATATAGATACAATTGAGTACGACTTTGATATAAACATATAAAATGAAAAATAAAAATACAATTTACGAAACAACAGTTAGTGAAAAGGTAGGTTTTACCTCAGGTAATGAATTTGCTTTAACAGGTAGCAATTATATTGGTTATTATAATATTCTTGATAATAAAGCTTATGCAGGAAAATTTAATAGAGATGTACTTTTACAGCCATATGGTACTATTGAAACAAGAATTATTTTAAATAAAGATTTAAACTTCGATAGAGTAGTTGAAGATGGAATTTTATTACCTTTTGAATTAAATGAAATTTTATTTCAACCTAATGAAATAGTTAATAAAAATACTCTTAATTTAAAACTTACTCAATTATTTGATAATTTTACTGAAATATTTAGATATGGAAAATTTCCGAGTCCTAAGATACCAGTACAATTTACCGGATTTGCTCTTTTATCATCAGATGGTCCTGCTGCTGGTTATAGTAATACGTACATTAAATGGGTACCAACAAATACTGAATTGGTATCAGCAGCAATAGAAACTGCATCATTTGGGAATTATAATGAAACATTTAATGGTACGGATGATATTAATCTTGATATATTAAAGAATAAATTTGCAGATAAGTATACTATATTTTTATCTGCAAAAGATACTATCTTTTCATTTGAAGTGGATGACCCGGGTATAGGCGAACAACATACAACGTTTAATTTTATTGCAAGTGCTAATGCAGTAGGCGATTATAAAAGTTTATCATTTAATAAAATTTCTAACACAGCAAATAATAGTAGAAATACTTTATTTGTAGCTGATTCTGGTAATAATACTATTACAAAGTTAGATGTTACAAATATAGTTAATTTGGATAGAACTGGTATTAGAGATTTTAAATATATCGAACAAATTGGAGGATCTGGAAGCAATGAAACGAATTTTCAAAATTTAGAAAAAATTATATACGGAGGAGATTTTATATATACATATGATGCGGGTGAAAAAGTTATAAAACAATTTACTGAAGATTTAGTTTTTATTAAAAAATATGTAAATAATAAATTATTCGAAAATAATAAATTTGTAAATTTTGCTTATAATATTTTTAATAGAAATTTGTATATATTATTTGCTAATAAAAAAATAGTCGTGGTTGAAACTGAATATTTTCAAACAATAGATGAATATACTCTGGATCAAAATAATTTTAATGATGAAAAATTAGAAAAAATAATCTTTTCTGAAAATAATTCTAACATATACTATATACAATCCAATTTCGGAGTTTATAAATATCTTTTAAGCCGTAAAAATAAATTAATAGCTGAATGGCAATTGCTAAAAAATGTAGCTTTTTCACCTACATGGGAACAAACTAATTCTATATATAACTTTAATCTAGATAATTGGGAAGGGTTTATGCAAGGACCTGATAACTTTAATTATATTGATATAGATGTTTTACCTTCTGATAACAACTTTGATAAATTAGTGTTTATGTCTAAAAGGAATATATTAGAATATTCAGAAAATGAAGAATTTTTAACATTATTCAGTAAAGATTCACCTGACCTATATAACCTTAATGAAATATTATTTGAATTCGAATACTTTAATTCAATAACTTTAAATACAGCATTGTATAAGTTATTATACAATCATAATTTACTATCAAATAGAATATCTAAAAAGGTCTCTTTAAAATTTGATAGAGGTAGAAAAATATTTAATGATATATCACATTTGAACCCTGAAAAAAAATTAGAAATGACCTTATCTGGTACTGAAAATTTTTATGCTGGTGTTAATGAAACGATGTCCACATTAGTTTTTAACCGAATATTAAAAAGTTTTTACGACTATCAAATAGATATATTAAAACTATTACAGGTAGAAACTATTAATTTAAAAAATCCGCCTTTATCTACTATCACCTTTTAATTAAATAATTTATATGGCAGGACAAGATCTAACAGGTAATCAAATATCGACAACATATAAGTCATTATTAAAAACTACTGATAATAATGAATTTCCAGCCTCTGGTAAAGTCAGAATAACAGATGGTAAGGGTAATGATTCATCTCTATTCATTGCAAAAAATACTGGAGGGGCTTCAGTTTGTGGTAACTTTAGTGCAACTGGTGACGCGTCAGCAGCTAATTTAATAGCTACTACTAAAGGTACATTCGCTAATATTGAAACTACTGGAGCCGCTACTATAGGCGGCGCCGCTACTATAGCAAGTAATTTAGGTGTAAGCGGTACAACAACTTTAGCAAATGTAAATGCTGTTGCTGGTACTTTTTCTGGTAATATTATCGCATCTGGGTCCGTAACTGCTGGTGGTGATGTTATAGCTTTTTCTTCATCAGATAAAAAACTAAAAGATAATTTAAATAAAATTAACGATTCAGAGAATATTATAAATGGTTTAACAGGTTATACATTCGACTGGAATGATAAATCAGATAGAGAAGGTTCTGATATAGGAGTAATTGCTCAAGATGTTGAAAAGGTATTACCAACTATTGTTAATCAAAGAGATGATGGTTACCTGGCGGTAGATTATATTAAATTGATTCCAGTGTTAATCGAAGAAGTTAAAAGATTAAATTCAGAAATAAACGAACTAAAAAATAAAAATTAAATAATATATATGGCAACTTTACAAGATCAGAATATTCAAGATACCTATTTCGGTTTAATTAAAACTGAAAATAACTGTTTACTTACCCATCAATCCGGTAGAATAAATTTAACCGATGGTCATGGTACTTGTTCATCTTTAAGTATCGGTAAGCAGTCTGATACAGCTGGAATTGCAGTTTGCGGCGCTTTAACTACAACAGGTAATGCGAGTATAAATGGAGCAATTGACGCAACTGGATTAATATGTACAACGGGTAAAATTTGTGCTAATGGTTGCATCGATACTGATGAAAATGTGGTCGCTTCAAATGGTATATTTGCTAATAATATATCAATTGGTAAAGATTCATTTGGGTGTTGTTTAACAAATCCAGGGGAAACTATTCAAGTATCAGAAAATAATAGTTTAAGATTAGTTTTTGGTGGGTCGGAAAAAAGCAAATTACAAAATAATGGAGATTTTTGTGCTACAGGTAAAGCTACTTTTGGTGGTATTTGTTCTACTGCTGCTGTTGCTATTAACGGAGATATAACGGCTTGTAACGCTTCGTTTGCCGGTAATTTAGATACCACCGGAGTAATTAGAGCTACTGGAGATGTTATAGCTTTCTATTCTTCGGATAAAAAACTAAAAGATAATTTAAATAAAATTGAATCTAATAATGTAATTGACAATATAGATAGTTATGAATTTAATTGGAATTCAAAATCAGATAGAGAAGGTAAAGGTTATGGTTTTATTGCTCAAGAAGTTCAAGAGGTATTACCTCACGTAGTTAAAGAGAGTAGTAATGGTTATTTAGGGGTAGATTATATTCAGTTTATACCTCTACTTGTAAAAGAAATTAAAGATCTTAAGACTAGAGTCAACGAATTAGAAAATAATTAATAAACGTTAGCTGAATACGTTATATCTTTTACTGGTAAATTTTGTTCACCACTGTAAGTAAGACCTATTTTTACACCTCTTGGTACTGATGCTAAATCTATATTAGTCTCATAACTAACCAAATTAGTATACTTATCAGAAAAATTATCCTTAATATCAAAAAATACCCTATTTAAATGTTCTTTAAATCTTACCCTATATACTTTTATTGGTGAGTTGTATTTGAAAATTTTATCATTAAAGGTAGTCGATGATAGAAAATTATATTGTGATTCAGTTGTACTTAATCTTGTAGATATGGAAAATGGTCTCGGATTTAAATAGCCTCGGTTACCTGAATCTTTAAATAAATTTCTTAATCCATAAAAACCAGCAAAATCAAAAGCAATACTCATTATATGACCTGACATAGCTGATAGACTTGTATCATTGGTCGCTAATAACCCTAATCCAGGACCAGGTTCACCACCTACATTATCTAATGGTTGCTCACCTTGCACTAAGAATACTGAAAAACCACTACCTTGAATTATATCAAACTCACCAATAATATTGATACCGTCATCAGTAGTTATTTCAACACCACTACCAGGTACAGTTAATAAATTTACTGCATCTCTATTAGTTTGCAATGATATGCAAATATCTTTTGCTGGGTTAATTAATTCTTTTAACACAATACGGTTGCAAGACTCATCATCTGTAGGTTCAGCTGATAACGATGTAACCGGTACAGTTAAAGATTTACCTAAAATTACATCTAATGTATGGTCAGGATTTATTCCTTCAGATGGTATATATTGGTCAGGTAAATTTAATGTAAAAGTTTGTTCTTTATTAACTTGTAGAACATCAATAGATATGGTATCAATTACGGAAGTTATAAAATTATTCGATGATGGAAATATATCATTGTTTTCATCTATATTAACAAAATTTAAATTTACATCTACAGGTTGAGGTATTATATTAGTTGATAATCTAACGTTAAACGTCTCACCTTCAAATGCTGATAATCTATCAGCTGATAATTTAAATTCATTAGTGAATTGAAACTCTCCAAAGGCTAAAGAATTTTGAGTTCCATCACCACCTGCAATATTACTTGCTACAAATGATTGACCCCAATTACCTGAGCTAAGACTTAATTGTTCAATTGATGAAAAGTCACTAAAATCGACACCTGTTAACTGAAAGTATCTTACTGTTTGACCGGCATTAGATCGAGTTATTATACCAGGGGCTCCTGCAGATGAAAATTGTAATGAAGTACCGTTTGATGTAGCACTACTAATTGCTTCTAAAGCCCAACTTGATAATTTAAAAGTATCTGATCCAGTTAGCTGAGTATATGATAATTTACCACTGCTATTTATAAATGAAATTGCAGGTTTATTATTATTAGGGTTAACTTGTAAAGATAATTCTTCATTAGTATCAACTTCATGTAACCTTATATTACCCCAGCTAGATAATTTAAATGAATCCGACCCTGTTAATTGAGTATAGTAAAAATAATCATTATCATCGTCCATATGTGCAATTGCAGGTTCATTAGTAGATAAAAATTGTAAAGAAGAAAATTTACCTACAGCTCCATCACTTGATTTCGGTACTGTTATTCTACCCCAGCTATCTAAACTTGTAACATCACTACCGGTTAACTGAGTAAATTTTAAATTATCATTTGCCTTATAAGATATTGATGGTTTAGAATCATTTGAAATTGCTAAAGATATACCCGGTGAGGCACCCTCTACTGTATCTTCTAAAATTAAACTACCCCAATTGGATATGTCATAAAAATTAGTACCGGTAAGCTCTATATATTTTAAATCGTCATCGGTTTGGTTAAGATAAGCTATTGCTGGTCTATTATTAATAAGCTCTAAAGAAGTAAATTCTCCAGTATCATTTATAGAGTCTAGAGTTAAAATACCCCAATTCGATTGTGAAGGGGTACCATCAAAATCTGCACCAGTTAATTGAGCATATTTTAAATCTCCTAAAACATTATCATGATATGATATGCCAGGTATACTACCCGATAAAAACTTTAATGATGAAAACTTACCGGTAACATTAGCATCATCTACAGTATAAACACCAAAACTATTTGCACTACTAAAATCTGTACCTGTTAGCTCAGCATATTTTAGAGCATCAGAAGTATCATCAAAGAAACTCATTCCTACTTTATCAGCTATAGGATATGTTCTAGGGTCTTTTAAAGGTAGAAAATCTAAAACTATAGGGTCAGGAGCGCTAACTGCCTGGATATAAGTAGTAACGTTTCCTGTTATAAGTGTATCAGAATTTTCTAATAATGAATGATTACCCCAATTACCCGAACCTGTTAACGCAAAATAATCAGATCCAGTTAATTGAATAACGTTTAGAGTATCATTCATACCTGATATATAAGATATAACTGGTGAACATGGATAAAAACTATTCTCTGGTTGAAAATTAAAATTACAATAAGATGCAGATACCCCTAAGTTAGTATTTTTCCAATGATTAATATTGTGGATACTATCCCCAGTCAAACTAAAATAGTTTAAATTGTTATTACCATCATAATAAACTATTGCAGGTTTGCTATCTTTGGTAGAAAAATTTAATTTAGGCTTATTAACTCCTGATAAGTTTTCAAAGGTTACAAATACAAGGTGGTCTCTATTTTCATAATTTGAACCTGTAAGCTGTACATATGATAGTGTATTGTAATATTCATTCCCAGTAAATTTACCCTTACTAGAAGCAATTGCTACTTTACCTGCTGAATTAAAATCAATGCTAGTATGAATAGGGTTTTCAAGGCCTGAATCAGATGATAATATTCCAGTTTTGGTGTAAGGACCTCTTATATCAACTCCAGTTAGTTGATAATAGAACAATTCACCACCATATATAGATACTATACCTGGTTTGTCATTTCCTTTAGAAAGAGCTATATCGCATGTATATTGATCGAAAACGTAACCGTCTGCTTCCCCTATAGGTCCAGAATAAATCCATTGATTAGTATTATGTATATCTGACCCAGTTAATTCAATTAATGAAATAAAACTATCATCTACATTTTTTATTATTGGTTTTCCTCCAGTTAAATGTAATAATTTTGTACTTTTAAATGTGTCAAAACTAATATTATTTAAAAAAGCAAAAGAGTAATGGTTTTTATTAATTAAATCTGAACCTGTTAATATGGTATATACTGAACCTGATAAAGTATTATTGAATAAAAAACTTGGTTTACCTGAATAAGTTACTTCATTATCTTCAATATTAAATTTGGGTGCTGAGGAAGAACTGTAACTGGGTATATTAAAGCTAACTAAAGGAGTTGGATATGACTGGCCACTAACATTTGGAATAGTATCTATAAAATCAAATTTATTAAAATCCATTTCACTATAATTTGATATAGATTCAAAAGCTGAACCAGCTGTATTTAAAGTTAATTGTAGATACTTATTACCCTGAGTTGTACCGAACGTATACATTAAAAATATTTATTACTTTATTGGCATTATCAAATACATAAAAGTTGATTAGTTACTATCTATAGTATATAATATAGCATATGAGTAAATATAATACTATACGAGAGCAATTGCGTGTGGAAGTAGATAAAAAACAACAAGGTACAGTTGATACAGTTTTAAGAGATATAGAACGAAAACATATGCAAGATGAATTTTGTGATCAGTATGTTAAATTACAAGACGTAGGCTTTAGCCCGTATGATTGTCTAATAGCATTTATGAAAGGAAATAAATAATGAATACATTTTATAGTTACAAAGATATAGTATTGCAACCTGCGTACTCTGAAATTAAATCAAGATCATCTTTAGATGCATCAGTAAAGTTCTTAGGTAAAACATTTGAAAGTGCTGCTATACCAGCTAATATGAAATGTACTATCGATTTTAAGAAGGCGAGAGAGTTGAGTGAAGCTGGTTACTTTTATGTACTGCATAGATTCTATGATTACGATGAAATCCTAGATTGGATGATTAAAAACAAAGATATGAAAACTATTTCAATATCTGTTGGTGTGAATAAAAAAGATCGAGATTTTATTGATAAGATTGCAGTAAAAGGTGTAGGTGTAGATTTCATTACTATTGATGTAGCTCACGGTCATCATATATTAGTGAGAGATATGATAACCTATATCAAAGATAGATTAAGCGTAAAAATTATTGCTGGTAATGTTGGTACTTTCGCTGCTGCTCAAGACTTATATGAATGGGGTGCAGATGCAGTAAAGGTAGGTTTATCAATGGGTAAAAGCTGTACCACATATAACTGCACCGGGGTAGGTACCCCTATGTTCTCTACTGTAGAAACTATAGCTAAACAAAAGTATATTAAATGGATGCCTAATGATGAAACTGATTGGCAAAAAGGTAATTATAAAAATATTTCTATACCAGTTATAGCTGATGGTCAAATACGAGAGGTAGGAGATGTATGTAAAGCATTAGTAGCAGGAGCTAATATGGTAATGATTGGTAGTGAGTTTGCAAAGTGTGAAGATAGCCCTGCTGATATTATAGGGGGGCCTGCAATAGGTAATACTAACAAGAAAGTTTTTTACGGTAGCGCATCATCTACAAATAAAGGACATGAAGGTTACGTGGAAGGTCAAACAGTATATATGGATATGAGAAATGAAACATATTTACAATACTTTGATAGAATCAATCAAGGTGTGCAAAGTTGTATGAGTTATGCAGGGGTTAGTAAAATAACTTTATTATCTGATATGGAGTTTTATATACATACGAATAATTAATTAAATGCCGACTAAAGATAATTATGTAATTTTTAACCCTGAAGGAGGGTTAGGTAAAATTATTGCTGCAACTGCTTTAATTGAACCTATAAAAGAAAAATATCCTGATCATAAAATAATTGTATTAACACCATGGGCTGAAGTATTTGTAAATAATCCTCATGTTTATAGAGTTTTTCGATCAGGTGTTACACCCTATTTTTATAGAGACTATCTTGAAGGAAGAGAGAGTGTCGTATTAAAAGGTGAACCTTATTTCAATACACCTCACTTATACAGTAAACAGCATTTAATTAAATCTTGGTGTGAGCTTCACGATTTAACTTTTAAAGATACACTTAGACCTCAGATATTTTTTAATGTTGCTGAAAAGACATATTATAGTTCCAATATACAAGCAACTGATAAGCCTATTTTGATAATGCAAACTAATGGTGGTCCTTATGATGATGGTCGTTCTTATGCATGGACAAGAGATTTACCTCATGAGCAGTCTCAAATTTTAGTTAATGAATTATCCAAACTATATAAGATTTATCACGTAACTCGTAAAAATGGTCCTCAATTAGCTGGTGTAGATAGAGTAGAAGACGTACCTAATAAGAGAATTTTAATATCATTATTACTTAAATCAGAAAAAAGACTTTTAATTGATAGCTGTTTGCAGCATGCTGCTGCTGCATTAAACCTACCATCTACTGTATGTTGGGTCGGTACTAATCCGAAAGTATTCGGATATAAAATACATAAAAATATACTACCAGTTAAAGAAAAACAAGATATTGGAGGCTGTCATATGATTGATAGTTTATTCTTTGATCACGATTTTAATGGACCAGAGCATGAATATCCATATGACGATTTCAATATATTTAACTTACAAAATATTTATGATAGTATAACAAATGAAAAAAATAATATTTAACTCGTCAATGCCTAGAGCTTGTAGTACTTTACTACAAAATATATTTGCTCAAAACCCTAATTTTTATGCAACCCCAACTGACGGTGCTATTGAACTATTAGATGGGGCAAGACAAAGATTTACTGATAGTGTTGAATTTAAAGCTTCGGTTGATCAAGACTTATCTTTATCATCATGGCGTAATTTTTGTAAAGGTGGTTTAATAAGTTATTGCAATACTTTAACTGATAAACCTAATATAGTTTTAAAAGGTAGAGGGTGGAAAGGTAATATAAACTGGATGGAAAACTTTTTAAATGAAGAGCCTAAAATATTTTGCTGTGTTAGAAATTTAAAAAGTATAATAGCTTCATTTGAAAAACTGCATAGAAAAAATCCTGATAAAACTTCTCAGTGGTTGATTAATCATGAAGCTAGAGGTACTACAGTCTTTAAAAGAGTTGATATGTATTTAAAAAATATACCAGTTAGTATAAGTCTAGATAGGATTCAAGAAATTTTAGAAATGGGTAATGAAAGTAAAATAAGATTTATAAGAGCAGAAAATCTTACTTCCAATCCTCAAGAAATAATGAATCAAGTATATGATATATTAGGTGAGGAAAGATACCAGCATAATTTTAATAATATAGAACAAATAACGAAAGAAAACGACGTTATCCATGCATTAGATAATGATCTGCATACAATTAAAAATAAGGTAGAACCTTTAGTAGATGATTATGCTGAAATATTAGGTAAAGATGCATGTGATATGATCGATAGAGATTACGCTTGGTATCAAAAATACTTTGGTTATATAGATTAAAATAGGTATTATAAACCTACCCTACCTCTTAGATTGTTCCAATTTTGATCTATTTGAGCATCTGTTAAAAAAGAATCATAAGCATGAAAAGCCCATACTTTTATGCTTGAGTCATTAGTTTGTCCTGACCCAGTCGGAGCTCCAATTTTAAATGGTTCAGTATTGTTTAATAAATTATAATATTGTTTGCAACCAAGCTGCTACTCTACCACTAGTCATAGCAGTATCACCATCTTTATTAGTTCTAAAGTTAATTATATCATTTTCATCAAATGTAATATTTGAAGATGTAACATCAGTTACTTGAGATTTTTTAGCATCAGTATCAGCTAACCCACTAGTTATTATACCTTTTGCGCCAGTTGCAACACCATTTTTGTATACCTCTATCTCAATGTCATCAGCCATTGTACCACTGTTTATTTCTGCATTAACAGATATTTTTAATAGCTTAGATTTAAATGCTATTGGTATACCATGTGCTGCTGGTGTTAAATCTCCATTACCGAAGGACCATTCGTGGCTACCGTCAGTTAAATCTTCTGCTTCCTCAGCCCATATAGAATATATTGAACCGTATACTGCTGATAAAGATAAAATCGAACCAGTAGCTGATAAATTACCTTGCACACTAACATTTTCAGAATATAAAGTATTAGGTTGACTACCTGATAAAGCATTACCAACAATAAATGATTTATCAGCTGCTACTGATAGTTCATTATGACTGCCTCCTAATATACCACTATCATTTGAATTTATTATATTCTTCATACCACCGCCTATAAACGTTGCAGAACCTGATGCGGTATTTGAAAATCCACCGCCTATAAACGATGCAGCACTTAGAGAGCAATTAGCTTGACCTCCACCTATAAATGAATTAATAGATTTATTACAAATTTTATTATAAGTACCCCCTGCAATTGCTGATCTGGTTGCACCTGTAAAAATTTGATTTTCATTTCCTCCTGCAATAACACTTGTATTTCCTCTTGCTTTATTTAGACGACCACCACCTACGGTAGAATACTCACCAATAGCTAAACCATAATATCCACCTGCAACAGTAGTCGCGCATGCACATGCATGATTTTGATAGCCTCCTCCAACAGTTGAATATTCCGCTGCAGTCCGGTTTGAATTGCCTCCTCCAATAGTATTTTCATCACCTGCAGCACAGTTAAAATTACCCCCACCAATAGTTGAACGATTACCGGAGGAACAATTTTTAAACCCCCCTCCAATAGTAGCATAAGCTCCGGTAATTAAATTTTTATAACCACCGGCTATAGTTGTATTAGTTCCTTTTGCTTCATTAATAAAACCTCCCCCAACAAATGAACGACCACCTGAAGCTTTAGAGCTAAAACCACCAACTAATGTTGAATATTCACCTGAAGTTAAGTTTTTAGTACCACCTGCTATAGTATTTACTTTACCAGAAGCTTCGTTAAGTGTACCACCACCTATAAATGATGCTGAACCTGAAGCAGTATTACTAAATCCTCCACCGATAACATCACCTGAACTTAAAGTACTATTTAAATTACCTCCTCCGATAAAAGCACAAGTTGATTTATTTAAAACTTCATTATTTTTACCACCCGCAATTGATGAAAAATTACTATTACGGAAAACAAAATTTTGATTACCACTACCTACAAAAGAATAATCGCCGAGAGCTTTGTTTAGTAAACCACCGACTATAACTGATTTTTCTGAGAGTGCTAGATTATTTACACCACTACCTACGAATGAATAACCTCCACATGCACAATTCTGATAACCTCCTGCAATACTACCTCCTGTACCGTTTACGCAATGCCTAGTACCACCACCTATAAATGTATAATCTTGAGATGACTTATTTAACGTACCTCCAGCAATTGTAGCATACATACCATTAACACAATTAGTGTGACCTCCACCCACGGTGTTGTATTGACCTAAATTGCAATTAGCAAATCCACCGGCAATGGTTCCAAATTCATCATTAACATGATTCCTACCTCCTCCACCTATAGTTGAACACGCTCCTTTAGCACAATGACACATACCTCCCCCAACAAATGATCTTATACCTTCAGCTTTAGAACTAAAGCCTCCTACTACTGTTGAATAATTACCTGAAGCATCATTTTTAGAACCTCCACCTATAATTGATGCTTTACCTGAAGCAGTATTAAATAAACCACCGCCAATAACTGATCCTGAACCTGATGTAGTATTACTAAATCCTCCTGCAATAACCTCTAATGCACTTAAAGATATATTACTTTTACCTCCAAGTACTGAAGAACATCCACCTTGGCTACAAACTTTATTAATTGAACCTAAAACTACACTGTACGTACCATGTGCTTGACCACCAGTACCAACAAATGAATTACCCCCTATTGCACAAGCAGCGAAACCAGAACCTACAAAACTTTGATTTCCTATTGCTTTATTAAGTCCCCCGGAGCCAACAAATGAATAATTACCTACTGCACAGTTAGTGGTACCTCCAGCAACAACACTGTTATTTCCAGTAGCTTTGTTCGTATTACCACCAGCAACAGTAGACGAGTTACCAGTAGCAAAATTAGAAGTTCCTCCACCTACAGCAGCAGTACTACAAGATGTATTATTAGCACCTCCAGCTACTACTGAGTTTGCAGCAGCAGCAACATTATTTTGACCACCACCAATAAATGAATTTTGACCATTTGCTCTATTATTAAAACCACCTGCAACAGTCGAAGCTAAAGTTCCTGCAGCACTATTATTGCAACCACCTCCCACAACACCAAAATTTTCAAGAGTAGTATTACTTAAACCACCAGTTACAGTAGATGCTAAACCTGAGGATTGGTTAAATACACCTGCTCCAATGAATGCTCCTGAACCTGATGAAGTATTGGTAAGACCTCCTACAACAGCTCCATGTGCACTTAAAGATATGTTATTTTGACCTGTACCTATAAATGAATAGCTACCAGGAGCTTCGATTGTATTATTTTTACCACCAAGTATACCTGAATTAGTAGCTTTAGCACAATTTTTAAATTGACTGGTACTATGACCTCCACCGACGACAGTTGAAAAAGCTCCTGTAGCATAATTATAACCTCCTCCAACGACAATTGAATTGCCACCAGAAGCTTTATTGACAAAGCCTCCAACTACTACAGAACAAGTACCAACAGCACAACTATTAAAACCACCTCCTACAGTTGAACATGCGCCGGAAGCCTTATTTACATAACCACCAACGACAACTGAATGATTACCAACAGCACAACTATTAAAACCACCTCCTATAAATGAACATACGCCGCAAGCTTTACTCAGGACACCGCCGACTGCAACTGAAAAATTACCTATTGATTGTACCTGGTAACCGCCTCCGACAAAGCTACAATTACCACTAGCTGTATTACAATTCCCTCCTCCTATAGCTGAATTATTAGCAGTTGCTTTATTATTAACACCTCCTCCTATTCTAGATTGATCACCACTTGCGCAATTGCCAATACCTCCTCCAACTGAAGCCCAATTAGCAACTGCTGAAACTCCTTCTCCAAAAGCAGTACTCGCAACTCCAGTTGATTTAGATAAAGAACCTCCAGCTATTGAATAATTGCCTGTTGCGCAATTATTGTTACCACCTACGATGCTTGCACAATTACCTGATGCTGTATTGCATAAACCACCAGCTACGGTAGATTTTTTACCAGAAGCGATATTTTGAGAACCTCCTCCTATAAACGATGCTGAGCCTGATGCTGTGTTACTATAACCCCCTCCAACAACTGAATGTATACCTGAGGCAGAACTACCTTTATTATAACCTCCACCACCTCCAACAGTTGAAAAAGCTCCTGTAGCATAATTACTTTGACCTCCACCAACAAATGAAGAACCACCAATTGCTCGATTATTATTACCAGCACCAACAAATGAAACATTCCCTGAAGCTCTATTACCACTACCTCCTCCTACAGTAGCACCGGGTACGGTGGCGCAATTATAGTATCCTCCTCCTACTACTGAGTATGAACCGGTAGCACAATTATTTAAACCTCCTCCTATTACTGAGTCAGTACTGGTAATTTTATTTAAACAACCACCACCTATAAAAGAACCACCCGCAGCACTATTACCTACACCTCCAATAATTTTATTTGCTGATAAACTTACTGCTGATAAACCATTTACAACAATTGGTATTCCTCCAGGTCCAACTAACCCAGTGGTAAATATATCTCCAGTTGCAGATATATTACCTACTACAGTAAGCTTTTCATTAGCAGATAAAGTACCTATTCCTATACGACCCATATCATCAATTACAACATCATCTCCATTTACGTCTATAAAGTGTGCTATTGGTTGGCTTCCATTTTGCTGTACATATAAAGCAGGTCCTGTACCATCATTAGTAACACTTAAAGAAGAAGTAGTTGTTGTAACTGTGTTAAAGATTACTTCATCCCCTAATACTGATAAGTTTTGAGTAACGAGAAAATCAGTAACTTCAATTGTAGGTGAAGAAAATTTACTCATTACCGATAAATTATCTACATAAGTAAAATCTGGAATTGCAGTTTGTACACCTGAACCTCCTATTATAACTGTACCACTATGGCTTATTGTATTAGAGCAACCACCAATCATAACACTATTACAATTATCAGGATCACAATTATCAATTAAATTGCTATTACCACCAATAATAACTGAATTTTCAGCACAATTAAAATTATTAACACCTCCAGCAACTAGTGAATTACTTTTTTCCACTCTATTCAAATTGCCACCTACAATAGTACCATACGTACCAGATGCATAATTAGACGACCCTCCAATGACAGAAGCTTGGGTACCCGGGTTTTGATTGGAATGTGGGTTGGTAAGTATTGTACTAGCTGATAAATCCGCCATGTTTAGTGTACCTAACACTGCAGTAGATAGTGAAGTTTTTCTTGTTGTTCCGTTCTCAACTATCGGTATTACTTGAGAACCGTTTTGAGATAATGAACAAGTAAGGTTAGAAATTTTAATACCAGTGGACATATTAATTATTTATTCATCATACACATCTATTATCTGGGGTACACATGCAAGAATGGTTAATATATTCTTTTCAATTTCTTTTTGAAAAATAATCTCTAAGGATAGCCAATTATTTTTAAGAATTTTTATAATTTCGTCCAAATAATCTTTACGCACCTCTAAGAGAACACTTTCTCTCTCGTAATCAATATAAATAACATCAGTAAATTCATCTAATCTAGATTTTATATCGACAAATATATCATCTTCCATATAACTATTTAGGAACTGTTATATAATAATATATGGCTCGAAAGAAAAAACTGTTTAATTATAAATTTATTGATTGTGAAAAATCTTTTTCTTCTTCGATAGTTGTGACTTGTACGCAAACTAAAGAGAAGGTAAGAATGTATCATAAGCAATTAGCTAGATTAATTGAAAATAAATATCGCAATAACTATAGTGTATTCAAAGCTACTTATATCAAAAAAGGTAACAAGCCAGAAGAAAATAATAGAGATGAATATGGAGAATATAATACTGCTCCGGAAGGTTATAGACAATTTTTAGTTTCACAATACCTATTTACTAAAAGAGATAAATCATTAGATGATTCTACTCGTTCAGGTAAGCTAAGCTTTTTAAGTGAATGCTATATGAAAAGATATAAAAATAGTTTAGATGAGGTAGTTAAATTAGCGGAACAGTCATATAATTAAAGAATGAGAAAATTCCTTTATGAACTAGGAGCAGCAGCAACCGTTGTATTCGGAATAATTCCTATGTGTATTGTTGCCGGAGTTTATTCTGCATACCTTACAATAATAGAAACAGCTAAAATCTTTCCTTTACAAATATATACGCTATTTGAGATATGGTACAGAAATAAGGAACAGTGATATAATAATAGCATGAACCTAAATTATACAAATACTAACTTCAAGACAGTAAGTGATATCGAGATACCCGATATCTTCTACCGCAGATATAAAAGCGGTATTTCAGTAATGGATGAACTATTCGGTGAAGGTATACTTCCTGGTAGTTCAGTAACGATGTGTGCAGCAGCTGGCTGTGGTAAAACTACTCTTCTTCTTCAGTTACTAGAAGGTTTGAGCAAGAATGGTTATAACGTTGGTTATTCTTCTGGTGAAGAAAATACCTATCAGTTGGCTTTTACTTGCAATCGTATCGGTGTTAAAAAGGTAGCAGTTGCTAATATGACTGATATTGATGAGCTTGTCGATGCGATGGATGATCTAGATGCTCTTGTAGTAGATAGCTTTCAGGCTCTAACTACTAAGAAGAAGATGAATAGTAGAGCTCTTGAAAAGTATGCTGTAAGTAAGCTTACTAGAGCTGCAAAAGATAAAGAGTGTACTGTATTCTTTATCATGCATCTTACTAAAGATGGTAAGTTAAAGGGTGGTACTATTGTACCTCATACCGTTGATGTTAATATGAATATCGAAATTGATGGAGATATCGATGATAATGCTCGTAAGATCTTCTTTACTAAGAATCGTTTTGGTCCTTTAAATGAGTTAACTCTATTTATCGGAGCTCATGGTTATGATTTTAATACTCCTGTGGTAGTTGAGACCGAAACTAAAGCTAAAAGTAAGAAGAGTAAGAAGAAAGAAGAGCTTGAGAAAATTTTAGATATGAAAGAGCCGCCTCTAATAAATTGCGATCGAGTAATGGGTACCTTAGGTATTGATTATATGAGAGCTAGTTACTTACTTAGAGACTTAGTCAATAATAGTAAGATGGCCAAGTACGGTAAAGGTAAGACTGCTATCTATAAGTTAATTTAGGTTCATGCTGACCTAGGCAAGTCTATAAACTGCCTAATCTAATTGAACGGCTGAAAGTTGATAGCCTTCTCTACCTAAAGCTTCCATTCCATCTATTATACGATCATGGAAACCTTTTGTACTATAAGCAGGACCTAAGCCTTGGCTTTCATATAATTTCTTAAACCCAAAGTGACTTGGATCGAGATACTGAGCAGAGAACGATTGAGAAGGAGACAAGAAACTAGTACTAAGGAAAGTAATTGATAAAAGTAATTCATTATTATGTACAATAAATGATGGACTGCTACTATCACCATTGGCTAGCTTCATCTGCGGAAAGCCTAATTTTTTATTTTCAAATATTGAAGAAACACCCATAAGAGATGTATAACCTACTGCAACACTACCACTACCTGACAATGGAGCTCCGTTGGATGGGAATATTGTCGAACCTAATGCAGCAAATTCATCCCCGTCACTGTATGAAAAACTGCCAGTAAACTCAGGATTTCTTAATTTACCTAAACTGTAGTTACCTGCTTGAGTAAGGGTTGGAAATCTTTTAGGTCTTTGAACTTCATTATCAAATAAGGGTAATTTATAAGTTTTAACTTTACCTCCGGCGTCCGGTCGACCGGCTTCAGCAGTTATATCATTACTTAACTTAATTAAGTTAGCATCATTTCCTAAATTAAGTTCTCCCACCACTGTAGCAGAAACAATTTTATTTTCAGTAGTTAAAAATCTAGCAGTAGAACCAGGGTTAGTAGCACCTCCAAAATGCGTATTAGAAAGACCAAACTTACCATTTATTAAAGTTATATTATTATCACCTCTTAAAGATATACCTGTAAGGTCATATATATCTCTATATGGATATAAATACCATGCTGTATTATAATTAGCAGAGTTTGTATTTCTATCATTAACGTACCTATATTTGGTTCTTATTGCTTCATTAGTTGCGTTATCTAATGCATCACTATAATGCAAATTAGCATCGGGTCTAAAAAATTCTTCTTGATAAAATAAACTCTGTGACGGAAATCTTAATGATCCTCTATACTCAGGAGTATCTTCTAACATAACTCCTGATAATGTTTGATATTCATCTAAAGGATTAGAAAGAGATGATACTGTAGTCCATACTGTATGTATGCTATTAGCTCTTGATTCTTCATAAGGAGCTGCACTTATATCAATAACATAACTTTTTGTACTAGTATAAAGACCTTCTATATCAGTTCTATTTGTAGAGAAAGTTATTGTATAAGTATCGTTTGCTGATAAATCATTGATAGGAACAGTCATTCGCCTGCTTGTTTGTGATAAGTTTGCTTGCTCTAAAGTATCAAAAGATTTAAAATTTGTTTCAATATTAAAGTTATCACCAACATTAAAATTTACAAAATCTCCTAATAATCTTCCATTCTCATGTATTGCAGATATTTCAATAGTAAAAGAAGTCGTATCGAAACTTCCGGTAAATCCAGTCGTATCTGTAGATAAATTTACCTGTAAATTACTAAAGTCGTAAGAAGTTAATACAACTGATTGGGTCTCTATATCACTATTATAATTAAAAAACTTTCTATCAAAAGTTAACTCTCCCACATCATTAATAGTATCGTTAAAATTAATACTTTTTTGTATAAACGTGTTATTAATAAAATATAAACTATCAAAAAGATAATCTGTAGATGTAATAAATCTATATTTACTATAAAATTCTAATAAAGGGTAATCTATAAATTTTCTTGCGTTAATAAAATCTAATTGATTCCCATTTGCCCCTAATTCATCTCCAGTTGCAACATAATTATTATCTATACTCAAAAAATTAAAAGTAAAGTCAGGTACAGTTAAAGATGGAGTTCCGATTTTAAGTGGAATTGAGCTACCTAATAAAATTTTATTTCTTTGTTGAGAGTTATATAAATTCCTAGCCCTCTTTAAGTCGTTAAATGTTGGAGGGTTACTCATTTTATGAAAGACCTGTTATAATACCATCTGTAATAACCATTGATTTATCACCTGCGTTACTTGATATTGTAACTGTTCCTGTAAAACCATTACCTGCATGTATGGAGCATGTTGCGCTTAATTTATTAACGAATGTTGTACAATCACCACACCCTTTTATACCAGTTCCTATTATAAAAGAATTATTACCAGATAAACCATTATTTAATCCTCCTAAAATACCACCGTTACTTCCGGATAAAATAGAATTACTACTTCCTCCAACGATAATATTTCTTTCTCCTGAAGTTATATTATTACCTAGACCTGTACCTATAAAACTACAACTTGAGCTTAAAACTTGATTAAACGACCCGGCACCAATAAATGAATCACCTGACCGTCTTATGATATTAATCATCCCTGAGCCAATAACTGTTCCAGTATTATCACAACTAAAATTTGTACCAGCTAAAATAATATTGCAACTAGATGCAATATTAGATTGTAAAATGGAAGCACTATCCCCTCCTAATATTATATTATTTTTATTACCTGGAGTGTTTATAGTATTAGAAAGACCCCCCAATAAAGATCCACAACCAGCACATATTTTATTATTTTGCCCATTTAAAATTGTAGAAAATTTATTGTTATTATTACAACCTGCTATTAAATGACATCTTCCGCCTATAATTGTACCATAACCAATACTTAAATTATTATTATCTAAGCCGTTTAATACGGTATTAAATATACTACTAGTAGCGGAATTATTACAGCCTTGTACAACAACACCAAAGCTACTTAAAGCTTTATTGTTACACCCCGCTAAAACTATAGCTTGGGTCCCATTAGTTTCTGAATTTTCTCCTCCTCCTGATATTGCTGAAACAGGAAGACGTTTAGTCGTACCACATTGATTAACAGGAATAACTTCTGAACCTGATAATTTATCAGCTTCAGTTAAATTTAATAATGAAACGATTGCCATAATTATATTTAGGGAACTATGATATAATTAACATATGTTAACTGAAGAAAATTTAATGGATGCAAGGTATCATATAATCCTCTTGCAAGAGAAGCAAGAAAAGATTTTTCAAGAGCTTTTAGATGAAATAAAAGATAAACATAAAGAAATGTTTCCGGATTTTGAAAATGAATTAGTAGATTTTTGCTATAATAATATATATTATTCTGCAAAAGATATAAATAAATTCATAACTGAATTATATTCTAAGGAAATACTCCTTGAAATTTAAAGGAACTACTATATAATATATGTATAAAGTTTATGAAAAGTAACAATAAAGTGTAATAAAAAAATGCATAATATAACAGAAAGAGATGCTCAAGTAGGATTGAGCCAAGCATGGCACGGTTTAACCGATGTCGTTGATGAAATCGACGTTAGTGATAACGTCTTGACTAAATGGGATGTAGAGCGTAAGCCTCTTACATACGTTGATGTAGATGGTAATGAACAAGAGACAGGATATGGGATCTTAGTTGGTTCAGATGATGATAAAATTATCGGACGTCCTATGACCCCTTCTTATAAAGCTATTAGTAATGAGAAGTTTTTAGATCTCGTTAGTGATGCTATGAATAAGCTACCTAAGGCTAAAATTGAATCTATTGGTTCAGTTTGTAATCGAGGTAAAGTATTCGTAACTGTAAGCTTGGATGGTAAGAGCAATTATAAAGTAGGTGATAGAGAGTTTAAAGACTATCTTAACTTTGGAAATGCTCATGATCAATCTTCTAAGCTCTGGATCAATAATACCAATACATGTACCGTATGTGATAATACGTTTACATATAACTTAAATGATAAGTCAGCCATGGTTGGTAGTGCTGTTCATAGAGGTGATATTGAACTTAAACTTGCTGATCTATCTAATGTAGTGGATGACTTCTTAGGTACTCAAGCAGACTTCCGTCAGAAGTTTAATAGCCTTCTTAAGAAGAAGATTTCTGATAAGAAAGCCCAGTCATTATTTACTGGATTCTTAATGCGTAATAATCCTAAAGAAGGACTTAGTACACGCTGTTTAAATACAGTAGATAGCTTGAATACTTTGTTTAAGCGAGGTGCCGGTAACCGAGGTGAGAACTACGCAGATGCATTCTCAGCAGTAACTGACTATTATACGCATAATAGTACCCGTGGTAAAGGTAAGAATCGTCTTAACCAATACGTATCATCTGAGTTTGGTTTAGGTCGTATGAATAAGCAAAGTTTCTGGACTGTTATTAATAACGACGATCTTGCTAATCGTACTATAGAGAGAGGTACTAAACTTCTTTCTTTGGTAAATCAGTAACCTATTGAAATAAATATAATTATGCAATTCAAAGAAGTAAGTCAAGGATATACTTTCGTTCAAGAAGAAGGTGAAATGATTCATGCATACGATACAGTTGGGGATATTTCTGGTATACAGCCAGTATTTATTAGTCAGGTAAGTGTCGATAATCAAAAAGATTTTGAGGTAGAAATATCTTACATCTTAATGGATCACCTTGTAGTGGGTAGCTGATAACTTTAAATCGAGGGTCTCGTGAAAGCGAGACCCTTTTTCTTTCTTATTATGAAAATAACAGAACACATGACAACATCAATATTATTGAAATTAAAACTAATTAAAAAACAACTCGAAAATAACGAAAAAGAAGAAGCTCTTTCCGGAGTTAATTCTATCTTAGATAACATAGATAGATTTGAAAGCAATGGACCCGATAGTAAAAGCAAAACTAAATAAGTTTTTTATTAAAAATTTTTCTAAAGTATATGACTCTACCCCAGAACTAAAATCCGGGGGTAACGATTACTATTACACAACCAACAAGAGTAGCAATATTATATGTTTAATTCCCTTAGGTAAAATATAAATAAATATATGCCTAATAGTTACAGTTTCAATAGTTATGGAGATGTACAAGTATTATTTTCTATAACTAATAACCTTGATGATGTAAAGAAAGATTCTGTAAAACCATTTTCTTTTATCGAGTTTATAGATAATTCTAGACAAACTCAGAAAGATAACAACACTATAAATTTATATAAAATTTATTTACAAAATTGGAATCAACTTAATAATAAATCTAATATTGAAAGCAGTAATATTGTTAAAGAACAATTTATAAATCTTTTTAAAGAAATAACATTAAAGTTCACATCTCCAGAAGAAAAAAGATATTTACAAAATATAGATTTTTCAAATGAAGAAAATATTTCTATTGCTGTACCTTTTTTCTCTAGCAAAATTAAAGAAATAATTTTATATTATCAAGAAAGACGTAAAACTCATACAAAAGATTTAAAAGAAATTAAATCAAAAGGTAATAAGACTAACGTGTCGAATTATATTAAAAGTAAATTACTTGATTTTTTTGAAAATAATGAGAGTGAAGATGTTGAAACAGTAGCGCAAAAATTATCTTCTATACAAAAGTTTGTTGAAGTAGATATAGAAGATAGTTACGATATATACAATGACTATTTTGATATAGACCCATCTAAGCCACCTGATTTTTATGCTGGAAGTGATACATTTACATTACCAAATATTAAATTTTTAGAAGAAATACCAAAGACTACTACAACTACAACTACTACACCAGAACCTTTACCTGTAATTGATCCATTACCTCCAGTATTAGATTTTAAGTCTATTAGTATTACTAACGACGTAGTTGTAATTGCAGGTCAAGAAAACCTTCCCCCAGTCATAACTGAAGCAACTGAAGTGAATATATTCTTTGATTCATCTGGCTCAATGAATTCTACATTAGCTCCTTTACAGACTATGAGAGATACTATACTAGATGCTGCCTTAATGCCATTCTATAATAATAATAGAGCTCTTTATGAAGAAAAAGTTAACGTAATTGTAGATCCTTCTGAGCGGACCTTTTTAATGTTAGCTACTGCTAATACAAATCCTGCTGCTGATGTATTAAATATTGTATTCCAAGATGAATCAACTCCATACGGGAATGAGTCGAGTTATTTAACCCCTACATCAACTTATTTATCTGATATAGTTGGAGCCAGATCTAATCTTATTAATAGAACTAATAATAGATATGTTGTATTTCAAGTCGAAACCGACCCCTCTGGTTACTCACCGGCATTTGCGGCATTCTTAGCAGCAGTAGAAAATGGTACTGGTAGTTATGCTGGTAGTAATGGTTTAAGTCTAACCCCTTATAAAGAAAGAGTAAAATTTGCATTCAGTATTACTCCAGCATCAACACCGATCTATTATGCTAACTTAATAGTTGGTGAAATGCAAAACTTTAATTTTGATATACCAGATCTACCGAATTTTATAATTGGACCTATTAACGATGTTGAAGTAAATGCAAGTATTGCAATAGGGCTTAATTTAAGTCAAAGTAATAATATTGAACTTAACGAGGCAGGTACAATATTTAAATTAATTGAAAATGAAAATGATGTAACTGTTATCCAATCGACTAGTATAGGTATTAAAGAAATATCCAACAATAATAATATAAATGTTAACCAATCAACTACTTTCGGTGTTAATGAAATATCCAATACAAATGGTATTAGTGTGTATTCATCAATTGATTCTACAAAACTTATATCCAATATAAATGGTATTAGTGTGTATTCATCAATTGATCTAGTAAATAACATATCCAATTCAAATAGTATTGGTGTTAATCAATCAATTGATCAAGTAAATAACATAGCTAATACAAATAGTATTAGTGTTAATCAATCAATTGATCAAGTAAATAACATATCCAATTCAAATAGTATTGGTGTAAATTCATCAATTGATAATCTAGTAAATAACATAGCTAATTCAAATAGTATTAGTGTTAATGCTGCTGCTTAAAAATAAATAAAAAATTTTTATTGTATTACTTTTAAAGATTATTAAATAATTATATGTTCGAACTATTTTCAGAAGGCTATAGAGCTTTAATTAGAAACAATACAACCTCTCTTTCATCTGGTTTAAGCGCTGTTTTCTTAACTGATACAGCATCTAGCCCTACTAGTGAAAGTAATGCAAATATGACTTATGTTAGAGCTAATACTGCTTCTAATTTACAGTTTACCTTTACTGATTTAGGATATGAAGATTCTGTATCAACTAGCGGAAGTACGAGTTATATATATTTAACATCTTCCGGATTAACAGTACCAGCTGGTACAGGCATTACTGCTAATACATTTGCTAATGATGTGGATCAATACGGTCATATAATTAGCGAGGTTGATGACTTAGTATATGGTTATTTCAGAGCTTCAGATACTTCTAAAACGTTTATGAATGCAGGTTTAACATTTACTTGGACTACCAACCGGATAGGTCAATTAAGTATTGGTGATGAAAATTTATCAGGCTATGATGCATTTTATAAGACCGGTGTTGAATTAGATCTTTTAAATAAGGCTCGTATTGCGTTAGTAAGAAACGTAGCAGGTTCAAATTCAAGTACTTTTCATGATACTATTGATGAAATGGTAAATCTAGGTCAAATAGGATCAGGTACAGTACCAGGTGCAGGTGATAATAGTAGAGCTACAATAACAATGCTTACTTCCGGACACCAATTATCAGGTCTTAACTTTGGTTCTGGCACTAGTAAGTTTTTAACTGCTGGTGAAATGGTTATACCAGCTGCTGGAACGCATACAAATGTAGTAATAATGCTTTATTCAGAATTAGGAGCTTTAAATGATGGTGGAGCTAATGCAATTCCATTGGCAATGTTCACTGATGATTTTAGCTTTACATTCTCAGAAAATGCGTTTGTGAAACCAACCACTAGTGGTATTATTGGATTTAGTTAAAAATTAATTAGGAACATCGATATAATAAAGATGTGCCGAAGTTAAGTCAGGATCCAAAAAGAAAAAAATTTATCAAAAGTGATGAATATGATGTATGGAAATGTTTAGATTATAAGACGTTTTATATGACTGTTCGATTGCAGTCGACTGAAATGGATAAGAAACATAATCGAGACCCTAATAAGTTTACATTGTATATGAGTTCCTCTGAAATATTTTCAGATATTGATACAGCTGAGGAAGCTATGAAAAAAGGTTACAAAAGAGCTGATGAATTATTTGAAATGAGGTTGAAATCTAAACCTTATAAGTTATAATATAATTATGAAAGAGTATAAAGAAGGAGAATATATTACATATAATGTAAGATACCCAGGTAGTGAACCTATGGTTGCTTCTGGTAACGTCGTAAAGATGGTTAATGAAAATGGTAAAAAGCAATACTTAGTTGCTGAAGGTAACGGTGGTCAGAATATGACTTATGTGAATCCGGAAGATATTGTAACTTTAATAAACGGGTAGTTATGAGTAAAAGAGCAAAACCTGGAGTAGATTTAAGAGCTCCTAACCCTACCCATACAAAACGAATGGGGCGTTCTTATGGACCATTAGTATATAACGAGCATGTCGGTCATAAGGTAACACAAAAGATCGACAAAGCTATTAAAAATAATAGAAAGGATAAAGTTAATTAATTAGCTGCAATATAATTTGATACTGCAGTTTGAAGACTAGCATTAGTCCATTCAGCAGGATTATCATAATTATCACCGCTAAGTTCATCTAAATCAATTTGACCAATATTGTCTATAAAAACTGATACTCTCTTTTCACCAGGTATATCCACTATACGGCGAATTTCAATATCACCAGCAGCAAGTGAAACTGTTTGGGCTGGTTGAGTTGTTACTGTTTTTGACGATGATAAAGTTACTTTTAAGCTCATAGAAATATTTAATCAAAATGAAAGAAAAAATTAAAAGAAAAATAATATTATTATTGATACCTACAATAGTAGTAGCAGGAATAATTAATGTTACCTATGGAATCTTTTTTGGAGTCCTTACTAATGTATTAATCAATGCATTTTGGAATAGTAAATTATTTCCCCCCAAGAAAAAAGAAGTAAAATCTGAAAGAGAGTTAATAGTTGAATGTGTATCTCCTCCTAATTTATAGGCCGGAGTGGTGGAATAGGTAGACACTGCAGACTTAAAATCTGTTGCTCGTAAGAGCGTGCTGGTTCGAGTCCGGCCTTCGGTACCATATTAAATATTATTATGAAAAGATCATTTAATAGCAAACAAAGTAATGAACTTACAACAACTGATAAGATTGTAATTGCAATATTTTCCATTCAAATTATAGCAGCAGGTATTTTATTCTTTTTGTTGATATAATATGTTATTTACATAAATTATTATATGGATAAGAAAACTAAAACTGTAATAGAATATTTACTTCAGTCTGAAGACTATGTACGTTATGATGTAACTAAGCATAATAAATTACATTTTAATATTAGTCGTCTAATTAAAGATGAGATTAGAACTCACAAATGGATTGAATCCGGAAAAGGAAGAGATATAAGTTGGGAGTATGCAGTAGCTGAATGGATGGATGAACACTATGATGAATTTATTAATATGTTAATACCGAGGAGTCGTATTATAAAATATCTAAAAAAGTATACTAAAAACTCTCTTGAATTCATTAAGTTTATAACTATTCCTTAATTATAAAACGTTAATGGATAATGATTACAGACTAAATTACTATTTAGGAAGAGCTAATAAGAAATTTTATATTAAGATACCTCATTCAAAAAAATTCTGTTCTGGTCGAGAGTTTAATGCCACTGTTAAAAATTTAAGTGATCGTACCCTTACGATCAGTCCTTCTAGTTTTTCAGCTTTTGGCATATGTTACAAAATTGATTTATTAGAAATATATAAATTTCTCCCACAGAGATATCATAATCAACCGGTCGTGTATGTTCCCGGTGATGTAAGTTTCAAATTAGAACAACAAAGTTTAACTAAATCGCGATTGAAAACCGATAAATTAGGGACACTATTAAAAGTTGAAAAAGATAGGCATTATGAACTAAAAGATACATACCTTACTAATAATACATTACCTACAATTGAAGCAATCAAGTCCATGGATTGTAAGTTTAAAAGTAAAAAAAGTAGTGTTGTATTTAGAGGTGCGATTACACCTTATAGTCCAAAACTTATTTGGGTTATTAATGGGCTTCGAGGTTATAAACCTAGAGGTAAAGCTCGTAGATTAGATCTAATTAAAAAGTATATTAACAACCCGCGGTATAATATAGCAGGTAGTATTTGTCATGATAGTAATTATAATATACCCAATGCTGATCAATACATAAAGAACCATATGACAATTAAAGAGATGTTAACATATAGATATGTTATTAGTGTTGAAGGTAACGATGTTGCAAGTAATTTAAAGTGGCTTATGTTAAGCAATTCTGTCGTAATGATGCCAACACCTACAACAGTTTCTTGGTTTATGGAAGATCACTTAAAACCATATGTACATTTTATACCTTTAAAAAATAATTTTTCAGATTTAAATAAACAATTTGAATGGTGTGAAAAAAATCTAGATCAATGCGAACAAATAGCGCGAGAGTCTACTCTTTATGCGATGAAGTTTTATGATTATAAAAACGAAAATAAATTAAATAGAAAGGTATTACAAACTTATATAAACAATTGCGAAGTAGCTCAGCGGTAGAGCAGGTGACTGTTAATCACTTGGTCGCTGGTTCGATCCCAGCCTTCGCAGCCA